AGTGGATCGGGGTTTCGGAAACCCCGATCCACTTTAGCATATTGATTATTGCCTGAAGGCAAAGCTGTTCCCACAGTCTCCCGCTGTGCGCGCATCATTTCCCCGACGCGCCTTTCGGCCCGCAACCGAATCTCGAAAGCGTCTGCCTCCATCTGCTTATTGTTGGCCTGCCGGGCATACGCCTTCATTGCTGCAGCAGCATTGAGGATCTCTTTCGCTTCGTCCACGGACTTCGCTTCAGCAACCGCGCGACAAGCAGCGTCGTATTTGGTTAGTTCAGTCACGAAAACATTCCCTGCAGGTTAGACTTTGTTGAGATCTACAAATTCGTCCGCCATCTCATGGAACATGTCAGGTGCATAGGCAAGGCCGCGTGGATGAAGTATGGTGAACTTGTTGCAATCAAAATAAACCATTCCACCAGGATCAACACCTTTTGTATGTTCCCCAGGATTGTCTTTATGTTCGTGGTGAATCCCCAATAGCGTGATGGAACCAATAAGTGCAACACTACGTACACCAGCTTTACGCAAAGCCATATAGACAGGATCATCATATCGGGGGTCCTGTTCCCAGCGCAAATTTATATCGTTTTCATACACCATGATCAAGAGCGGGCGCCCGGTTCTCTCGGAAACCTTGCAGTAATTGTCAAAAAGGCGCCTTCCAAAGCCATGCTGAAATGTGTTTGTTATGCGGTGGCGCGTAGCTTGCGACTTCCATTTATGTTCCACATACCCGTGGAAATCTGCCACACCATTTGTACCATTGCTAATGCAGTGTAATTCAAAGTCCGGCAAAACACTATTATCGCCTTCCGGCCCCAGCAATTTAGGAGCACCGCCATTTTCAATATCAGTAAGCGGCGTTGCATAAGTTGAATAAACCTTGTTGTTACGAAGCAGGAACAAACTTTACTGCTCTTTTTGCTTTCCGAAGCTAAGTGTCTGTTCAAAATTCATCTGAAAGCCTCCTACGCAAGACACAGAAGCGATAGATGCACGAATCTTGTCGATTTAGGGGTGTGGCAAGTTGTCACTCCACACCCCACCCACTTTGTGGCGAGTGCGCCCAATAGAGCAAATCAGAGGCTGCATTACAACGGGTTAACGGTAGCGCGGTAGTCCGAAAGGAACGCCGAAGACCTGCTGAACTGTGTCAAACTAGCGGAACCCGTGCCCAAAAGTTGTCAAAAGCGCTGAACTGTGGCGGACTGGCGGCAAGGCGTTAACTGCGGCGAAAGAATGGACGATTGCGGCTTAATGGCGGAAAACCTGCGGTTTTTGGTTACAGGATACCGTTTGGCACCGATCGGGCGCGCAAGTCTTGGCACGGTTGGCACCCTTGGCACTGGTCGCCCCTGAAGCCGTACACACTTTTTTTGACAGACACCTAGTTGCCATATTCTTGAAAAATTCAGTGGTATGCTGTTACCAGTAAGGGAGAGAAGATGAACGGATGTTCATAATCGTAGAACAACCTAAGAAAACCAGTGCCAAGGGTGCCACCCGTGCCAAGCCCGTTTTTTTCGGTGCCAAGCCCGAAAAACTCCCACAAAATTGCCACAAAATTTCGGGGGCTTTGCTCAATCCGGTGCCATCGGTGCCGGGCAAAAAATCAATTTTTATTCAAGGATTTGACAACAAATCCCGTTGTGTTTTACATGGTCGCGGGGATGTGTGCGCGCAGGGGGCCAATGGTGGCTGACTCGTTTGTGGTCATGATCAAGCGGAAACGAGCGTATGAACTTTTGTGTGCAGACGGTATGACGTGCTACAGACCACTCACGCGGAAACGTGTTGTATCCCGTGGGCGCCGCACCTATGTTACGAACTACTTGCTCGGATGGTACTTGCTTGTTGAGATGGTCCAAGACTGGGTGGAACAGTTTCACCGCATAATCCGCACTCCGGGGATTATCGGCATCCTCATGTGCGACGAACGGCCAATGGTGGCCCGAGAAAGTGAAGTGCAGCGGTTGCGAGCAAGCGAAAAACATGGGTTCGTTCCCCTACCCACGAAAATGAGGTTCCATCCCGGACAGTCCGTGTTAGTAAATGACGGTCCGTTTCGGGAGTTGCGGGCGAAATATATAACGGCCAAAGGCGAGTCCGATTCAGTCGAATTGGACTTCTTTGGGAGTATGCGAATAATTACGCTGCCTCCGGGACAACTGCAGGCCGCGTAGTCACGTCTGAGTTAACCGTGATCGGATCACGAACCGCCTGCCTATAGCAATGCCGTGTGATGGCTGGTTCTGAGGCTTGGTTCCCGGTACGGTTGCCGCATGTCAGCGGAACGGGAGAATTTTGAACTCACGGAACATATGTAGAACATGCCTGGTAATCCAAACCCGAGTCCTGCGACACGTTTTCAGGTGGGTAATCAAATGGCTAAGTTGGGTGCTGGTCCACGCAGAGAAGAATCTCTTTGGTATCCAACGCCTAAAAAGCGCATTACATCGCGTATCCTCAATGAACTCGATATGGAGGTTGACGATAGCGGGCGCACGAAGGCGCACCGGATCGCTGCCAAGGTTGTCGAGATGGCGGAGAACGGCAACCTTGAAGCCATCAAGTTTGTCACAGAGCGTGTGGAAGGCCGTATCACACAAGCGGTAGAGATTTCGGGCCGGGGTGGTGGCCCGATTGGCATTACCGCGGAGACCGCGGCCGTTGACGCTGTAGCAGCCTATGCGCAACTAGTTTCGAGCGAAGCTGGTTTCGAGGATGAAGACGAACCGCTGACGATTGAGGGACAGGCGACGGAAACGGAACCTGTCACCGTTCCTGTGCCCACGAACGGGGATGAACCGTGACTGTAGTTTCCGCGTATTTTTCCCGTCACGGCGACCCTGGGGAAAAGGAAGACAAAGCAGCCATTCGGATTTTCGAATGGCATGGCGGACGGCACGTTAGTTCCGGCACGGTTGTTTCTGGTCCGGCTAAGGGAGAGCGGGACATTCAATATGATGTGCCCGAGGATCGGGCAGAACAATGCCGGCAGGTGCTAAAGAAAGCAGGGTTCCGGTTAGAACCGACTTCCGCGGAGAGTATCCCTGTCTCGGATACAGAAGCGCCCGATGTGGTTGCTGGGCGGAATGAAATCACGTCGGCGATACAGCGCGCAATGATTTCGCATATTGAGGAACAGTTCAAGTGGCTATGTGTGGCACTCACACAGCCAGAAAACAAAGGTGTCGAGGAGAAGTGCTGGGACATCTTTTGGAATGACTGCAACACCGCAATCACGGCATATAACCGTGTTATCGCGACGTGGGGAACTATTCCATATAAGGGAGAGGCAGGGTTAAGCCAGCCTAGCGCGTGAGTGCTGGATGCTTCCAAAGAGCCGTGGCCGCCGCGGGACTATCTTGCTGTCATAGACGAACGCACAGAGCGTCTTAAGAAGCTACGGCGTACCCCGGAACTGTGGACAGGTGCGAAAGAGTATTACCGCACAAGGCACCTGCAGTTTGCTTCGCATTGGGCCATGACGTGGGACCAGCGTAATGCTGGGACTAGCTCGCCTGTGCTTATGCCGTTTACGCCGTTCAAGCGTCAACGCGATCTGCTCAACTTCATTTACGCGTGTTTGCGTGGCGGGGAATCCGGGCTTATTGAGAAATGCCGGGACATGGGCGCCACGTGGTGTTGCGCGATCGCTTCCGCGCATCTGTGGTGCTTTTGGCCGGGTGCCAGTATCGGGTGGGGTTCACAAGAGGCGAATCTAGTCGATAAGCTTGGTGATCCGGATTCGATCCTCGAAAAGATAAGGATCGTGCTCCGCCATCTCCCCCGGGAACTGCTCCCCGTTGGTTTCAGTATGAAAGAACATGCGCTGCACATGCGCATTATCAATCCTGAAACCGGAGCAACCATTATCGGTGACGCAGGCGACAATATCGGCCGCGGCGGGCGTTCGCTTATCTACTTCAAGGACGAAGCAGCACACTACCAACATCCGGAGATGATCGAAGCGGCGTTGATGACCAACGCACGAACGCAGATTGATATTAGTTCTGTCAACGGTATCGGCAACGTGTTCCATCGCAAGCGGGAGAATGGCGAGGAATGGATTCCGGGCCGGCCCGTAGTAAAGGGGCGGACTAATGTCCTGGTGATGGATTGGCGGGACCACCCGGGCAAGACGCAGGAATGGTACTACACACTCCGCGCCAAATACGAAGGCGATGGACTCCTGCATAAGTTTGCACAGGAAGTTGACCGGGACTATTCGGCCGCGGTTGTTGGTACGGTTATCCCGGGCGATTGGGTACGCGCCGCGATCGACGCGCACATCAAGCTGAAATTGAAGTGTGACGGCGGGTGGTGTGCAGCACTCGACATCGCGGACGGCGGTTCCGACACCAATGCGCTTTCAATCCGCAAGGGAATTTTGCTCCGCGAATTGGACGAATGGGGTGCGCGGGACACCGGAGAGACAGCACGGAAGGCAGTAGAGACCTGCCGGGATAAGGTGCCGTGTCGCCTGCAATATGACGCAGTCGGCATGGGTTCAAGCATAAAGGCCGAAACCAACAGACTGCGGGATGACTATCTGTTGCCCAAGGGACTTGTGCTTGTCCCGTGGAATGCCGGCGCCGCGCCGTTGCATCCGGATCGAAGGATGATTCCGAATGATCCACAGTCCCTTAAGAACGGCGATTTCTACGGGAACCTTAAAGCGCAAGCGTGGTGGATGCTGCGGCACCGGTTTGAGATGACTTACCGGGCGGTGAACGATCCGGATTTTACGTGGGATGAAGATGACTTGATTTCGCTCCCGAGTGGCTTGCCGCTGATTTGGAAGCTGGTCAAGGAACTAAGTCAGCCGACGATGGCTAAGAATTCCCGGCTTAAGCTGATGATCGATAAGACACCACAGGGCACGAAGTCGCCGAATTTGGCGGACAGCCTCGTTATGTGTTATTGGCCGGTGACCACGGGTATTACAGCGATCAGCGATGAAGTGATGAAGCGTGCGACGCGCACACCACTCTCGCAACAGAGACGTTGGTAAGGGGAGTAATCACGTTGGCATTTAATGCGGCTATTGTCACTGCAGTTCAAACACGGCTTTCAACTTATGGCACTGGATCGAAATTGCTCCAATACGTGGAAGCAGTGGATGTGCTTGAAGCAGTGGTGGTGAACAATTCTGGTACGATCACAGTTGGTGGAGTAGGGCTGACTAATCAGCAGTATCAACAGCTATATGAGATGCTTGTTTAACAGTAATGCTTGCTCCCAATCCGAAGAAAGATTCTTGGTGGAAGCGTGTACGCGATGCAGCCTTTGAAAGGGCGCGCCGCATGTTCCGTCGTGCGCAGATTGCAACGGACAGCTTTGCTAATGGGTTTACAAAGGAGACAGCAGAGCAGCAAGCAGTTAGAGTGACAGAAGCCGCGCTTTTACGTGCACGAAGCGGCGGCAACAAGTCCCGGACAAATCCCTTTGCGCTTCCTGAGTTTCCGCCTGCAGCGCGTCCACCAAAGGGCGCACAAATGGCCATGGACGATGGTTTTTCGTGGGCCAGTGGGGAGTGGAACAGAGGTTCGGCATTCTCCGCGATCTTTGCGGAAGGGTTGGCGTTCCCCGGCTATACAGCATTAGCGGAACAGGCACAGCGTGCCGAGTTTCGGCGGTTTGCCGAAATCCTTGCTACAGAGATGACGCGCAAGTGGATACGCTTGCAGTCGGTCGGGGACAGGGACAAGTCCGATAAGATAAAACAAATTGTTGACGCCCTGGACAATCTTCGTGCGCGCGACGCGTTTCGACGTTGTATCGAATTAGATGAATTGTTCGGCCGCGCACATCTCTACATTGACACCGGAGCCACTGAGGATCGCGACGAATTAAAAACGTCAATAGGCAATGGTCGGGATAACGTCAGTAGGACAAAAGTCGGCAAAGGTTCGTTGCGGGTTCTGCGTCCGGTGGAACCTGTCTGGGTCTATCCGACATCCTACAATGCTGATGATCCACTATCCGACAATTGGTATGAACCTGAAACATGGTTTGTAATGGGCAAGGAGGTTCACGCCTCGCGCCTCTTGAAGTTTGTCGGTCGGGAAGTCCCAGATCTGCTCAAACCCGCGTATTCGTTCGGCGGGTTGTCCATGACGCAGATGTCAAAGCCGTATGTTGATAATTGGCTACGGACCCGGCAATCGGTCGCGGACCTGATTCATGCGTTCTCCGTGTTTGTCCTCAAGACAGACTTGGGAACGTCATTGGAAGACGGCGGCGATTTGCTCTTCAAACGTGTCGATTTGTTCAACGTCATGCGCGACAACCGCGGCATGATGGTTGTCAATAAGGAGACCGAAGAACTAAGCAATGTGTCAGCGCCGCTGGGAGGGCTAGAACAACTCCAAGCGCAGACGCAGGAACATCTCGCGTCTGTCAGTGGGATACCGATTGTCAAGCTTCTAGGCATTCAACCAACGGGTCTGAATGCCAGTGATGAAGGCGGCATTCGGATGTTCTATGACTGGGTTGCTGCGTCGCAAGAAAAGCGCATGCGCGCGCAACTCACGACGGTTATTGATTTCGTGATGATTTCCTTGTGGGGGGAAGTCGATAACGAAATTACGTTTGTGTTTGAGCCGCTGTGGGCATTGGACGAAAAGGCCGAAGCAGATAAGCGGGAGGTAGAAGCACGTACAGATGTGTCCCTGATTGATTCAGGGGTACTTACTCCCGAGGAAGTCCGTAAGAAGGTGGCAGCGGACCCGGATTCGCCTTATGCGTCGATTGACGTTGAAGATGTTCCGGACCTGCGAGAAGAGGAAGAGGCGGGACTTGATCCGCGGGCGGGCAAAGGTGCCAGGACCGGGCGTCCGCCGCATCCACAGCCTTCTAATGAGCAGGGGGAGGCATTTGCGGCGCCCGGGGGACGTGAGGATCACGAAGACCACGAACCCGAGGAAGAAGAGGAAGAAGAAGATTCTGCCATTCAGGAAAGCTTGCTTGGAGGCAGTGGCAAGGTTGATCCGGGTCCGTGGCAAAAGCGCATTGCCGCACGTAATGCCCGACACCTTCGCAGGGAAGGCGACTTCTATGACCGGGCTGATGTACGCTCAGAGCAAGGTCGCGACTATCTAAAGCGGCGGATCGGTGCCAAGGGTGCCATTGGTGCCGACGATAAATGGTCAGAAGCACTGCTTGGCACTGGTGGCATTGATATTTCAACCCATGACAAGAGTCCGGATGAAGACAGAGACCCGCCGTTTGCCCGGGATGCTCGCAAATTTGAGGAATCCAAACACAAGCGGGATAAGTCGGGAAAGTTTGCGAAGAAGGAAGGTGGTGGCGGAAGTGGTGTTGAGGCTGTTAAAAGCAAATCGCCTGCAAAGATTTCGGGCAATCCCCGTGTTTCCGGAACTGAAAGTGAGCGGACACGTCTGCGAGGGTTGATTCAGCAAGAAAGGGATTCGCAAGTAGCGCCGGACGAACCAAAGACCGCGCCCGCAAAGGATTCCGCTGTGGACGAACGAACCGTGTTTGTAGTCGTGCGCCACGGTGCAACGAAAATGAATGACGATACTGACACGTCGGTGGATCGTATTCGAGCATGGCTTGATGTACCCTTGACGAGCGAAGGCCGCGATCAGGCTGAGGAAACAGCGGAAGAACTGCAGGATTATGATCTGGTTGCGCTGTACAGTTCCGATTTAATACGCGCGGCGGAGACAGCGGTTATGATCGGTGAGGAATTAGAACTCACACCGATCATAACGAAGACCCTGCGTCCGTGGAACTTGGGCAGATTTACCGGGCAGACGACAAAAGAGGCTTTGCCGGAAATCGCCGAATATGTTCGTGAGAGACCAACAGAAAATGTTCCAGAAGGTGAATCATTCCTTGACTTCAAGACGCGGTTCTTTGGCGGGCTCGCAGATATCGCGGAAGAACACCCAGGGGAAGTCGTGGGTGTTGTCACGCATCATAGGGGCGAACGGCTTATTGCTTCGTGGGTAAAGGCAGGGCAGCCAGCGGACCATGAACTTGATTTGAAAACCTTCCTCCAAAAAGGCGACGCGCCGGGCAAGGTGCGCATTCTCAAGACAACAGCGGCACTGTTGCGTGGCAACACGGAACAGGTTGCTGGCAGCGATCCGGACGAATAAAGGGGATTTAGATGGCAGGACGATTTGGCCGAATGGCTGCTGATGCGGCAGTTTCCCGCGAGGAAATCGACAAGATTTATCAGGAACAGGGATACGAAGCGGCCAAACGTGCCGCCAAGGAAGCCGGAATCCTTTGGTATGCGTCTGCCGGAGCACGGCGCAAACCTGCCAAGGACAAACGAAGAATGGCAACTGATCCGCCTGTGTCAGAAGCACAGCGCCGCGCCATGTTCGCCGCGAAAAGTGGGCATTCAAATTTGGGCATTCCAAAGAGTGTTGGCGAGGAATTTGCGTCCGCGGACCCGGGCGGCAAACTGCCCAAAAAGAAGAAGTCCAAATAATTGGGAGTTGCTGCGATGGCAGGACGTTACGGCGGAAGATCTTCAAATCTTGCAGGTGCCCGGGACTATTTACAGCGCCAACGCGTAATGACATCGGACTTTAAGTTCAATGTTGATTATGCGGAATTGCCCAAGACGACGCGCAAACTTGTAGGAGATGCCAGCGCAAGTGCTGGACTTGATCTGCGATACGATACGATTGAGAAAGATCCTTGGTTGGTTGTCGTTTGGCCGCAGGGCACAGAGAAGCGGTTCGCGACCAAGCAAGAGGCATTCGATTACATCAAGCAATTGGACGCGTCCGAATTTTGGAACCCGGGGAGAGGCGCGGCACGGGATAGGGACCGCGTCCGGTGAGTGCACAGGCTCTTGAAGAGTTTTCCCGGGGAATAGATGCTGCTGAGGCAGTCGTTGCGCCACACCCACACGGTTTGCAACGGGATACGCTTATGATGAAACTCTCAGAAGCGCGTGCGTTGGCGGAACAGTTCTTCACGGCCAGTTTTGAACCTCCTACAAGCGGCATGATGGGACGCATGTCATGAGTGAAGAAGTCGAAATGGTTGGCGTGTTGTCCCGGTGTCCACGCAAATTTCGCTTGATGCTCATGAGCGATCGCAGGTTCTTTGAGATTTCCCCGGGAACAAACCACATTCCCCAGGATTTTTTGGAAGCGTGGGCAGAAGTGAACTGGGACTCGGAAATCATGGACTTGCTCGCATGGCCCGGGAAGCCCGCGACAAGGCGTGCGGGAGCACATGAGCGGGGAGCAGTGGCATAGATGCCGCCGCGGAATCCGAAAAAGAAAAAAGAAAAGGTGTTGCGTCCGATATTCCCGAATGCAGGATTGGAGGCAGCATATCGAAAGCGACTTTATGCTTTGATAGACGAGATGCAGAACAGCGTTTTGTATTGGATCAAGGCAGCATGGCGCGCCAATGAACCAGAAATGGCCGCTGCAGTGGCTGAACTTGCAGAGGATGAATTACCCGTCGTGGCGATAGCGCGCGCCCTGCGCAAGCTTACACAGCGTTGGAGACGGAAATTCACGGATCTTTCCAAGTTTCTCGGCAATTGGTTTGTGCAGTCAGCATCCGATCGATCTGATGCGGCGCTTCGTGCTGCATTGAAGCGCGGCGGTATGAGTGTTGAATTCAAGATGACGCCTGCACAGCGGGATGTCATCGCGGCTGCTACAGAAGAAAGTGTGTCGCTCATAAAATCAATTCCCGAAAGATATCTGACAGATGTTGAAGGATTGGTTATGCGAAGTGCTGCAGCCGGGCGGGACTTGGGCACACTTACCAAGGAAATTCGCGGACGTTACGGGGTAACGAAGCGGCGTGCGGCGCTGATTGCGCGTGATCAGAACAACAAAGTACACGCACAGTTACAACGCGCCCGACAAATAGAATTAGGAATTAAAGAAGCAGTTTGGATGCATTCGAGTGCTGGTAAAAAGCCGCGTTGGCAGCATGTCAAAATGAACGGACAGCGGTATAACGTGGTTGAGGGTATGTGGGACCCGGTTGAGAAGAAAAAAATTTTCCCCGGACAGCTTATAAATTGTCGGTGCACTGGAAGATCTGTTGTTCCAGGATTCACCTAGATATATCGCCAAATTACGATAAGTCAAGCAATGAGGTTGCCCTATGAACAACGACATCGCACCCAAAATTATCTCCCTAGTCCCCGGGCGTACCGACGCAGAACTTGCAGACGACTTCAAGAGGCGCCTTGTTGATGCACATGAACCGTTGCTCGCATTGCTTGATGAAATGCGGGAGGCTGGTTTTGAAGCAAATATCATGACGGCACCGGGACCGCTGGGAAAATACGTCATCGCACAGCTAACGTTGTTTAAGAAGTACTGAGGACAGAAATGGTAAGCGTAAAAACATCTGCGGAACACACGTCGCGTATAGCAACAGCCCAGGCGTCTGCTACTGCTAAAGGGATTGTAGAGACAGCCGCTGTGCTCCTGGTTGGCACGAGAACATCAACTAATTCGCCGTTCATGCGGCAATTTCCAAATCAGGCAGCGCTGACCAATTGGTTGACGACGGGTGACGCTGCAGACATTGAAGTTGTGCGCGTCGAATCGATCACAAAGTTTACCGGATAGGGGAGTTGTTATATGGCTACCAACGTACTTGACGCAGTCATGGGCGGCAAAGGCAAAATCTCTATTTTGTCGCAGTTGTCCGGAACGGCTGATCCAGGTCCGACGCAGGATTCCTCGCAAGGAATGGTGGTCGGATCGGTTTGGTTCAATGCTACGGCAGGCGCACTGCGTTGGTGGGAATGTTATGGTAACACGCAGGGTTCCGCGACGTGGATTTATGGCGGTGCGGATTACCTCAATGGCGGGTCTAACCCGAATACAGAGGTAACGCAATTCGGCAACGGTTCAGCATTAATTGCTGCAGAAGGCAACGTGAACCGTCAGATTTTCGCTACAGGTACGGTGTGTGGCGGCACCGGTGCTGATTACGTGTTGGCGGTATATGCGCTGCCTGCCAATTCATTCGACGCTACCGGGCGCGGGATTACGATCACAGCACAGGGTTCATTGGGTTCTACGGCGAACAACAAGCGTGTGAAGATCATCTTCAATCCGTCAACTGTAACTGTGGGCGGAACACTTGGAGGCGGGACCACTGTTGCCGATACGGGAACGGTTACGACTGGTGGAAGTGGCTGGTCTGTTCAAGCCAATGTCTTCAAGTATGGTGCACTCGGGTCTAACACTCAGATCGGTATTCATCAGCAGGCACAGGTAGGAAACCTAGTTACGCCGTTGCTGGTGCCAACGTTAATCACGGCTGTGGAGAATGCTGCAATCACCATTGCAATTACAGGCAACGCAACAACGTTAGCCAATGACATTACATTGAACTTCGTTGAAGTAAATGCAATGAACTGATGAATTATTCATGGCTCAAATGCTTGGAATGGCGTTGTCACCAAACAGCGCCATCCCCCTGGGGAAGCGTCGGCAGAGCGCACAAGATAAACTTGTACATGCTGCGGGCGTCTTGTTGACGACACCCGATGATAAAGTCCTTTTTGTAAAGCGCAGCGCAATAGGTGATCATCCGGGGGAGTGGAGCATCCCCGGGGGTAAGGTGGAACTCGGGGAAACGCCTCTTGCAGCCGTTATACGGGAGTTGCGAGAGGAAACGGGTTTTGTTTTGAAAGAACGCGAGAGACTGCCAGAAGAGATTGACCACAGCGCCAATCCCGAAGGCATTGATTATCGCACATACCGTGTCAGCATTCGCCGTGCTTGTACTCCCAAGTTGAATGAAGAACACACAAGCTATATGTGGGCGCCAGTTGATGCACCACCTTCCCCGTTACACCCGGGATTAGCTAAGACATTATCTAAGATTGCGTTGGATGAAATGGCCGCAAACACAGCTTCTAAGAGACAGCTTCGCGATACTATCAAATATCCACCGGAGCCGTTGTTGGGCGGGAATCACCGTGCGATTAATGAATCGTTTTCCCGTGGTGGTGTTCGTGGCGCACTTAAGGAGTCTTCCAAGGCACGGCGGTTCAACACAACGACAATGGATGCTTTTTATAGCAGGAAGTTGGGTGCCGCAGACGACTGGAAGGAATCGGACTATTTCCCTGCTACGGGGATGTTAGGACAGGGCGACACGGACAAAGAACCGGAACCCGCGAAACCTTCCTCGGAGGAAGTGCAGGAATCTGTTGCTGATGTGGGCAAGGACACAGCCAAACTTTCGCATGAAGCCGTGGATTTCCGCCCTGCAAAAGGCCGCGATCGCTGCGGCACGTGCAAGGCTTTTCGCGGTGAGAATGAATGCGAAAAAGTGGTGGCGCCGCTTGATGCCAATGATTGGTGTGCGGTGGGTGTGAGCAAGGTTGACGGGCACAGATACGATAAGCGGGGAGAGGCGATAGAAGCTAGGTTAGCTGGGGATGATAGGCTGGCCTTTGATCGTGCGTCGGTCCGGGAAAAAACGCAAGACGGACATTTGATTGTAGAGATAACCAATATCAGCAAAGCAAACATTTGTCCTTATATTGGCAGAGAAATCCCAGGATATGAGCAGTTGAAGTTAAACCCAAACCAAGTTTATCAACTTCTTCGTGATCCTGTGGAATTGAAAAAGGCCGCAGACACCTTCAATAATCTTCCGCTGTTGAGCAAACATGTTCCTGTGTTTGCGGAAGATTATGCAGAAACTTCCAAACAATTTGTTGTCGGGACAACAGGCTCCGATGCGGTGTTTCAGGCGCCGTATCTTCGCAACAGTCTTCGTGTGTGGGATGGCGACGCTATATCTCGCATAGAAGCCGGAGAGCAGAAAGAAATCTCGTGTGGCTATCACTATGATCCAGACATGACGCCAGGCACACACGAGGGACAGAGGTATGATGGCGTTATGCGAAACATCCATGGAAATCACGTCGCCCTAGTGAAAGAAGGTAGGGCAGGTGCTGACGTAGCAGTTGGCGAATAAAGGAGAACGTTCTGATGAAGAACAAGTATAGTTTGACGCGTCAGGGCGCAATTGCTGTGTGCGCCACGGCTGCGTTTTTGCGCCCGCGACTGGCACAAGATGCCAGTTTGAATTTGCTACCTGTGTTCGCCGATATTACAGCAAAGAATTTCGGCTCAAAAAAGGGTGACATTCTTCGGCGTATTGATCGTGCTTGCCGCGGCAAGATTGCGATTGATACTACACTTGGGGAAGTCGCGGAATTTCTCGACATGTTGGACGCGCACGGCGATCCACTTAACGAGAATGACGAAATGCCCGAAGAAATGGAAAAGCCTGTCAAGGATATCGGCGAAAAGTTTGCCGAGCCGGATGTGATGGACGCTGATCCGATGTCGGCTGTTGAGGGTTTCCTAAAGGATAAGCTATCTGAAGCTGATTTGCACCACGTATTGCGGATGCTCAGCGGTGCCGAAGAAGAGGAAGAAGAAGAGGAAGAAGAAGAGGAAATGGCTCCCGATCATGCTGAGGGAGAGGCACAACTAGAGAAGCTGGGCGCTGCGGATATCACAGAACCTTATCATGAGAAGGAATGGCGCCGCGGTTCCATGGGGAAGCAGGCAACGGATCAGCCGATGAAGTTTCGAGGTTCGCCGCGTACCGGTGGAAAGATGGCCGGGGATACTGTTACCCGCGAAGAGATGGAAGCCGCGCTTCGCGCTTCTACTGAGACCGTCCGACGCAATGAGCGGGATATTCGTGAGGCAGAGCGCTTTGTCCAGCCTTGGGTTGGGCAGTTGAATATGTCGTTTGACTCTGCGGAGCAAGTCTATCGGCAGGCACTCAAGATGCGTGGTGTACGCAATATCGACAAGGTGCATCCCAGCGCGTTGCCGCATCTCTTGAATATGCAGCCGAAGCCCGGTGCGAAACGGGATTCGCGTGCAGCAATGGTCGCGGCCGATTCTGGCGGTAGCGAATCCAGTAACTTCATGAAGCGGTTTCCGGATGCCGCGCGTATTCGTCTTACGTAATAGGAGGCTAGAAAAATGCCTTTTCCCAATCAAGTCTATGTTCAGCCGGCGATTGCTGTTGCAGGTGATTTCTGTGACGCAAATCCCCGGGCAACCTTGCAGGCTGGTGCAGGTGGTCTTGTAGCAGGTCCGGCAGGTGTCACCGTTGGTCGTTTTGCGTGGGTGAATAATACGCAAATCGACACCGAAGGTGCGCCCGCATCTGTGTCAAACAATGGTACAGGCGTTCCCAGCGGATTTGTCCATCGGGAACAGCAGGGACTTATCACGCAGTATCTGCAAGAATACAGCATGCTGGTTCCTGCGGGATTCCCGGTCACGTTGTTTATCTCGGGTGGGTTTTTCGTCCGGAATGCCGGTGCAACAACCGCGACTCCGGGCATGTTCGCGTTTGCCAATTATGCGGATGGTTCCGTGGTTTTTGGTGCCGGTACGCAAACAGCAGCAGACGCAGGATCAGGCACGCTTAATGCGGCAACTGTTACTGGCAGTATCGGGCCGCAGACTGTGACATTCAATGGTTCGATTACCGGAGCCGTCCTGACTGTTACGGGAACCGTGAGTGGTGGCAGTATCGTTGTCGGCGGCACGCTCTCAGGCGGCACAGGCGTTGCCACGGGCACGTCTATTGTTTCCCAGTTGACGGGAACAGTGGGTGGTGTTGGCACGTATGCTGTGAGCATCGCAGAGCAGTCCGTTGCCAGTGCGCTGCTAACAGAGTCCTACGGGTTGCTAACAGCGGCAACTGTAACAGGCACCATAGGTGTCGGGGATACGTTAACAGGAACTGCATCTGGCATGGTTCCAGCCATTATCACGGCACTTGGTACCGGGTCCGGTGGTGCAGGAACGTACATCTTGAACGCAACGCAAACTATTGCGTTGAATTCAACGATCACTGCGGCGACCAACGTTCAGACGAAATACATTGCTGTGTCAACAGGTGCAACCGGCGAACTCGTAAAGATTACGAGTTGGATCTACGGTTAAGGCAAGGGAGAATAAAAATGAATTTGCAAGAAGCCCAGGCCGCGTTCGCCGCGGACGCTGCCCATCTCGCAGCGATGGGCGTTTCCCTTCCGGATGTCATAACCTACATGCCGGAGGAATTCAAGCGGAACTACGATTTGGCGATTGACGCGTTGCCTGTTTTGGCAACGCAGTCAAACTCTGCCGTTCCGCAATTCCTCACGACCATGATTGATCCTGCCGTGTTTAAGATCCTGTTTGCTCCCAACCGGGCAGCGGTGATCTTCGGTGAGGTTCGGAAGGGAACGTGGCTTGACGAAACTGCCATGTTCCCCACGATCGAACATACCGGTGAAGTGTCGTCTTATGGCGACTTTGCCGAAAATGGCCGCGCTAACGTCAACACCAACTGGCCCCAGCGTCAGTCGTACCTATTCCAGACCATCAAGGAATATGGCGATCGCGAACTGGAACGCGCGGGTTTGGCGCGCATCAATTGGGTTAGCGAAATTGACCAGGGCGCGGCGACAGTGCTCAACAAGTTCTCCAACCTGACATATTTCTTTGGCGTCGGCGGATTGCAGAACTATGGTCTGTTGAACGATCCTGCGCTGAATTCGAGCATTACGCCTGCCACCAAGGCAGCAGGCGGCACGCGTTGGTTTACCGCGGGCGGTAGCATCAATGCCACTGCCAACGAAGTGTTTGCAGACATTCAGGCTATCTTTTATCAGTTGATCAACCAAACCCAGGGATTGGTTGAAGCCGATACGAAGCTGGTTCTTGCGATGTCGCCACAGTCCGAAGTCGCATTGACTTTCACGAACACGTTCAATGTGAACGTGTTTGATCTGTTGAAGAAGAACTTCCCGAATATCAGATTCGAGACAGCGGTTCAGTACGGAACCACTTCTACATCGAACCCACAGGGACAGTCTGCCGGAAACCTTGTCCAGTTGATCGCGGAAGAAATTGAGGGACAGATTACTGGTTACTGTGCATATAACGAAAAGATGCACGCACAGCCTATCGTGCGCCATCTGTCCAGTTTCCGCCAGAAGGTTCTTGCGGGGACTTGGGGTGCTGTGATCCGACAGCCGTTCGCTATTGCCAGCATGATTGGCGTGTAACAAGTATTATATAGGAGTACAAGCATGGCAATAACTCCGCGGCCTTTGGGACGGGGCGCAGACAATGAACCGACGGTGCGGCCTACGCCGAATTCCGGGGCCAGTGGTGTTGCCGGGGAGGATGTGCGGCTTACGACGCGCAGTGCATCGGGAACCGTCGTAGTGGCTTGCAAACTGCCACAGGGTGTTATTTTACAGCTTTGTCAGGCAGAGAAGACGCACGAACCCGTCATGGGCGGCGGACAGCGTGATGTCATGGTCTACCGCAAGGTTGGCAAGAAATACACGATCCGCGGCACATCGGTAGCGTTCGGGCAGATTCCGCAGTTTCTACTGGTTGGCCGTTATGCACTCACGTCGGGCATTCCCGAGGATTTCTGGGAACAGTGGCGAGAACAGAACAAGGACTCGGATATCGTTGAACGCGAATTGATTTTCGCGCACCGATCAATGGAAGACGTTGAAGCACATTGTCGCTCCAATGAATCTTTGTTGACTGGTTTGGAACCTCTCGACACGTCACGATTGCCGCGCGGCATCCAGCCTGCGGAGAGCAGGGCATAAAGCCATGGGCGTCACGATTGCGTTTGATTACACAGGGTGGATTGCCCGATATCCGGAGTTTTCTACGACGGTGCTGGCGCCAACTGCGACGATGCTTTTCAACGAAGCGACGATCTATCACAGGAACGACGGCACTGGACCTGTATCAAGTGTACAGGCTCAAACCGTGTTCTTGTGGCAAGTCGTGGCGCACTTGGCAAAACTGTATTTCGGTACGAATACCGAACCCGTATCCAGTATCGTTGGACGCATTTCCAATGCGTCTGAAGGATCGGTTTCGGTTTCTACCGAAAACAGTTATCCCCCGGGAACGCCGCAGTGGTGGCAGCAAACCAAGTATGGTTCGGCATATTGGGCAGCCGCGGCACCTTATCGCACCATGCGATATCTCCGCGGACCGCGGCGCCCGGTGAGTCCTTGGTATCCATATGTTGGTTGAAGGGGCTTTACTACGTTGCCCAAAACATGCGACGGTTCGGGTGTGTTGGCGCGGTAGTCTCCCCAGGTACTTCTCCAGGTGCGTGCCACGTAATTTCACCCGCCGTTATGTGGCACACGGGTTGAGATAACCGCGCCAACACACTTGGTTCTTAATAATGGAGTGGTGTATTATGAGTGCAGCCAATTCCTCGCAGCGAAAATATCTGCCCACACTGTCCGATCTTGTGGACAGGTTGACGATTGTTCAGCAAAAGGCAATTTTCATTCACGAGCGTAAGGACGAATACTACGCTGAGATGAAACTTATTATGCATGACATTGATTTGATCCTGTCAAATTTGGATCGAAAGATCAGTGCGCGCGAGGTACATGCAATTATCGTCATCATGCTATCGAACCGGGAAATTTGGTTGAATGAATCAAAAGCCCGGGAAGGCAGCGATGCACAAGACAAATTGTTGAAGTTCAGCCACTCCATCAATGGCGTCCGAAACACAGCGAAGAATGTCTTGGCTGAAATCGACGGCGGACGTCACGATTACAAAATTGACGCGCTTGCGGAAAGTCTGGTCCCAGAATTTGGGAACTGGGATGTGTGGAATAGCAAGCATTAACCGATGATCACTTCTCACACTGCCGAATCTCTGCAAGAGTTTGAACGACTGGTTGCTGCGGATTTTGATGCAGGAATGATCCGGGCGCCCGTTCACTTGGCTGGGGGAAACGAGAAACAGTTAATCAATATATTCGACAATATCCACGAAGAAGACTGGGTATTGACACAATGGCGTTCACATTATCACTGCTTGCTTAAGGGTGTTCCCCCGGAACTCCTGCGAGATGACATCTTGTCCGGACGCTCCATCACGCTGTGTTATCCGGATTACCGCATCCTATCATCTGCGATCGTTGGTGGCGTGCTTCCGATCGCTGTTGGCTTGGCATTGTCGCTACAGCGCGAAAGACAACCCGGATATGTTTGGGTTTTTGTTGGCGACATGACTGCACGCACAGGCATGTTTCATGAATGCCTGCGTTATGTGGAGGGACACGAATTGCCCGTTAATTTTGTCATCGAAGACAACGGGAAGTCTGTGTGTACTGACACAGATCAGGTATGGGGAAAACCGGATTTTTCCAACAGGTTTTCGCCGCATGTCATGCGATATGATTATGTGCTGCCGTGGCCACACTCGGGCGCGGGAAAGCGGGTACAGTTCTAAAACGGGGTGTTGTCCTTGCGTAATGAAGAACCACACAAGATTCCTGAAGAACCGGGAACCGTTGTAATTAACGCCAAACAGATCAATAAATTTGAAGAGTTGTTAGCTTCGGGCGGTAAGGAAGCTGTTTACAACGCGATTTTGATCAGTATGGCAGACGGCATATGACTGATTACGCAACAGAACTATGCCGGGCAATGAGGATGCTTGCAGAACATCCTAAGTCTGTGTTCATCGGGCAAGCCGTCGCTGTGCCAGGAACCGCAATGTTTCAAACATTGCAGGATGTTCCGAAGGAAAAACGGATAGAGTTTCCCGTTGCAGAGGATATGCAGATGGGAGTTGCCATTGGGTTGGCACTCCGCGGCGCGCTGCCTGTGTGCATTTATCCGAGATGGAATTTCCTTCTATTGGCAATGAGCCAACTTGTACACCACTTGGATAAACTCCCCATTTATTCGTGTGGTGGGTACAAACCGAAGGTTATCATCAGGACATCTGTTGCAACAGATGATCCGATGAATCCGGGAGTGCAGCACTTAGGTGATTTCACTGACCAAGTCCGGAAAATGCTGTACACCGTGCATGTATGCAAACTGCATACGGCGGAAGGTGTGTTCGTTCAATATGAACAAGCACTGAAGAGTGAAGTATCAACGATCCTTGTAGAAATGGCGGAGAAGTTTGCGTGAAAGAGTGGTTTTTTCCAACAGCGTATTCGGCCTGGGATGATGCAGAACACGGCGCGATTGATCGCGTGCGCACATCGGGCAGGTTCACGCTGGGCGAGGAAGTCGCTGCATTCGAACGGGAGTTTGCGGCATGGCATTTGAAGCGTCATGCTATCATGGTGAATTCCGGTTCATCGGCTAATTTGATCGCAGTTGCTGCGATGTTCCACCGGAGCGAAAGGCCGCTGCATCCGGGTGATAAGGTGGTTGTCCCCGCGCTTGCGTGGGCGACAACTTATGCGCCTTTGGTACAGCACGGACTTGAGTTGGTTGTTGCAGATTGTAATGACCAGTGGAACGTGGGCCAATACCACGGGGAACCCGCGATCAGCCTTCAAGTCGTGTGCTCTGTCTTGGGGAATCCTGCCCACTTTTGGGGAGAAGCGCCCTGGCCCATCATTGAAGACAACTGTGAATCCATCGGTGCAGTTGATCTGAAAGGCAGACTCTGTGGAACACGGGGTCTGATGAATACATTCTCGCTGTTTTGGTCACATCAACTGTCCGCTATTGAAGGCGGTGTGATCCTTACCAATGATGATGAGTGCGCCCGGCTGTGTCGGATGCTGCGTTCGCATGGCTGGACACGGGATGTACAGAAACCGCAGGCTTTTTCGCAGGAATATGATTTCCGGCTGATGGGTTACAATGTTCGTCCAACGGAAATCCATGCGGCGGTCGCCCGGGAACAGCTTAAAAAGCTGCCAAAGTTTATTGAACAGCGCCGGCAGAACTTGGCACTCTTTCAAAACATGGCGGAAGATTTGCCGGTGAAATTTCCGGTCTCGAATGGAACACAGAGTCCGTTCGGGATTCAATTCGAAGTACGAAGTCCGTACATTCGCGATACCTTGGTTAAGAAATTCCGCGAAGCTGGCATTGATTGTCGGTTGCCGACTGGTGGCAGTCTGCATAAGCATCATTACGGGAACGCCTGGGCAAAATACCCCACACCACGCGCGGATCAAATCCACGATATGGGTTTGTTCCTTGGGAACGGTCCGCTTGATCTGTCAGAACAGATTGAGAAGGCAATTGACGTGATGAGGGATGTGCTATGAGGATTCTTGTTACCGGGGGAGCAGGCTACTTAGGTAGCGTCCTTGTCGGAAAACTGCTCTCGGAAGGACACTACGTTGACGTTCTTGATGACTTTTCCTGGGGCGTACCAAGCCTAGCGGCACACTGTGCCAACGAACGCCTTCAAATCCACCGGGGAGACGTGCGGGATACGCGTTTGCTGCGTGCCGTATTAAGTGACGCAGACGTGATCATGCCTCTTGCTGCCTTGGTTGGCGCGCCGCTGTGCGACACACAGTCCGCAGCCGCTTGGGGTGTCAATGTGGAGGCTATCGAAAGCTTGGCACATTTTGCACCGACGCAGCCTATCATTATCCCGATATCCAACAGCGGTTATGGCATTGGCGGAGATGGCGAGTGCACAGAAGATTCCCCGCTGCGTCCGGTGAGTGTCTATGGTCAGACAAAAGTTGAAGCCGAAAGAATCATTATGAACCGTGGCAATGCCGTAAGTCTGCGGCTTGCGACGTTGTTCGGCATAAGCCCGCGAATGCGCACGGATCTCCTTGTCAATGACTTTGTTTTGCGCGCGGTTCGTGATCAGGCGATTACGCTTTTCGAGGCAGGGTTCCGCAGGAACTTTATACATGTCCGGGATGCGGCATGTGCGTTCGTGCATGTTTTGAAGAACTGGGACACAATGCGCGGGCAGATATACAATGTGGGTTTGTCGGATGCAAACCTAACGAAACTACAGCTATGTGAGCGGATCGCGGCGCACACACCGTTTTCATGGGCAGAGATTGCAGGGAAGGAAGATCCGGACAAGCGCGACTACATCGTGTCCAATACCAAGATTGAGGCAACCGGCTGGAGTCCCAAATATTCGCTTGATCACGGCATTCTTGAGCTGATCAAGGGATATCGGATGTTCAAGCAGCATGAACACGGAAATATTTAGTCTGGACCCGCATCTAGTTATCGTCAACCCTAACGCACGGGCTACGTGTTATGGCGTAGTCGCAGATGATGCGGCGGCTGAGCCGCCACTATGGGCAAGGTTGATAGCCGGCTATGTGCGGGACCGCGGATTTACTGTAAAGATCGTTGATGCTGAGGCAGAAAATCTAACGCCATCAAAAGTGGCGTTAGATCTTTTCATGGGGGATACGCGCCTTGTCTGCTTGTGCGCGTATGGGCACCAGCCTTCCGCTTCTACGCAGCAAATGGAAGCTGTTTACGATACGGCGCGCCAAATCAAATCCGTGTGTGCAGCGAAAGTCCTTGTAGTAGGTGGACACGTTTCGGCGCTGCCTAATCAAACCATGCGCGAATGTGAGCACGTTGACTATGTGTGCGTCGGGGAGGGTCCGGAGACTGTTTGTAGACTTCTATCCGGTAGCGCGTTGGAAGATGTTCCGGGACTGGTTTGGCGTGATGGTGCGCGCATTAGGATCAATGCCCGGGCGCCATTGATTGAAGATCTGTCCAAACTGCACGGTGATGTGTGGGAACTTCTTCCAATGAAGAAGTATCGTGCGCACGGGTGGCAGTGTCTGGATGATCAAACCGGGCGCAAGCCATATGCAAGCATTTACACGTCGCTGGGTTGTCCCTATTCGTGTTCGTTCTGTTGCATCAATGCGCCATTCGGCGTGCGACGATATCGCATGCGCAATCCGGCAGATGTCGTTAAGGAAATAGAGTTTCTTTATTCCCAATACGGTGTGCGAACGTTCAAGATCATTGATGAAATGTTCGTTCTCAATGAACGGCATTACAGTGAGATTTGCGAACGGATTATCGAAACAATTCCGAATGCTGGGACTGATTTGAATATTTGGGCATATGCCCGAGTGGATACAGTCCGGGCAGGAACACTGCCACTTCTTCGGAAGGCGGGTATCAAGTGGCTGGCTCTAGGCATTGAGTCGGCAGATCCGACTGTCAGGGATGGTGCAGAAAAGCGTTTACGGACAAACGATATCAAGGACATTGTAGGCAGGATACAAGCCGCGGGAATCAACGTCATTGCAAACTACATCTTCGGACTTCCACAGGATGACGCAGAATCCATGCAACTGACGTTGGATATGGCGCTTGCTATCGGATCGGATTGGGCGAATTTCTACTGTGCGACCGCATATCCCGGATCGCCGCTGTATGATGAGGCTGTGAGCACAGGCCAGCCGCTTCCGGATCGGTGGGGGAACTATGCACAGCATGCTGAGGACTTTCAGCCTCTGCCAACAGACAAGTTGAATCCCACGGATATCCTTCAATTCCGAGACGCGGCACACCAAGCATATTTTTCATCCGAAAAACAGATTGAATTGCTCACATACAAATTCGGACCCGCCGCGGCGGCGTATGCCAAGGCTCAATCAACGCCGTTACCGCGGCGCCTTTTCCGCCAAGCGGCAGAGTAGTCCCCATGTCTGTGTTCGACGATATCGCCAATGATAAAAGATTTCTCCCCTATTGGGGTTGGCACGATGATCATAGGTCACAGGACAGGACATCCGAATATCGTCCTGCGATTCAACAGAACCGGACAGAGTTCCACGAATTCGCACGTGTCCTTTCAGACAAGGGCTTGAATAAGTCGTGCTTGCAGCTAGGGCTGGGCATTCCCGGTGCACTTCACAACGTGTTTCAAGCGATGTTCAAAGAAGTCTGGACTGTAGATAATTCCGCAGCAACGGTGGACCAGTTCCTTAGTCGCGTTGGACCACAAAACATCATAGTCGGAAATACCCACAGTGTTGAGACATACAACACTGTCATAGAGCAAATCGGCGGTAAGGGAATCTATGGATCATTGGATCTGTTGTTTATTGATGCGGGACATACTTTTGATGATGTGTCTGTGGACTTCCATGATTACGGACAGTTAGTGCGATCAGGTGGTATTATTGCAATGCATGATGCACTTAAGCGGCCGACATATGATGACGAAATACAGGTGTGGAAATTCGTCGATATGCTCAATACGCGGGGCCATGGTGTGCAGATGATCGGGGATGAGTTGGGAATTGCTTGGATTGTTCGATAATGACACCCAATTATCTCATAGCCGAAGCAACTGACAGCGATTACGTTCTCGTGTCTTCCTATGGTCTGGGAGACACCTACATCGTGGCGTCTTTATGTGACGCCTTTCGGCGCAAATACTGCACAGACGGGCGTAAGCTATTCCTGGTGGTCAAGGAATCCCACCGTGATCTTGCGAAGCTGTTTGCTGGTGGTTGGAATCGTTTGGCAGATATCCCCGATTCCGACATCAATTCTCTAACACATGCTGCGGCTGGTCGTGGAGTTCAGATTCTTCGGCCCGGTGTCCCCGTCTTTGTCCACCCGTCTGTTGCCACAGTGCGCCCAGATCACTGCGTGGCGCACCATTTCATGTCGGACGTGGCAATGTACGCCCTTATCATGGGACTGCATCCAGCGACCGTCCCAACGCTCCCTCGGGCAGATTTAGAAGCTGCGGCAGAAGCAAAGCAGATCGCAGCGGACTTGGGCGTCGTGGAGGGTAAGACAGTCCTCTTGATACCGCATGCCAATTCGTGGCTGAACACTCCAACGTCGTTTTGGCATGAATTGGCCGCGCGGCTGCAGGTGAGCGGGCGGGTTGTCCTGTGGAATGATCCGACAAAAATCCCATTGCGTTGTGTGGCGCCGTTGGCCGCATTGGCAGGGTGGGTTATCGGCGCCAACTGTGGATTAATGCAGACTATCGTTTGTGGGCAGGTGCCTTGCCGAAAAACGATTGTGACACAATCGTTAGAGGGTTCCGGGCATACGCTACCTATTTCGTCAACGTTCCCCTATCGGATGACTCGAAAGATTGACGGGAACACATACGATATTGAGGAATTTTTGACGAAAAGCAACAATCACAGCCAAGTGCTGGAAATGATTGTAAACGGTCGAAATGCACACGGTCCGGAACCGACTTATGCACCTTTGACACGGCTGGAGACTCAGAGCACGCCGGGCGACATCATTGACAGACTGACGATTTTGCGGGTGAAGGCAGCAAAATTGCCATCTAAGGCGCACCTTCTTTATCGTGAAACGGACGCGCTACAGGAAGTCCGCGACCACATCGTGGGCACATGGCCGAATGTCGCGGAACAAGAGAATGAACTTTTCAGGCTTAACCAACAGGCTTGGGATGCAAATGAAGTTTTGATCGACGCATTTGCAGCGGGGATTGATCCGGCAGAATGGTCCGAAACCTCGCGCACAAATGTGCTCCGATCATTTAGAACGGCGAATGATGCAAATCAATGCCGTATCAGAATAAAAAACAAAATAGAGGATATCTGCGGTGCTGGAAGCAAAGAACAAAAGTCCTACGATTAATACAGAAATCGTTGAGACTCTCCGACGCGATGGCGCTGTTGTGTTGCCTCAGCGGTTTGCTTTTGTGAATGAATTTATACAGCACTTATCGAACAAGCCTGTTTATCAGAATCATGTCCGTCAAGGAAGACCGGACCCGGTGCCAATTGGTAGTCATCCCTGGACAAGTTATGACATATGGGATGTCATATCTGCACCGGAATTCCTGGAGACAGCAATAAGTTTCATTCCTATAGCGGAAAGTTATCTTGAATCTCCTTCTGTGTTATATTCGTTTAATGCTTTCAATTGTGAGCCCAATCATCAGCCTAAGCGAGATATCCAGGATTGGCACAGAGACGCTGATGATGTGCGTTTCCTTGCTTTATTCATGTACTGCACGGACGTTGTGGATGAGAACGATGGACCACATCAATTTATCCGAGGAACACACCAAGGACGTCCGGACACTGGAGAGTGTGTGACCATATTGGGGCCGGCAGGGACGTTGTTCCTTTCGGATACGAGCAACATCCATCGTGGACTTATGCCAAAGAGAAAGCGCCGCACGATCGCGTGGGCGCGTTGGGGTGTCAGCGTTCCCCCAGCATCTTATGGATGGGACAAACTTAGCCCGTTGCCGCGTGCCGCGCTTGGTGATCGTTACCCGGATGATCCGAGAACGCGCGAGACAATTCGTTTTATTGCCGCATAGTGGTGAACCCGCACCATGCAGTTTCTGTTTAATCTCTTCAACCACAACGATCTGGGCAAGCGTTCTCTAGAAGATCCGATGGGTATCATCGGACATCAACTTCAAGCGCTCGGGCACAAAGTTGTGTTTATGCCCAAGAACGATCAGTTTCTTTGCAATGGCGCCGGTATAAATGTTATTATTGAGGGTTTTACACCAATCAGTGCGCAAATGATAAATGAGGCATATGCGCAAGGTGCCAGATTTATTTGTATCGCAACAGAAGAGCCGACACCGAAAGGGTTCAATCATGGGCGCGATCCTGAAATGGTGCGGAGACAAGCAACGTTCCCTGATGCAGCAAAATGCTTCAATGGGATATTCTATCTAGTCCCCGGATGTGGTGAATGGTATGGACAATTTGCGCCGGCTGCCTATGTGGAATTAGGATATGCGCCGACACTGGTGCGGGCTTTTGATTATACAGAACCGCTATTTGATTTTGGGTTCTTTGGATCACTTTCAACTCGCAGATTAAGAATACTTAAAAGACTTGCAAGATACTCAGGCTCTCCGAAAGCTGTGCGGATAGAGGCAACGTTTACCAGTCAGGTGGAACGTGACAGGATCATGCGAGAGGCAAAGGTTCTTGTCCAAATCAGGAAACACGAAGAAATGGGATTGGTTTCTTCGTCGCGCTGTAATACAGCGCTGTGTCTCGGGCGCCCGGTCATTGCTGAACCACATCTTTTATCTAAACCATGGGATGAGGTAATTAAGTTTTCAGAATCTTTAGAGGCGTTCTATCAAGACGCTCTTTTGGCTAAAGCAGCATGGCGCGGGGTTCACGCTTCCCAATTCGCAAGGTTCAAAGAAAAGTTTTCGCCCCAAGCGTGTATAGGGCATGCGCTGGAAATGATCGGAATTGAACCTGTGGAAAATAGGAAGGTTGCATGAGCGGCAGATATGGCAGATTGGCAATGGACGCTGTCAAGCCGCGGCGCGTTGCTCGGGACTTTGGCACGGCTTATCGGCTCCGTGATGGTGATAGTATGAAATGGGGGACTTGCGACATCCGCAGAAAGGGGGACCGCTATCATGTACATGATGGAGACCGGAGATTGAAGGGCTTTGACAACCTTGCCGAAGCAAAAGGATATGTGGAAGATCGTGCGCGTAGGGGCGACATAAGATAATCACCATGGACCCTGCACTTGTAAGTTTTTTGGACCACCTTGTAAGCGGCAGTCCCGCGTTAATTTTTGCCACCATGTGGTGGCTGGAAAGGAAAGATCGAATAGAAAAGGAAGCGCAGTTATACAAGGCGTTGGCTAGCGTAGAAGGTGTGAATACAGCATGGCTCAAGATTTTGAAATCCAACGGGTCGGCCATATGACCCTGGTGGACGTCTTTTTGACGTTCATGAGTAAACTGTATCGCCGGAGAGGCGGCAGACGTGACATTGATATGCGTGTTCAACACATTGAATATCAATCTCGGGAGATTTGCAGACACTTAGGTAATCTTGCGAAAAATTCTGATCTTTTTGATAAGTTGGCACAACATCAAAAAGCAAAAATTAACCGCACATAGGCATTCGTCATGAATCTTCATGGGATTGTTTCTGGCAATATTACCGCAGTCAATCCCATGATTAATATAACCGTTCGTATATCTACAGGGGCGGCAGCACCTGCCGCAGACGGCACACTAGTTCCGACATATGCGACACCATTTACTGCTATCGCACAAGTCCAGGAATTGACGACACGTGATCTGCGGCAATTAGAAGCCTTGAACATCCAAGGCTCCAGCCGTGTCATCTATCTCAACGGAGAAGTTGACGCTATTGTGCGACTTTCTCAAAAGGGTGGTGATCTTATCACGTTTCCTGATGGCACAATTTGGCTGACCACATCTGTCATGGAGTTGTGGCCCGATTGGGTGAAGATTTCTGTAACAGAACAACTGAGATAGGCAGATGGCACGGCTTAAAGGTGGTAGCAAGATCGTTGTCAGACTTGCCGACATAACCAAGAATATCAGAAATGGAAAGTTGCTGAAAGTCGGGTTTATGGAAAACGCGACGTATCCGGACGGAACATCCGTGCCGTTGGTTGCAGCGATGAATGAATTTGGCGTGCCGTCACGCAAACAGCCACCACGACCGTTCTTCCGCCGTATGATTGCCAAGCATGAAAATGAGTGGCCTGGGGCGATTGCGCGGCTTCTTTTAGCAAACAATTACAATGCCAAGCAGACTCTAGGACAAGCTGGTGACGCCATTGCAGGGCAACTCAGGCAATCGATAAACGATCTGGTGGAACCCGCACTTTCTCCCGTTACGATAGAGAAAAAGGGTTTTGATAAACCTTTGATTGATACGGCTGTCATGGTGAACAGCATCGCACACCAAGTTGACTGACACACCTTCTCAGGAGAGACAGAACATGGCCAAAATAGCCTGCAGATGGCCCGGTGGAATGGTGCTTGCTCTCCATCGTCCTAATGGGCGAGCGATTACTGTACAGCTATCTGGACCCGCTGGAGAGCCGACGTTGCTGCCACAGTCAGAGGCAGTCCGCACGCCATCACGGGACGTGGCAACAGCCACACATAAACGCGTAGTAGATACAGTATCCCGTCTCAAACAGACAGCAACGCAGGACTTCGCTGTACACGAATACGGTGTGACAGACATCTCGGATGCATTTTGGCAGGAGTGGTTTGCAGCAAACCAGACTTTCGACGTGATCACGCAACGCATGGTGTTTGAAGTCTGATGTTTAGCCAGCTTATGGCCCCGCTTGGCTACCAACAGTTGACAGGCACCACTGTCTTGGTTCCGACTGTGCCCACAGGCGCGACTGCAGTGCTTATTACGGTGGAAGGCTCCGGCGTCCGAATGCGGGATGACGGTACCGCACCAACAGCGCTTTCCGGACAGCCCCTGTTGCCAGCAAGCTCGGGGAATCTTCCATTGGAATATTCGGGCACAGTGAGCAATCTTCAATTCATTGCACAGGGTGCGACTTCGGTTACGGTGGATCTCTTGTTTTATCGCGGGGTTGGTTGAATGTTCTTACCGCAAAGATATGTCTCGTTGGGTTACCAACAGCTAACAGTATCGGGAACGGCACTTGCGTTGACAGTGCCCACAGGGGCAACGATCGCGCTCCTTACAGTGGAAAGTAATGCCGTTCGTTTTCGAGATGATGGCGTTGCGCCCACAGCGTCTGTGGGGTTCCCCCTTAGTGTCTCTGCAGGCGGTGTGTCATCTTTTGAATACAGTGGCAATCTTTCGCAAGTGCTGATCATATCTCAAACCGGATCAGCAACGGTGGACATTCTTTACTATCGCGTGGCGGGATGATCTGTGACGCTCCCCACGACGTCGCCAACACAGATTGACGTTTTATCGGCAGTCAGGAATTTTTTGATAAATGTCCTGCCTGTAAGTGTTGAAGTTATTCGTGGGCAACAAAACCGTGTTTCCGGTCCGCTAGGACCAGACTATGTTGTAATGACGCCAATTATGATGAAGCGTCTGGAAACTAACGTAAATCTTTACGCTGATTGTGCTTTTTCCGGTAGTATTTCTGGAACGACACTTAATGTCAGCAACATCCTTCACGGCACTATCAATGCAGGCAATCAATTGTTTGGAACGGGTCTCGCAACAGGAACCGTGACATATATAACAGGAACTATCAGCGGAACCGGCGGAACAGGTACATATTCCATCAGTGGTGCACTTGGTGTCATACCGTCACAGACGTTTGCTTGTGGTGTGTTTTTGGCTTTGCAGCCGACTGAGGAAACTATCCAGATAGACGTATATGGACCAAACAGCGCTGAAAATGCGCAGATTATTTCGACGCTGTTTCGTGATAACTACTCTTTTCAGTTTTTCTCTGGGTACGGCGCCACACCACAAGGATGGGCGCCCATCCCTATCGGCGGAACACTGGCTTTGCCCTATGACGGTGTAAAGCCGCTTTACGCGGATGATCCTCGCCAGATGTCGCAGGTGTTTGGCGAAATGCAATACGAACTACGATGGACGATTGATGCACATGTACAAGTGAATCAAGTTGTTGTCGCACCGCAGATGTTTGCGGGAACTTTGAAAATCAGTCCGCTGAGTGTGCAAGCAACGTATCCTCCATGACACAATATAGGTTGAGCACTTTGTTCAACGGGAGTCCCGAATGACTACAATCCCGGCATCTCAAATAGTGAACGTCATCCCCGGGGTTTTGGGGGCGACGGGCAATCAACTTAATGTAATTGGCCTGATTATTACGCAAAATACACGTGTGCCGATTGGTACAGTGGCGTCTTTTGCCACTGCCGCCAATGTCAGTACATATTTTGGTGCATCTGCACACGAAACACTGATGAGCAATGTGTATTTTACCGGATTCACTGGCGCATCCGGTGTGCCGCAGGCTTTGTTGTTTGCTCAAATGCCGGCATATCACGTGTCTGCTTATATGCGTGGCGGGAATATTTCGACACTGACGTTACCTGCTCTGCAGGGAATAAATGGTGCATTAAGTGTTGTTGTTGATGGTTCCGCGCGAACGGGCACGATAAACTTGTCATCTGCAACAAGTTTTTCAGCAGCAGCGACGCTGATTCAAACAACGCTTAACAACAATGCTGTGACTCTCGCAACTGTAACAGGCAGTATTGGACCACAAACAGCATCATTTGTCGGATCGATCCAGGGTAATGTGCTTACGGTTACACAAGTAATCGGTGGAACGATCATAGATGGCAGTGCAATGGGCACTCTTGGCGGTGTTGCAGCAGGCACGCTGATTGGAGAGCAACTTACTGTCACCACAGGATCAGCAGGTGGCGTTGGCACTTATGCCGTGTCCATAGCGCAGGCAGTAGTTAGCGGGACTTTATCCTCAACTTATGGACTACTAACTGTATCGTCGGTGCTCACTGGAACAATCTCTGTAGGGCAGGCTGTAACGGGAACCGTTACAGGATCAAGTCCACTGGCTAATACGGTTATCAAACAGCTTGGAACGGGCACAGGTACGGTTGGCACATACTATGTCACTAATTCTCAGACCATAGGCACCACTGTTGCGCTTACCATGCAAGCGCAGTCTGTCTCTGTAACCTATGACTCTGTGTCTGGCGGATTTGTAATAACTTCCGGCGTTATCGGGATAGAATCGACTGTTGCATATGCAACAGGACCAGCCGCAGCATTGTTGCTTTGGACAGCGGCAACAGGCGCCGTATTGTCTCAAGGAGCAGATGCGACGACTCCGGGCGCGTTCATGTCTTCTGTCACGGCGATTACCCAAAACTGGGCAACGTTCATGACGGCATTTGATCCGGATTTCGGCGTTCCAGGGGGAGCACAGAAGTTACTGTTTTCGCAATGGGTGGCACAAGCGCCGCAGAATCAGCAATATGCGTTCATTACGTGGGACACGGACCCGAGTCCGACTCTAACCGTTCCCGCAACGGGCAGCTATGGCTATGCCCTACAGCAAGGCAATTACACGGGAACGTGTCTTATATGGCAGCCAACCGACCAACTTTTAGAGTGTTTCATATCCGGCGCTGCAGCGTCCATAAACTTTAACCAGCTTAATGGCCGTATTACCTTTGCTTTCCGATCGCAGTCTGGATTGACAGCAAGTGTAACAAACGCGACTGTGGCACAGAACCTGATCGCTAACGGATATAACTTCTACGGTGCTTATGCCACTGCGGCACAGCAATTCGTGTTTTTCTATCCCGGATCGGTGTCGGGTCCGTTCAAGTGGTTGGATAGCTATATCAATCAGATTTGGCTGAATGCGCAATTCCAGTTGGCTCTTATGGAGTTGCTTGTTCAGGTGTACTCTGTACCGTACAATCCGAATGGATATGCGCTGATTGAAGCGGCTGCGGCCGGTGTCATCGCAGCCGGTTTGAATTTCGGTGCGTTCCGCACGGGTGTTACCCTGAGTACGCTTGAAATAGCGGAAGTCAATGCTGCTGCCGGATTGAATATCTCCAATACGCTAAATCAGCGTGGTTGGTATTTGCAAGTTACAGATCCTGGTGTGGCAGTGAGACAGGCGCGCGGGTCGCCGCTATGCACGTTTTGGTATATGGACGGACAGGCGGTTCAGCAGATCACGCTCAATTCTATTGATGTGCTTTAAGGAGAACACCACGTGGCAAGCATAACCGGTGCAAACGCGGTGTATACGTTGGCGATATCGCCACCCGCCGCGAGTCCGCAAATCTCAGCAACGCTGTTTGCAACACCCATACAGCTACAGGGGTTTGCGGCTGATGATTCGTTTTCAACGGAGCCGCTGGCATCTGTTGAAGTAATGATGGGTGTGGATGGTTTGCTGTCTGCAGGTTTTGTCTATGTTCCGGTGAGACAAACAATTGCTATTCAAGCAGACAGCACATCAAATGCGCTATTTGATGCGTGGTGGAACGCCATGCAGGTCACCAAGGATGTGTATTTTGCTCAGGGTGTGATCATCCTTACAGCGACACAGACTAAATATTCTCTTGTCAATGGCGCATTGACGCAATATCACCCATTGCCGGATGTCAAAAAGCTTTTGCAGCCGCGACGCTACGGCATTACTTGGCAAAGTGTTACGCCTGCTCCTGTTTTGTAAGGTGTGTTTATGCGGAAAACCAGTCTAGTTAGGATTACTGATGGCACTAAGGAGATAAACAGAGACTTCGGAAAAACATTCGTCATCAAGGAAATGCCGGCATCAGTTGCCGAACGCTGGGCAACGCGTGCACTGTTGGCATTGGCACGATCTGGCATAGATCTTCCGGAGAGCGCTATGGGCGGGGGATGGGCGGCGTTGGCTGTGGCAGGCTTCCAGGCACTCTCACACGCTAATTTCAGCGATATAGAACCGCTGCTTGATGAGATGTGGCAGTGTGTCAGCATCTGCCCGGACATGCGACATCCGGAGATTATCCGTGCATTGATGTGGGCTGGTGCCGATGGTGAAGGCGCGGACATAGAGGAAGTGGCCACACTCATAAAACTACGCGGAGAGGTGTTCACGCTTCATTCGGGTTTTTTCATTCCTGGCGTCAACTCGACATCGTCGATATCGGGGAACCCGACGTCAGGGGACTTATCGAATACACAAATACAGCAGCCCAATACGGCAACGCCGTCGCGGCGATTCTCTCCGCCGGGAAAGCGACGCTGATTGAACTAGATACACATTACAGTGTAGAAGATGTGTATACTATGCTGGAAATAATTACAGTGGATCGGTATAACCAGCGCATGATAATGAAGAAACAGGACACTGCATAACGTGGCGACTGTTAACGACATTATAACGATTCAGATTGAGCTTGATATTTCAGCGTTGCTCCAAGGGCAATCGCAGGCACAGGCCGCGATGTCTTCGGCGCAACGTGCATTGGAACAGCAGGGTACTAATTTTGAGCGCAGCATAAAAAACGTCAATTTCCAGATTGATTCTGTTTTTAAAGGTGTTGCCAAATTATTTGGCATTGTCCTGACATTTGAAGGATTTAAGAAACTCATTGAAGATGTTGCAAAAGCCGGCAGTGCAATGGGCAGGTTTGCTGAGAGCATTGATTCCACAGTAGAACGCACGCAATTATATGCACAGGCGTTCCGTGCCATTGCGGGTACGGATACAGGAATCTTGGCAACACTCGCCAAGATGAAGTCGGACCTTGTGTCTATAAAGCAGGGTGTTATGGCGCACCCTCCACAATGGTTGAATAGTCTCGGGCAATTGACAGGGAAATCCCTGGCAAATATGGAACCTGAGCAAATCTTACAGGAAGCTGCTAAACAGCTTGAACGCAAGCGAATATCTCCTGCTGAGGCGCGACAATGGTTTCCGGGATTGCCACTGTCTTATGGTGATATTGTCGTTTTGACAAAACAGAAACAGCTTCTAGAGGAACTGGAAAAACAGAAAAATAAATTAGGAACACCGACAACACCGCAAGTACAGGCGATGGAACGGTTGCAGACGGACATCACCAATGTGCGGACAGCAGCCGATTTGTTGCGGCTTAACACTGTTACAATGCTGGAACCGTTTTTACACGAATTGCTCGATCTAACGCTTAGAGCGATCAAGTGGGTTAGTGGTATAGAAAAAGCAGTATTTGGGACATCTACGGTTGAAGAAATAGATACGATTACTGGTGGCGGAATTGCTGCTAAAACTCCTTTGTCCTTTAAAGGAAGCACTGCAGCACCATCTGTAATGCCATCTGTAGCGCCAACAGCAACTCCATCTGTTACACCATCTGCCACGGGTGGTCCAAGCACTGGAACACGTGGTGGCGCTAACTATATGCGCGGACCGTTGCCAACGGAGAGCGATCTTATCACCGTGCAGACGGCAGCAGGACCGATGAAAGTTAATCGGGCTGCAGCATCTGATATGAAGGGGTTCGTTGACGATTTGGTTGCTGCAGGTGCACCTGTAGAAGAAATTGGAGCATACAATCGGCGAACGATCGCGGGTCGCGCGATGTGGTCTCAACATGCATATGGCACTGCGATAGATTATGGGCAAATCAGCCGCAATGTTGTTACCCGCAGATTTTCTGAATGGGCACAGAACAACCCACAAGCGCTTCGTGAGATACTCAAGAAAAATAACATGCTTTCCGGGGGAGATTGGCGAAGCCCGGATTTCGGCCATTTCGAGTGGCGAGGACCCGGTGGAGGTGGTGGAGGTTCCGCCGTTCGTGGAAGTATGTTCAACGACATTAGAACCGCTTCAGGACGTTCTGCAGCAACGACCGCGGGGATTGCCCTGCCAAGTGGCGGACGCATGGGTGACCTTTATGAGGTTACTACGCCGGATGGACGGAAGTTTGTAACGCCGCTGATCGACCGTGGTCCGGCTGCTTGGACAGGGCGCGGTGTGGACATATCCGCACCACTTGCTGAACAGATGGGCTATGGACGGGACTTCCCCACCGACTCTAGATTCACTGTCAAACCTTATGTGCCATCTCCGCAAAGTTTGTTGAGAAAGCCAAATGTTGCAACTGGTGCAAGTGCTGCGGCAGCGGCTGCAAGCTTGTCCCGGCCACGCATCATTCAACAGAGTAGTGAGGCGCACGTTAATCAGGTCATTGTCAACACACATGCGACAGATGCGGCAGGAATCGCACACGATATCCGCAATCATGTTGGTCGGGAACTGAACTTGGTGCCGGCGAATTAAATGGCCACTGTAGTTGAAACACTTGCGCTAGAACTACAACTTGATTCACGTGATTTTATCACGTCTCTCAGGGCTATAACAGCACAAGTCAAGTCTGCTCGTGATCAACAAGAACAACATGCCAAGGGACTTGAGGCTGTATTCACAGGACTGTTTCGTGTCGTTCAGCCGCTTGCTGCGGCGTTCCTTTCTGTTGAAGCTATTTTGCATGCAATAGACTGGACGAAACACACGGCAGAGGCAACGACAAGTTTTGGGAACCTCTCCGAAGTCATTGGCGGGACTGTAGAGGAACTTTCTGCGTGGAAACAGGCCGCAGAGGCTGTTGCAGGCAGTGGCGCGGGGGAAAGGTTGCTCCAGGGGATGGCCCATCTCCAAGAGGCGTTACAGAAGATGGGGCCACACGGCACGGGTGAGGTTGATCTAGGCATTCGCAGGACGCTTCAATATTATGGTATTGACGAACGGAATTATTATGACGCAAAGACACGGCTTTTTGATATCTTCAAAATTCTTAAGGATGTGACGGCTGCAGCAGATCGGTTAAATGAATCTACTGCCGAGCGTCTTCAGAGATTGCAGTCTCTTGGGGTATCTCAAGAGGTAATAACGCTGTTTGCTTCGGGAAGCAGACTTGAGGAAGCCATCCGTTTTCAACGCGAGCGTGTTGGAACTATCACAAAGCCTTCTGTAGATGCAATGAAGCAATTGCAGACAGATTTTAGCGCTGTTGCTTCAGCAGCAACAAATCTCGGAATTGCAGTTGTGGAAAAATTAGCAAACCCGCTGCACAAGGCACTTGTGGGACTCCAGGAAATTTTAACAAAATTAAAGGACTTTGATTTTCCTTCATGGTTGAAAGGACCTAGTGGCGGTGCCCAACCTACAGGGATTCCTGCTCCCACATGGGGACCTTCTTGGTTAGGCGGATCGCGTACAGGGCCAGCACCGGTTTATGTGCCGCCGTCATCGGGCACGCGTCCCCCTAATGCTGATCGTGGGGGAATGCCTGTACCTCCAAATCGGATTGGAAATTGGTTTGGTGATATGTGGCGTAGTGTGTTCCCATCTGCAACAGAAGGTGCGTCAGGATCGGGTTTGTTGTTGCCAAGCACTCGGGAACCTTTCCCCGTTCTTCCATCATCAGGGGTTCTTGGAGCAACAGAAGGTAGTGTACCTGGAGCGCCTAGCGGCACACATGTTCCAGCTACTCTAGAGCACCGCACACCGGATAGTTTTGGGCGTACGCTGCTTGGACCACGGTCGGCGCTTGATTTGCCGCGCTATGCTGCGGCAGCAACACGTGGTAGTGTGTCGTCTGCAACCACAACAAGCAACGCTTCCAATGTCACGATTGGAAGCATGAGTTTCAACACAACGACGTCCGATACCAAATTAGGACATGCTCCAGCATCTTCTGAGATGGCGCTAAACGTCGGATCGTATGCAGTTCACAGTAACACGTCACTGGAGTGATGGCGTGGCATTCACTACTAAAATTCTAAGTGCATCATTCACATCGGGTAGCGGGGCATTTTCTGCTCTTGATTTAGCTGGCTTACGGATGACGTGTCACGCAGTAGCGTGGGCAGGAAATTCCATGCCTGAACTGGATCTTATGATTTATGGAATGACGTTGTCACACATGAATCAGTTGTCCACACTAGGCTGGGTAGGGCAGAAGCCCGGAGCAGATCAAATCAAGGTGTATGCTGGGGAATCTAGTGTCCCCCAGGGAGCAGCCGGGTTCCCTGCACCACAGAATATGACGTTGGTCTATCAGGGAACAATTTGGCAAGCTGTGTCAGACTTCCAAGGTGGGCCAAATCTACCATTTCATGTCATCGCACATGGCGGCAGTCGTGAAGACGCTTTAAATGTCAAGCCAACATCTGTTAACAACAAGTCAGCAGATGTCGCGCAATTAATGAACCAAATCGCAGGCCAGATGGGAGTTCAATTTGAGAACAACGGCGTGTCTGTGAAAATAGCCTATCCCTACTTGCCCGGATCACCGCGCGCGCAGGCATTGGCTCTTGCGGAACATGCCGGCATCAATTGGACTCTGGACAGAGGCGTGTTAGCGATTTGGCCCAAGACAGGAAGCCGCTCCGGAGCAACACCCTTGATATCTCCACAAACTGGGATGGTAGGCTATCCATCCCAGTCGAGCGTCGGAATCAAGGTACGGACCCTGTTCAACAATGATTTGCGAATCGGCGGACAGGTCCAGATTCAAAGCAGCATTACGCCTGCAAATGGCACATGGACTATCAGCAAGATAGAGCACAATTTGCAATGTCTTACGCCGAATGGCGAATGGTTTACCACCATAGAGGCATGGGACCCGGGGAAGAACAGTTCTCCCCCGATATCCTCATAACCACGCTTCTACCAGTTTGATAATTACAATCAGCGTAGCGACGCAGATTGTTGCAACAACGAATTCTTGTTGTGTAATGCCGGTTCCTTGCTTAGGTGACATCAAAGCGGGCTCCATGACTTGTGTGTGAATAGGGGCTCTAATAGGCGCTACTGAAAGAAACAATAGGGCAATGATGGGGGACACGAGCAATGCAAACAGTGTCCATTCCGCATAACCGCGGCCTCGTTCTGTAGCGATGCGACCAACGATAACGGATAATATGATCCATACAATGGATAACATGGTGGTTACTCCTGTCCAGGTGTGTGGCTACTGATGGCAACAGTTTCTGTCAACGTACCCAACGTTGCAGGCGTTCCCAACGTCAATTTTGCTGCGGGCTTTACCCAGCCAGCACTTCTGACGCAGGATCTTGTATCACAATTTTCGGCAGTATTCGGGCCACAGTGGGGAATTTTTTTATCTGGCGCGCCCGTGATCACAGCCGAATCTGTGATCGGATTTGAATACCGTGCTGAATGGACGATTTCTGATTATCCGGTGGAACAGGGACAGTTTGAATCCTATGATAAGGTGTTGACACCGTTTCTCGCAAAAGTACGCTTTTCCTCGGGAGCGTCTCCACAATCCAGGACGAATCTCTTAACGAGTGTAGCTGCGGCAGCAGCGACGCTAAATCAGTACGACGTGTCAACCCCGGAATTCACTTACATCGGATGCAACATCACGCACTATGACTACAGACGAATATCTAATCAAGGTGTGGGACTTGTTGTGGTTGATGTGTGGGTGTCGCAAGTGTTGGTACAGACTGCAGGTGGCTTGAACGCAACAAGTGTTCAAAATCCAGCCAGTGCGTCTTCAGCACAAAACGGGTTTGTCACACCACAGAGTTCTAGTTCCGGTGTCGTGTTCCCGTCAACCAGTTCTTTCGGGTGAAGCTGTGCTTATCGTACCTCTTAACGCTGTACCATCTCAAACATTGCACATAGTGCTTTCTGGGCAGAACTGTACACTAAACATATATCAAAGTTTTTGGGGATTGTTTTGTGATGTATTTGTCAATAATTCACCGATCATACAAGGTGTGTTGTGTTTGAATGCAAACTATATTGTCCGTTCTATATATCTAGGATTCACGGGGGATCTTGCTTTCTATGATACACAAGGCACCAGTGATCCTACTTATACAGGACTAGGCAGCCGCTTTCAGCTATTTCATCTTGTGCCGGCTGATTTGCCTACAACATACGGACAAAGTCCCCCTGTTTATGGTGTCAGTACATGAGCAATGGAACCACAAGCGGCACAGGGTATATGCTGCCTCCTGACACTAACAGCGATTATAATCGCGTCCTGTTTCAGGCAAAACGTATGGTCGCGAAAATGCGGACCATGCTGCCGGTTCGCGTGGTCAAAGTCTATGCTCAAGATGGAAAGACTACGGCAAAGCGCGGAGATGTGGCAGGTGCAGGCTTTGTAGATGTGCAGCCAGTTGTGTCACAGATTGACGGGGGAAACGTCAAGCAAGATCACGTCACAATCTACCACATACCTTACACACGGGTATATGGCGGGGATTTCGCCATTATCTGCGATCCTGTAGTCAATGATATTGGTTACATCCATTGTGCAGACCGGGACATCTCGACATTCAAAGATCAGGTCAAACAAGGCAGCACACAAACCGTTACGCCGGGTTCACAGCGCCGCAACAGCATGTCGGATTCGCTCTATATCGGCGGTGTTCTCAACAATGCTCCGAAGCAGTACATCACTGCAACGGACAAAGGAATCACGATAGTTGACAAGAACAACAATAAGATTGAACTGACATCCTCGGGAATTACGATCACTCCTGCAAACAATACAGTGAAAGTTAGCGGTAATCTTCAAGTGACAGGGTCTGTCATTGCGGGTTATGGTGGTAGCGATCAAATCGGGCTGCAGACGCATACACATGCTAATTCCGGTGGAAGTGGTCCTAGTGGTACACCTAACCCCGGAAGTTGACAGTTATATAAATGGCGGCGACTCTTTTACTTGATACAGTCACTTGGGATCTTGTCGTTGATTCCAGCGGCAATATCGCCATGGCGACGGAACCCTATTCATTGGCACAGGATGCGGCTAGTGCGTGCCGACTGTTCCAGGGGGAATTGTGGTACGACACCACACAAGGTGTGCCCTACTTTCAAGCAATTCTAGGCCAAATGCCGCCGTTGGCATATCTTAAAGCACGCTATGTTGCCGCCGCACAGACTGTTCCCGATGTCTTAAGCGTAAATGTGTATATAGCAGCCATAACGGCTAATCGCGTCGTTAGCGGGCAAATTCAAATTACCGGTCCTAAAGGAACATCTGTGGCGACTTTCGGGACAACTTCGCAAAGCCCGGCTATTTATGGAGTAGTCAGCCCGTGACGACTAATGTCCCTGTCCCTACATTTGGCCCAACGGGATTTGTTGTTCCGGCAGAGTCTGCTATTCTTACAGGTGTGCAGGCTGACATAAATGCTGCATTCGGTGGAAATTTAAATTTCAGCACAACACAAGGGTCTCTGACAAACGCGACACCGCAGGGACAACTTGCGGCAAGTATGGCAGCAATCATTGCCAACGCTAATGCGACATTTCTATTCTATTCGACGCAGACGGACCCGGCTTATGCTGAGGGAAGGTTTCAAGACGCAATTGGCCGCATCTATTTTATGGAGCGGATACCGGCGACACCGACGACATTGGCACTCCAATGTGTTGGTGCAGTCGGTACCGTTATTCCGGTGGGGTCTTTGGTTGTTGATCAGAGCAACAATCAATATCAAAGCCTTGCTGCAGGAACGATCGGGGTAACCGGATCGACATCCATAACATTTGCCGCGCGGATTCCGGGATTGCTCGCCATTCCATCCACTGTGTCGATTTATCAGGCAATTCCTGGGTGGGACACGGTTTCCATATTGTCAGGAGTACAGGGACAAAATGTTGAGAGCACCGCTGCATTTGAAGATCGGAGAGAACTTTCAACAGCAGCGAATTCACTGGGATCTTTGCCATCAATACTAGGAGCCGTGTTGGGTGTCCCTGGCGTGACACAGGCAGTCGTCCTGGAGAACGCTACAGCCGCGCCTGTCACTCAAAACGGTGTCACATTGGCAGCGAATTCGGTGTATGTCGTGGCTGCCGGAGGCACGCCATCGGCCGTTGGCAAGGCTATATGGTCTCGGAAGGCGCCCGGCTGTGGCTATGCCGCGGGTAACACAACAGTCACTGTGCAAGACACCAGTGCGATGGTGCCGTATCCATCATACTCAGTCACATATCAAATTCCGAATCCCCTGCCTCTTCTGTTCTCTGTTCAGATTGTCAACAGCATTCAAGTTCCCGCAACAGCGACGACGCTGATACAACAGGCCATTATTAATGCGGGGAATGGTGCACCCAATGCACTTAATGTTGTGGACGGTCCCCAGGCGGCAATCGGTGCCAAAATTTGGGCATCGCGGTTTGTACCATCCATATCTGCACTCGGAACATGGGCAGAGGGACAAGTTATCAGTGTCACAATTGGTTCTAATAACAACCCTGGTGCTGCTTCTGCCTATATGTACTGTAACGGCACAGTGATGACTGTGACATCACTTGTGTCGGGAACTATTTCTGCTGGACAGACGCTTTCCATATCCAATGGATCAGGAACAATAGTTCCCGCAACAACTATTGTGTCCCAAATCAGCGGTACAGTAGGCGGAACTGGTGTATATACGATAAGCACAGCACAAACAAGCCTTGGTGCAACAAATCAAATTTTGCAATCGAATACATTCAACACATCTTGGACAGTGTCGGGCACCGTTACTCTTACGGGCAGCTACAGTCTGTCTCCTGATGGAACAACGGATGCGTGGTTGTGGCAAAGAGGCGGGACGATTAATTGTAACATAAACCAGACAATAAATAAACCTCCCGTCGCACTCGTTTACACATTCAGTGTGTACGCAAAGCCGGGAAATGGTAATTTTTTGTCACTTCATCTTGGAGATGGTGCGAATTCAAATTTTGTAGAAGCAACATTTGATGTATCTCAGGGAATAATTGCAACGGTACCTACAGCGACGGGGTCAACCGCTCCTGTAACTAATTTCTATGCAGTAATAACAGCGGCAACTAATGGATTTTACAGGTGTTCTATCACCGCCATGTTGAACACAGCATCTTCATCATTGTTGGCTTTATGTGGTTTTTCTAACAATGTGTTATTGAGTACAGGTGTCGATCCATCCAGCACGACAAACATTCAGATATTTGGTGCACAATTCGAGCAAGCCGCGGCACCATCTACTTATGTGCCAACAACTACAACAGCCGCGACACAGGTTCTATGCGGATTTGCTACGGCAAATCAAACCTTTGTGCAGGTTCAGTTGAACCAAATCCCTTCCATTTCAGCGAACAACATCGCTGTAACGTTCGTGTAAGATGGAAACATGAGCACGCAAGCAAGTATCGATGCAGAAATAAATGCACAGTTGCCATCTGGATCAAACATAACAGCTTCTGTTTTGCGGCAGGTTCTGCATGATATGAATGCTGCGGTGTTTCAGAGCATCCCGCCAACCACGACACCCAGTGTCGGTTCCATATTGAGCGCGACAACTGCAAGCACAACCGTGTGGACACCAACACCATCACTTGGTGTCAATGGCGGACTTGGTGGCGCGATCACCTTCAATGGCTCGACAAGTGGCAGTATCGCACTTGTACCCACGACGACGGGTTCCAGTCTAAATATCAATCAGTCTGTGTACGGTCCATTGGTGACTTTCACCGGTCCGAATGCCATCATTGCAAATCAAATCAGCATAACTGCGGCGATCACCGGTGTTGACCCTATCGTCAAGGCTATCGGCACCGATGCAAACGTTAATCTGGAGTTGCAAGGGCAGGGTGGGAGCGGTGCCGTCGAATTGTTGGCACCGTCAGGTGCAATCAGTGCAACTGTGCTTAATGGCGTACAGATCGGATCTCCCACGGGCGGCGATAAAGGTGCGGGAACGCTTAATGTTGCCACGGGCATATATATCAATGCCGCATCAGCGGAGGTAGCGCAGCGTGTTAATGGAACCGTTGGTGTTACAGGAACTACAACATACGGACTATCTATTCCCACAGGTGCGACTGTCACAGAAGTAACGGCATACACAACAACAGCATTTGGCGCCACAGGCGGTGTCACGCTATCCGGGGGAACTGTGGCCACAGACACGACGTATTTTTCTGCCACAACGATTACGACGCTTGGCGTGCATAGTATTAATATAACGGGTGCGGGACAAAGTTCTATGCCAGCAGGCTCTCCTAATTATTTCTTGACACTGACTCAAAGCGGCACCTTATCTAATGTTGGCACAGCTTTGATAGTAGTTAATTACTTGCCTGCCTGATAGAAGAAAGGTTGCGCACTATCATGACAAACCCGCCGATTCTTGATGCTGAACAAAGGCTCGCTGGTGTAATTGGTCAGATCGTTGTTGAAAACGCAAAACTTGGTGCAGCCGTTGATAGACTGCAGGCAGAACTTCAACAAACAAGAGCCCGTGCGGAGGCTGCTGAGCGCATTATTCGCGATATAGAGGCGCGTTCTCAAGGCTGATATTCTCAAGGCTGATAAATGGCATTCCCTGATTTTAATTCAACAGACTTCAGCGCCGTAGATTTTGCAACGCAGATCGAATCGGGTCCGCCGTATCCTCCTGCACCGCAATCACCATTTCAACCCACTATCGGGACTTTTGTTGTTGGCACCAGCCAAGTCGGGGATGTTATCCCCTTCTCTTATTGGAGCACAATAATCAGTCAATACGCTAATTCGCGTGTTCTCACGTCTTTGATAGGAAATTTCGATCAATATATTGATCAAACACTGAATATGGAAATGCTGTACGATAATATCTGGAACGTAACCACAGCGCAGGGTTATGGCCTGGATGTGTGGGGGAGGATCGTCGGTGTTCAGCGGGTAATCCAGGTTCAATCTGCAACACAGACTATCGTTGCCAAGTTCTTTGGATTCAACGAACAGACACCGGCCACAGTCGAGGATTTTGGTCCTGGTGGCGTAGGCTGTTTTTATGCCGGTGTGGGTGCGTCTAACACAGTAGGAATGACATTCAGTTTCACGATGTCGGATCAATCATTTCGTGCATTGATCATTGCAAAGGCAATGTCGAATATTTCAAACGGATCTATTCCAAGCATTAATGCCATCTTGAGAAGTCTATTCCCGGGACGTGGCAACTGTTATGTCACAGATGGACTGAATATGACAATGACATACACATTCAGATTCCTTCTGTCCCGTGTTGAATACGCAATCATCACGACATCCGGCGTACTTCCGAAACCAACGGGAGTTACTGCAACAGTCGTGTTCCCCGGATACTCTAACTAATAGAGACAGCGGCATGCTTGCAGCATCCTTGCCCACAAAGTTCCCTATACCATTTGCAAATAATGCTGTTGCGGCGAACACTAATGCAATTCCGCAGGCATCGCAGATCGGTATAACAGCCGGTGCAGCGTCCCTGGTGGATGGGTTCCCACCCTTGACGTTTATTCCCGTGGGTGCAGGAGGAATCCCGCCGTGGGGAAGGGACTTCAACGGGCTGTTTAACCAGATCACGGCGTGGTCGAGATACAGCAATTGCGCGGGCGGATTGACGCAATTCGATTCGGCATTCTCAACTGCCATAGGAGGTTACCCTTATGGCGCGGTGCTGGTGGCGACTAATGGTGTTACTGCGGGCTCTCCACAGGGCGGAGCGCACCTATGGATATCCACTGTTGATAACAACACAGTCAATCCGGATGCGACGTTCAATAGCGCAAATTGGGTGCCGGTTCCTGGTCTGATTACAACAACAGTTACATATACGGTTGGAGGGACCGCGTCCCAGTTCATAGATCTTAATGCAGCGTTCGCATATCTCACCAATTTTACGATTGCTGATACTGGCCGTGTTATCCTGCAATATGCGGCAGGTGTGTTTAATTATTCCAGCATGGTCTATATGAACCATCCGCAGAACAATCTTATATCTATTCTTGGTGCAGCACTTACTGGACCAATAGACACAACAGGTTCTGCCTATAGCGGCAGTGTTGCTGCCAGTATGGCGTATTTACGAAGCAAGTTCACCACAGAACTTCACTTTACCGGGGGAGCCGGAATAGAAGTGGATGTGGTCCAGGTTGGTGTTATTGATGCTCTCCTGATAACAGGAGACGGAACATCCGCAGGACCTTTTGTAAAAGATGGCCAAGGACTCGCGTTTCTCTGCGGCACATCATCCTTGCAGATTGCTCAAGGTACTCCACAAGCCAATGGACTGGCTGTATGCCAATTTGTTTATGGTTTGACAATTATTGGAGGCGGTACGGCCATGTTCCAATTTAGTGCGCCAATAGTTCTAATCGGGAATTCGTCAGGTGGCTTGGTTGCTAATGGTCGCAGCTATGGTTTGTTTCGCGGCCGTGTGCTAGGATCGGGTAATACAGGTTTAGGTGATTTTTATGCGTCACTTAATTCTGTGCTGGAATTAACAGGAGGTTACTTCGGCACTCCAACGGCTGTAACCGGTGGAATTATTACGACTGTGTAAGAGGACACAACTATGTTGCAAACAATGCTTACAACTGTAATAGCGTTTTTGTCTCTTATGTGCGTGAGTGCTTGTGCGCAAACGAGTCTTCCTGGAGGAAGACTTACTTTGTCGAATGGATCATGTGTAATGACGGCTGATGTCGTTGCTGCAACCACGCTCTATTATGCGCCTTGCACGGGAAACACTGTGCCGATCTATGACGGCACGACATCGTTCATGCTTAAAATTTTTACATCATCTGACACCGATACTAGCGGATTGGTGCTCTCACTTGGTTCAAATTGGTCTGCAAATACGCTCTATGACGTGTTTGTGGGCATGAATGGCGCCACAGTCTCTTTGTGCACGGGACCTGCCTGGGGTAATTCCGGTGCAGGCATTAGCAGTCGGTCCGCAGGTGCCGGACTAGCCTTGTTCAAGGGCATATGGACTAATGCCGCAACATTGTCTTGTCAAACAAGTGTGGCTGCTTTTTCCTGCCCGGCTAATCAGTGCACATATCTTGGAACATTCCTCACATCCGGAATAGCTGGACAGGTGTCATTTCAATTCGGTACAATTGCCCTTGGCGGCGGAGCAGTACAAGCTTCTGTATGGAATATGTATAATCGGACGCCGGGCGCGTTTGGTGTCTTTGATTCCACGGGAATTTGGACTGTTTCCGCTGTCAACACATATCAGATGCTGGATAATTCTCCCACCAATAGAATATCTTTTGTTACTGGTATGGGCGATGATCCAATTGATGTAACGGTATCTTCTGCCGTATACAGTCTTGCCGCAACAGGATCTTATATTTCATTCGGATTAAACAACACCAATGCCGTCTGGCCACGGTGTTTCGTAGGATTCAATAATGGTGCTGTTTTCGGCCAAGGCATTGGCATATGCCGTGGCAACGTACCCATTGGTTTTAATTTCCTCCAAGCCCTGCAATTTGCAACCTCAACATCTATTCAATTTCAAACGAATTGGGCAGCGCCTTCCACAGAAGGAATTCTGGCAACATGGTGGTGGTGATAGTGAAAAAGTTTCTTGCGTTAATCATCGTGTGTCTGATGGCAGATATGGCCTATGCGCAATCAGCACGTTTGCTGAATCCTTCTGGTCAATCCAGTCAACTGGCTCTTGCAGAGTACTTCATATGCAACGGCGCTTGGGGATGTAATCATGGTTATACCGACACACATGGCCGTGTGATTCGCAATCTTTCTGTAAACACAGGGGTACGCAATCTTGTCCTCATTATTGCTGGGCAATCCTTGATGGGTGCAGAAGCACCAACATCTTATGTTCCAACACACGCAAATGCGGTGGATCAGGTGAACATATATGATGGTGCGGTGTATGCCATGGCGGACCCACCTCTCGGATCAACATGGACAGGAACGTCTGTTCCCGGACACGGTGCAGGTAGCATTGGCGGACGCATTGCGGATTTGTTTCTCACAGCAGGAACATTCGATCGGGTTATCTTGGTTCCGATCGCGGTTGGCGCATCATCTGCCGCACAATGGGGTTCAGGAATCCTGTCTAACCGTATCTGTGCGGCATTAGCGAGACTTCCTGCCCGGGGATTGGTTCCCCAATCAAATGTGACTGTAGCCATTCTATGGGGACAGGGAGAGACAGACAATCTATTTGCGACACCACAAGCAACCTATACTGCATCGCTCAATAGTGTTGTTATGCAGGCACAGCAATGTGGATTTTCTGGAAGATTTTTCGTCAATGTTGAAACGTGGTTCAATGGTGCGATCAGTGCGCCTGTCCAAGCGGCACAGATTGCCGCAGTAAACAACACAACCGTGTTTGCAGGCGGGAATCTTGATACGCTTGGTTTGACAAACCGCGTCAGTGACAACACCCACTTGAATGATGTCGGCATGGCAAACGCGGCTGTCCTTATCCATACAGCAATGCACGCTTCGGGAGCACCCTTCTGATGAAATCAAAGATCCTGCTTTTTTGTGGTGTCGCGGCCTTGTGGAGCACAGATGTGCTTGCACAATCTAGCCCAGGACTCACCTATGGACAGGTTCCGACACCTGCACAGTGGAACAGCTATTTTGCTGCAAAACTTGATTATCCAGGTTTTGTCCCTGTGGGACCTGCGGGCGGTGTTTTTACGGGAGAAATTATCACCGCGCCGTCTACGGCAACAAATGCTGGATTTAATATCGGACCTGGAGTAGCTCCAGCATCCCCGAATAATGGTGATATATGGGTGACGTCAGCCGGTGTTTTTGCGCGGGTTGCAGGAACAAACGTCACTTTGGGGAATGCAAACACACTAACTCTTGGTGGTCCGTTAACAACTGCTGGTGCACTGACAACCACAGGAACCGGACCGACAACACTCGCGTTTCCAAGCACAACTGTTGTGTACACGTTTCCCACGGTAACGGCGACACTTGCGAGTCTGTCTACAGCAGATCAAGTTGTTACGGGTGGCGCAATCGTCACGACACTTGGTTTGACAACAGGCAATGTGACAATTGATTGTGGAGCACGGCCAATACAATCAATTACTAATAATGGCATATTTACGATAACCGCGCCTGCGAACGATAGTTCGTGCATATTGCTGGTTACCAACGGTGCGGCTGCGGGAACAATCACATTTAGCGGGTTTACTGTTGGTGCAAGTACTGGCGACCCGCTGACCACGACAAATACGAATAAGTTTACTATCAGCATATGGCGTGCTGGTGGTGTCGCAGGCTATCGTGTGGCGGCACATCAATGAGCAAAACAGGCATTATTGCATTTTCTGCAGCAATCCTTGTTTCATCGGCAACGGCATGTGAATCGCCGTTGGTTTATGACGCACGGGGGAAAATTCTAGGGTATTCATTCACGGTTCCTCGTGATCAAGTCGGTTCTCTCAAAAAACAGTTCCTCGGGAATTCGTGGCAGGAACAAAACGACGTTGTTGCGGAACCTCCCCGCAGCATGTGGCAGAGATTGTCTCAGGTTTTCTCTCCCACATTCGCTCCAATGCCTGTGTTTCCGGGATGTCTGCGCGGCACAACTGTTGTATTCCTTACAACAACCGGAACAAACTCATATACAGTACCTCAGTGCTGGAACAGTGCAAATAATTCCGGGGAAACCATTGGCGGTGGAGGATCAGGTGGCGCTGCTTGGAATAGTCCCAGTTCTTCATCACTTGCTGCAGGTGGTGGCGGGGGCGGGTATTCCAAGCAAACAAACATTGCTCTTACCCCAGGAACTTCCGTTACATATGGTGTTGGAACGGGTGGCGCGGCGCAAGTACCTGCAATAAATAACAGTTTGAATGGTGTCACAGGTGGTTCAACTTGGTTCAATGGTGCTTCATTGGGTGCAGCATCTGTGGGTGCAGTGGGTGGCAGTGGTGGTGCGGCAAGTTTTACTGTAACAGTTATCGGCGGTGTGGGTGGCGTATCTACTTCAGGAGTCGGTGCAACTAAATATTCCGGTGGGAATGGTGGAACCGGGACTCTGAGCGGAGTTACGATTTTGGGTACGGGTGGTGGTGGCGCTGCCGGACTGAATGGAGCGGGCAACCCGGGTGTCAATATCACAGGTGTAGGACAGACTAACGGCGGATCGGGAGATGCTGGGTCTGGTGGTGTCGCAGGCGTAGCGCAAACAGGCAATCCCGGGGGAAGTGGGACAGAATGGACAGCGACGGCTGGAGGAACAGCAGGCTCAGGCGGAGGTGGTGGCGGTTCCGCGGGTTCTGGCGGGTCTGGCGCACTTACTGCGGGCGCGGGCGGTAATTATGGTGCAGGAGGCGGTGGGGCTGGAAACAACAATGCGACGGGTTCCACAACAAGCGGTGCAGGTTCCCAAGGAATAGTTGTACTAACATCAACTATTTAAACAGGAGAGTTTGGCATGCTAAATATACAATCATATGGTGGCGCTGGTGATGGCGTAACGGATAACGTTACGCCATTAATGCTGGCATTCGCGGCACTTGGTGCAACAGGAGGACAGATTTACTTTCCTGCGGGAAAGTACAAGTTTTCGTCAAATGTAGCGCTGACATTTCCCACGGGACAGTTTTCTGTGTCTATCGTTGGTGACGGGTCCGACGCAACAATCTTGACGTGGCCTAGTGCACACGGTGGGTTGACATTCAACTATCAGACTATTGCGAGTTCTTTCCATATTCGGGACTTGTCCCTGACTACAGGGACAACCGATGGCGGCAACGCATTAACACTTAATCTGCCTTTGTCGGTTGCTGGTCCCGCCATAACTGCGTCATCGGACATTGTCCGTGTTACATTCAGGGGTGATGATGCTTATGCGGGTGTGGACTATTGGACTACAGGACTTAATATCGCAAATGTGAGCAACATCAATGTTGATTCGTGCGCGTTCTTTGGTGCAGCCTCTCCTGCCGGACAGGGAATTTACATTGTTGGGTTGCCGTCATCCAGTACTTATGCTGTTGTGCTAAATGTTGCAAAGTCCGACTTTAATTGGTTGAACACAGGTTTGTTGTATGGATCATATGTACAAGGCATTACTGTTGATCAGGGTAACTTTACAGGTAATATATCCGGTATCAAGTCAGCAGTCGGCGAAACCGGCGTTCTAGCACAACTTGGTGTGAGCAACAGCCAATTCGGCATATTCCAAGCAGGAAACGGCATTGTTACAGGCACAATGGTTGTGGTGACGCAGATAACCAACAGTCTGTTTATTGTCACTGCTTCTGGTGCTAATGCAGTATTTCTTGAATCGTGCGGACACTTCACGATCACGGGTAATTGTGTGACATCAAGTATAAATTCCGGGACAAATGGAATTGTCATAGGAGCGACACAGGCAAAGGGTATCATCACGGGTAATGATGTCTTTGGATTCACATCAGGCATCTATCTGCAGGCGGCATCACATAATGTTGCTGTAGTGTCGAATACACTAAGCAACAATATATATGCTATCTCAAATCAGGGTTCCGGTAACACCATATCTCCCAACTATTAATGAGTAATCAGCGTGCTTACAATAGAACTGATGAAGAAGCGTTGGCCCCAGGGTAATCAGCATATCCCAGGGCTGCTTGAAGGAATCGTGTCCACAGCACCAGCCGTGTTTCATAAATACGGTTTGGACACGCCACTAGCGATCGCACATTTCATGGCCCAGGCATCCGAAGAGTGCGGGCAGGGTCTCGAAATGATTGAGAGCCTGAATTACACAGCGACACGCCTGCTTGAAGTCTTCCCCAACCACTTTACCCCAGCTATGGCACATCGTTGGGCACACAATGAGCGAATGATAGGAGAGATTGCCTATGGTGGACGCATGGGCAATGCGCCACCACCCAGCACAGACGGCTATGATTTTCGTGGGGCGGGACTGACACAGGTTACTGGGCGGGATGGCGTCAAACTACTCCAAAAGGTACTTGATGAACATGCAGCCGGGTTCAACGTGCTCGAAAATCCTGAATTGATCATTGATCCGGAACACACACTTGAGTGCGGTGTTGCGGACTTTGTGGCGTGTGGCTGTCTTGCTCCGGCGCTTGCCGATGACATCCTTACGGAAACCAAAAAACTCAATGGTGGCACCAACGGTCTTGCAGAACGTCGCAGACAGTTGAAGTTGTGGCGTATAGATTTAGGAGTATAGCCAAGGCGGTAAACCGTGTTTTTGTCGAATCTCCTGGGAATGTTATTAGCAATATCCAGAAGGCACCATTCGCCACCTTCTAGGATTCGTAACCTTAAGGCGATATTAGGAACACAGAGTATGGCTACTGTTACGTTGATTTGGACGCTGCCGACGACGCGCACGGACGGGTCCGCGCTGCTTTTGACTGATATCGTGGAAGTCGATATTTTCGACGCAGTCAATGGCGCTGCAGCATCACAAATTGCGACTGTGTCGGGACCCGCCACCACATACACAACCGGTGTGCTTGTTGAAGGAGCACACATCTTTACGGCTTTTGCCAAGGATTCGGGCGGGCGCGTCAGTGCGTCTAGCAATCCTGCAACGATTACTGTACCGTCCACCGCGGCGCCGTCGCCCATTACTGGACTGACTGCGGCCTTGAATCCGTGATAATAAATGCCCGTGTTACGGGCATACACAGGAGCACGTGTAAATGAGCGTATCTAGCACCATCAACACCATTGTTACTGATGCAGCAACAGTGGCTCAAGAGTTTCACACGGCGGCGCCGTGGGTTGAAAAGCTGCTCCCGTTGGTTCCTGCCATCGGCGCACCAGCAGCGTCTGTTGTGCAGGTATTGGATTCCCTGCAGCCGGTGTTCTTGAATGCCCTAGCTGTTTTGGCACAGGCTAATGGTGGCAACTTGGTTGCAGCATCCGTGGAACTCGCAAACCATGTAACGCAGGGACAGGCAAATTCTCCTGTCCTCTCCGGAGCGAACACGTCTTCCGCGTCGTGACTACTTTCTTCGGCAGGTGTTGTAAATTTATGACACCTGCCGGAGACGAACTAGAGTAGTGTGCGGATGTCGGCGCGCACCTGCGTCTGGAGACATGTAGTCATGAAAAAGCGTATCGCAGCAATTACGACATTTGCGGCAATGCTTATTACATCGGGAGTCGCCGCGGCAGTAGACTTGCCGAAGGCTGTGGCAGTAAAGGCGCCTGCGACGTATCTTCCTGTTACAGATCCGTTTACCGGGTTCTATGTCGGCGGACACATTGGCTATGGCTTCAATACAACGGGCACCAGTGCGTTCTCCGCCAATGATGCGGCTACCCTGTCTGCATCTCCGCAGGGGTTCGTTGGCGGTTTCCATACGGGTGTGGGAACCCGTTTCGGGAATAACTTGTTTTATGCCGGCATTGAGACCGACATCGATCTTGCTAATTTGCAAGGTAGTGGCAGCGGTGGACTAGCCTCGGGACTCATCACTGCAAGTTCAAAAGATGACTGGTTTGGCACTACGCGCGCACGGTTTGGTGTGTTCTTGGTGCGAGACTGGCTGATTTATGGCACGGCGGGTGTTGCTTATGGCGATCCTTCCGCGTCCGTTACCCTTGTGGACAGCAAGGGTAACATTGGCGTGTTCGGAGCATCTTCCACGAAGATCGGTTGGGCTGCCGGTGGCGGTATTGAGGGCGCACTTAGCGATCATTGGTTGGTGCGTGCAGAATGGCTACGAGTAGATCTCGGCAACGCGACGGTTGCGAATACTGCATACGGAATTTCGTTGTCGGCACCCTTCCAAGCAGACGTTTTTAGGCTTGGCGCAAGCTATAAATTTTGATATAGCTTGATTCGTTGACGTTTCCTCCCTGAACTTGACCCAGCCCGAAAGGGCTGGGTTTTTTGTTGTCTCGACACATCCCGTGCTTAGCGCGCCTTGTCCAAGGCTCCCTTAAGCCTGCGAGCCATTATTACATAATCCATTACCTTTTTCCCGTCTTGTACCGCACGAACGTCCTGTCCACGGCGTTCAGAGATTCGGGCGATTGTGCGCATTCCTAATTCGATATCTGCTTCACAGCGCTGTCTCGCGAATTCCAACACATCTTCTTCCAGTTCCACGGTTTTTGTGGACATACCCCCGTCTCCTTACCAGAATGGTTGTCGGTGTTGACTGTGTGTGGTCATCAACACGGTTTCCACCGTTATGAGAAACCAACTTCGGTTGACTTGCAGCATTTCGTCAAACAACAAGTCAGCCAGCGCCCTACCTTGTGCCGGAGTTGTTCGCGCGGGGGGTTCGATCGCGAGGTCAAAGGCCATGTCGGGGAAGTCCGCGATAAGCTGTCTGCGTCCGGCCAAAAATTCACGATCGGTGTCTTGAGGACTCGAATCCGGAACACGTGAAGCCGTGCCTGTGGTTTCTATTCGAGGATGATCCACCACTTGCCGCGTGTTTCGTTTCGAATGCACGGTTGGCTTTTCATTGTGTGCAGCATACCAACAACGCCGCCCCACATAGCCCGGAAGGCGCCTTGTGTACATGGGGTAAGATCCCGCGGCACGGATGCTGCTTTCTGACTGGCACTCATTGTGTGGCGCCTGCTTCAACGCAGGCGCCGGGGTTGTCATGAGGTTTTGGAGCCAGTCCGCATAAGCGGGACTATAGACAGCCGCGCTAAACGCGATGGCGCAACACAAGCGTCTCATACGGGTTCGCTGGATTCATCAGGTTCTACGACTGATCGCTGCATCCTCTTGTGTGCCCAGTCCGCCATGAACTCAGCGAGTTGCATTGGCGTTGGCCAACCTTCCTTGTTCCAGCCTTCCATTTCGACGACTTCCCGGAAAACTCCCCGGGAACCGCGCACGCTCATTGAGGCGAACCATTCGGCGACGGCGCCGATATCCATTGCGTCTTTGTCGGCAGCAACAATGGTCCGCGGCAATGTTTGAATACGTTCCTTGGCTGTGCGGCGAAGATCTTCAACAAAAGGATCAGGAGCAACAGGAACACGCGGCGTCGCGTTTGTGGATACACGTTGCTGTACGAAGTCCCGACGTTCCTGGATACTGCTTAAGTCATGGATATCGCCAACATAGGGTGCAGATGGCGGAGAGGGTGGCGTATCGTAAGGATATGAGTCAACCATTCCATTTTCCTCCAGGGACTTTTGCAGATCAATCCGAATGCGATTTACCATGGTTTTACCTCGCCACTGTGTTTTTCACTGTCTTATTTTCGAAGACACTATCAGCTAGGACAGCATCAAAAAGCTTATCCTCAGCCAAGGTTTCCAATAAGCGTGTTACCAATTCGTTGGGTACGATATCACGCACATTGGCCGCAGCCAATATTGCTGCAGCTGTAGGTATATTGACGATTACCTGATATTTCCGCTGTGGGGAATCCTTTGATATGTAAAAACCCTGCTTATAGCAGAATCTTCGCATTGCCTGAACGGAAATGCGCATTTCCTTCGCAGCCTGTGCAATTGACTTTGTCGCCACGATATCCCGAATTCTACGGGTATCTTCCGCTGAAAAGGAAATCTTTTTAGGCACTCTTTATTGCCTTTCCCGCACAAAAGTTGTGAGCGTATCCCGGAAATTGTGCCTGTGGTGTAGCGGCGCATCTCTCCACCGGAGAGATGCGTGCATAAACACGATAGTTCGTGCTACCATGAGTTCCGGATTTTCGGCAGAAACACTATACCGCCAGCCACACCCCACAAATGTAAACCAGCAACGCGTTCCTGCAGGCCATCCAACGCTTGTTAGATACTGGTTTTCGGTCTTATAGAAAAGACCCTCAAAAATAATCGGAAAGCACCTGTCATCAATCCGTGGCGGAGATGGTTCTGGGTTGTAGTTACCTTCCGCTAACATGGGAACAGGGAATCTGTAATTTTCAACGAAGTCCACCAAATACAATAGACCCTCGCGCGTAAACCAGCCCGCATACAGCGGGCTATTAAACCAATACTCTGAACCACTGCTGCTAGGCAACAACGCAATATGGTCCCACTTTTTTCCCATCAATTCCTCTGCTAGAAGGAACGTCCTGGGATTGTTGGGCATTAGTTCGTCCAGCACATCCTTTTTCATATCAAGTCCCTATAGAAGTGTGCCGCCTCCATGATAAACACGGAGGCGCACCCAGACCACAACAACGCGAAAGCAAGTTCAATCATTTGCTTAGCTCCGGTTTGGTTCGCATTTGGCAATGATATGCCGTTTCAGAAGTTCTTTAACTTCCTTTTCACAGGCATTCTGTGCCATTGGCGCCGACGCAGGCACCCAGTCACAAGGTGCGCCTGCATCACAAATCAAAATCAAGACAATCCATGCAAACATGTGGCACCAGTCATACTTGGATTGTTTCAACCATGTAGTCTCCACCAGATAGAAGTTCCTTCACCTGTTGCGGTGTGGCGCAACCACCAAAATCCCATACCTGAATCTTGGTGTGTTTGCGCAGTGCTTCCATCTCATCAGATGCTTCTATCTTTTCCAGGAAAACCTTGTTGTCGTAGGGGTCCACATACGCCACAACAAAAATCGCCATTTTATTTCTCCTAGCTCGCGCTGTGTTGCGATCCGCCGCGGTTTACTTCCACCGGTCCCGTGTCAATGCCGGTCTCGGGATTGGTGATCTTTTGCCGCTTGCGTTCCTGTTCCGCTAGCAGACGAATACGTTCGCGGGCTTCTTCGTTGCGCTTTTCGGTATCTTCAGACATTTCGCATTCTCCATATGCGGGTGTCACCATATCGGCTCAGTTTCCGTTGTAAAGCGAAATTTTTTCAAAAAATCAGCTTGCTTTTCCCTGATATTTTACCCCAAACAAAGACACGCCTCCTGGTGCAAATGCCATGACTGCAACAGCATCTGCCAATTGATTGAAGAGCGCCGCGATTTCTCCGGACTTGCTTCGTTTGCCGCCGAATTGCAGCACATCGCCCTTCTCGACCAAGACTTGGGAGAAAGGCTTGGTACGCTCCCAATCTTGGGCAACCGGCCCGCCGCGGGCTTCGTACTCCATGACACGAAGTCGCACGGAGAGTTCCAGCGACATAGGTAAAATATCGTCCACACTCATATCAGCCACTTTCTCCAATCGTCACCAGCGATCACTGTTGCCATGTCTATTTTATTCCGGAGACACTGCAGGTTCTTATCCTCCACTGTTCCGGGTACGCGCATATCCGTGTATGCGATCGGGCGCATTTTACCAACAGCCTTTGCCCGGTCCTCGGATTGATAGCGATGGTGCAGATTGTTCTTTGTGGAAAAGTATATCACCCAATCGGCAACGCTCCAATCCCGCCCCATCCCGCCCGCGTCTGGTGTTGCCACCATGAATCGGCACTGCGGATCAGTCTTGAATAGTACTTCCTCTGCCTCGCGAGTCTTGACATTGCCGCCCCAGAACCTCGCCACACTGCCTGCACCATATCGTTTTTCTAGTGCTGCTACGACTTTCTGCATGCTGCGATCATAGCTTACCCAAATGATTGCTTTTGCATCATAATCTTCCAACATGCTGCACAGTTCCGCAGTACGTTTTTCCGGTACGTCGTGGATCGTACCTTCTTCATCCACAGCATGGCCGCACAGCACTTGGTGTAATCGGAGCATCTGCGTTACGACGTGTGTCGCCGTTACGTGATCAAGACTTTCCAGGATCGCTGTAGCATTCTGTTTCATCTCGCGATAAATCCGCGCCTGTTCCTGTGTCATCTCGACATCGCGAAACGAGTAATCCACGGGGGGCATATCGAAGCAATCTTCAAGACGGACCCGGAAAGAGTAGGGTGCGATCTTATCCCGCAGTTCCCCGAGATTTTGAAAGCCTTCCACTACCGCGACGCTCTGCACATATCCGCCGAACCGTTGAATGGCGTCAATCATAGAATCCCGCGGCATGCCTTCAACTTGAGCGTCAATCCAGTTCCTAAGCTGTGCTCTCCCCATGCCTTGTGGGTTGATATCTGGATTGATACGCCGGGCCACCAGTGCCATTTGGGCGCCCGGCAGCGTCTGCAAATCGCCCACTAACGCGCGCAATTTTTCCCGTAGAAGGCTACTGGGCGCCATACACACGTATTTGACTTTTTCGTAACGCGCCCGAAACGCCACGAAGTCTTCAAAGCCCAGGATACTCGGATCAAGAAATTTGAACTGGTTCCACAAATCTGTGGGAGAGCGTGGAGAGACGAGTCCTGACATGATGCGACGCCATCCCGCCACTGTACCAAGACGTGCGGCAACGAATTTTCCGGCATTTGATTCAGGATTTTTTATCGTAACGCTTTCATCAATCACCGCAACGCACTGCTCCCGCCGTTGACAAACAAAATCATCAACGAATTGCCGTGCCGTCAGGACGCTCGACAAGGCTTCTGTGTTGATGATAAGTGCCCGCGGGCCACGGTACAGCATGAACGCCTCTCGGGCACTCTGTGCGCCTTTAGACCGTGCTTTAGACGATACCCACACGTGCATTCGGAGCGCCCGGAAGATGCTTTCCGGAAGATCATCTTGCAGTGCACCTTGCCAGGGCAAGTATGCGCCTGCCGGAGCGATTATGAGAAGATCAAGCGCGCGACGCTCTGTGACCATTTTGCCGAAATCATCGGTAATCACCTTGCTCTTTCCGCAACGCATGCCCATAAGCACAGCAAAAGCACGTTGTCCGTCAATCGCTTTCAGTGCATCCACTTGATGCGCGCGCGGCTTGCGGCGGGAAACGTAGTCCGGCATAAAGGTTCCTTGTGTTTGTAGAGGTTCTCATATGTCCCGTGACGGTGCCTTGCGTATTACTTTTCGGCAGAAACTTCCCACTGCCATGTGGGTATCCGTCGAAACGGGACTTACGGAAGGAGGCGTGCCGGATGCACACTACCTGTTCCCGTGCGGAATTGCAGGTTGGATCGAAAGTAAAAAGACCGCGGCAAACGCCGTAAAGTTCCGGACCCTGCAGATTGCGTGGTTGTCCCGCTATTGGCGCCTTGGCGGGCGTTGTTTCATCGCTGTCCGGCAAACCAAACGCGATGAACTCTATCTGTTCCGCGGTGCTGATGTAATCGCGGTCCGCGATCACGGACTCGTGGGCGCGGAACCGCTGGGGATGTGGCAGGGCGGCAAAGCCAAATGGGACTGGGTTGCCGTTCGCGAAATTCTTACACGGGAATATCCCCGTCAAGCTTGACCGGGATAAACACCAGTTGTCCGCCAAATCCGTAACTTGAGCAGGCGAATCTGGTTGCGGCGGATAGATTTACGCCAATGTTCGTTGAACATTTTCAGTGCAGATTCGTTACTATGTGCGCGGCGCCGATTATTGAGAATATCCCGCAGAATGTTCGTGCGGTAGTGCGCGACTTGATTTAATATAGGCAGTTTGTCAATGACAGCTTGTGCTGCCTCCAATTGCCTGTCTAGTTCGTCCATCTCCCGTTGAATGGCAGCATCAGACATCTGTGCCCAATCCTCCCAAAGATCATCGTCTTTGCTCATTGCTTTTACTCCCGTTCGGCGCCCGCGCGGCGGGCGGCCTCCAATTCAACTCGGCGCGCCTCCTCTCGGGCTTGTTGGGCGTCCGCCGCTTCTTTGATGGCCGCGGAAAGCATTTCTGCCTCCCTGCGGTATAACTCCCGCTCTTTGCTCACTGTTCACCTATTCAATTCTAAAGTGCCGCTGTGCGTCGTGGCGCACAGCGTCGGGGACATGCTGCCATTCAACAGCATAGACCGTGTAGGGGTCGGGGTTACCGATTATTCGGTAACCCCAAATAAGACGGAACCGGAATCTCTGCGGCTTTGTGGCGATGTACACGACGCCATTGCACGGGCCGCTGGTCCATTCTCGGGATTTGTTGGGCATAACCATTCTCCACTGGTTTCCCCGCCGCCCCGCTTCTCCATGGCGCGATCGGACCTTTCAACTGCACAGGCAGTAAATCGGCAGGAATCGCGCCATGTCTTTTCAGACGTGCCCTAATCAGGGACCATATCCGGGCTGTTGTCAACACCGCTGTCAATCGTTAACGGATAATTCACATACGCGCCACCACACAATGGAGGCGCCTTCGGGCAGTGTTGTGGCACCCTTGGGAAGTCGCGGACCCGTGTACTGCCCAACAATGAGGGTATCTCCGGGGGAGAGCACAATAGTCTGACGGTTGAATTTCACTTCTTTACCAAGGATAGCGGAGAAAATCGCCGCACTCTGTTCATGTCCGACAATGGACACGATTTCCCCTTCTGCATCAGGAAGCCAGGGGACACTTATCTCAGAACCATCCGTTGTTATTTTCGTTCTCATTTGGTTGAGAAAAGCAACAAAAGGCTTGCTGCTCTGTGTCTGCTTAACACCGTCAAGCATGTTGAGACTAAACGCATTCGAGATATAGACAGTCATGTTGCTGACTCCTCCTTGCTGTAAGCTAGCGCTTCGGCGACAATGTCAAAGTGCTTGGTTTCTTGGCGCGGATCGTAAAACCGCGGCGGATCTTCATTTTCGGATCGGGAGAGAAACCAATAATTACCCGCAGATGTCCCCAGCCAAGCAATGAAGTCTCCATCTTCCAAGGAGGCTTCCCGGATAATCCTTGCCTGGGTTCCTAGATTCGATCGCGGGTGCTGTTGCCCGTAACGGGCAAGTGCCGCCACCACCTGCCTGCGATCTTTCGCCCGGGCGATAGCATAATCCATCGTGCTTAAAAGCACAATTATTTCATGCCCGGGCATTTTCACATGGTGGTGCGCATTCCATATGCGCTTGTGCTGTGCAGGGTCCATTCCGAATCCGTGCAATCCGAGATGGCGTATCGCTACATCATTCCAAACGTACATGGCGCCAAGCCACGCATTTCGCACCTCTCCAAGCAATGCTGGACGGGCACCGAGTCGATAAATTCCCGTATCGCTCATTTCACTTCCCTGTTTCTGAGAAACCGCCGCAATGCGGCTTTTGCGTTTGGTGTCGCAACGGGATGAATTTTCCCGTTGCGAGGTATTGTAAGGACGACTCGTCCGTCTATTTTTATCTGTGCGTGACACCGTTTGTTGACGATTTCGAATGCCACACGCCATTCATCAAGAATGGCGTGTAACTGCGGGTCTAGTTTTATCCCTTGTGATCGTGCCACGTGTGACCGCCGTCATGACTGTGACATCCCTGGGCGACTGCCTGCCGATTAACCGTTCGCCCTGCAAGCTGTTCTGCCCGAGCAATCTTTTGTCGAGCCAGAACAGATCCGTTCGCCATAATGCGCCGATATGCGCACAGGTCCGATACGCCATTGCGGTCTGGTTCAACCCAGCCTTGAAAGGCAATCGATCCTTGCGGACCAATTATCACCTTGACTTTGTCGGCAGCTAACAGTGCCGAAAGCTTTTCAACTGCCGCCTTGATTTCGGCGATTCTCCCGGAAATCGTCTGCCCGGGCGCAAGTTTGGTTTCACAAGGCATTGTTGTTCTCCTCTCAAAATTCGACGTTACGGGTTTGCGGCGCAACCGTTGCACCGATATCCGCAACGGGTTCCAAATCCAGCACAGAGGATTCGTGTTTCACTTGATCCTGTGTCGGCACTTCCTCGGGAACCTCGGGAGCCAGATCAACAGCACGCCCAACCGATTCTGCTGTGCCGATTTCGGTCGGCACAGTGTCGATATCCAGGAACATCGTTCGTGCGGCGGCAATCCGCGCAATCGTTGTCCTGTCTATCTCCTGTGCGGCCTGTTCCCCAGCCTTCACAATTTTACGGGCAACTGCCCGCGCCGCTTCCACAGCTTCTAGAACGCGTTCCTGAGCGTCCGGGGAAAGCATTGTACCAAGATTTTTGGCACGATCTGCAGCCGCACGCACGGACTTCACATCAAGGTTTGAAATCCCAGTCTCCATTGTGGAGAGCAATTCCCGAATTTCACTGGAAATCGCCTTCACTGCCTCAGCATCATCGGGCGCGATACGCCCAACAAGCACATAGACCCGCACCTTGCTTATAGTGGATGTGGCGTTGAACTCGTCTGCCACGCGCCGGGCTTCCTTGATTTGTTCATCAAGGACGCCTGTCTTTCCATCCGGGCAAAGCAGTCCGAATTCCGAGAACACGCACGCACTGCGGACCAACAGCTTTACCCGGTCCCGCGCCTTGTGGGCGCGTTCATGTTCTTCCGGATCTTCAATGGTTCGCACCGTCTCCCAACGTGCCTTCCTTTGTCCGTCTTCTGTTACGTGGTCTTCTTCCAGGTCAATTTTGTCATATTTGACATTGCCCTGGATGCTGGTCCGCAGGGAAACCAAAAGTCCCGGACGTAGCGTTGAAGCTTGGATCGCCATGTGTTTTCTTTCCTTTCGGCCATCATCAGGTGCCGCCTCACGGCACGACGGCGGAATATCCGCCGTTTCGGCCTTTATGCGCGAATATCGATGCTACGGAACTCCCAATCCGGGAAACCCTTCTCATCCAGCACGCGCCGCGCCTCTTCTTCGATACGATACCAGTTGGGCCAATCGAACGAAAACATGAACCGATCTTCGCCCTTGAAGGCAACGGCACTGAACTTCTTCATTTTGGTATTCATTGTGTTTGCTCCTCTTTGGTCATCATCAGGTGCCGCCTCACGACACGACGGCGGGAACCCGCCGTTTCGACCTTTTCGCCTCTCACCAGTCCTTTCCCGTTCCTACGTTAGGGGACTGAGTTCTGCCGATTACCATTGGGCCTGCCCGTGTCACCGCCTTTCGTTCCAACTAATAAAGCTATCCTAAGGGTTCCCTCGGGAAACGTCAACAAGTTTTTTGAATATTTTTCAAAAAACTTAGCGAAGCTGTCAGCACCCGCCACAGCTTCGCTAACCAGCATCAGATGTCGAGTTTGCGCCCGGTTCCTTGTGTAGTCTCCGCCTTGGAAACTGTCCGTGTGGCAAGCCTTGCGCGACCACTGCGGGACCATTCCCGTAATTTCTCAATCTTCTCTGCTGATGTCCGGGTTGACGGCACAGTCTGCCTTGCAGCAAACCACAGATCATCCACGGTAATTTCCCGTTCCCCATCTCCGAATGCCGTATACATGGCGTCCGGAACCAGTGCCGCAATTTCGGCTCCGGAAAAGCCTTCCGTTGCTGCAACTACAGCAGCGGAATCCTGTTCTTTGGACACAAGCGTTTTGGTGTCCCGACCGTGTGCCCGTAATGCGGCGGACAGGATGCTTGCCCGTTCATCAGGGTTCGGCAAATCAACGAACCACACTTCATCAAATCGCCCCTTACGGAGCAATTCCGGAGGCAGCGCAGAGATGTCGTTTGCAGTAGCTACGACAAACGCCTGTCCGCTACGATCTTGCATCCACCCTAGAATGGCGCCCAAAGCATCCGATGACACGCCACCATCTGCAGCGCCTTGCGTTGCGCCTGCCAAGGCTTTTTCAATTTCATCCAGCCACACGACGCACCGCCCCATGGCTTCAATGATCTGGAACGCTTTCCGAAGGTTCCCTTCGGATTCGCCCACATATTTACTCTTCAATGCGCCCAGGTCCATCCGAAGTAAGGGCACGCCCCAGGCTGTTGCAACAGCCTTTGCTGTGAGCGACTTACCACACCCGGGGACACCAACAAGGAGTGCACCTTTTGGCGCTGGCAGACCATAAGCCCGCGCACGTGGCGAATAAGCGGCGCGCCGGGCAATCAGCCAATCTTTTAGATTGTCGAGACCACCCACAGCGCCCAACCCGCCAGAAAGCGGTTCGAACCACTCCAAAACACCTGCCTTGGAGATGACGCGGCGCTTTTCCTTGGTAATCAGCGGCGGGTCGATCTTCCGGATCTGTACCAAGGATTTTGCAAAACACGCCGCGGCTTCCTCTCCGGAAAGCCCCACCGCCGCATCAATTGCTGCCTCGCGAACCCCATTGATTGGTGTTGCGGGACCGCGAACGGGCACGCCTTTCTCATCGTTTTCGGGCAGTGCCGTGATTGCAGCGTCAAGGATTGCCGCAATTTCCTCGCGATCGGGCAAGGGCCATTCGATCACTACCGCGTGTCCCTCCAATTCGTCCGGGACATTTGGGGAAGTCGTCAACACGACGATTGCCTGTGACGTGCTCCGCCCGGTCCCGGGCAGTGCCCGGGCAAGGTTCCGAAGCTGTCGCAACGTGACCATGCCGATTGGCCCTTGCAGCCATGGCGCCAAGTCTCGCATGATCCACACGCACCGTTGTGCACGCTGCACATTTTCGGATTGTGCCTTTATCATCGCGAACATGGCGCTGACATCCTCAGTGCCATCACTACCCGGCACCCGTGCCCCGTCGATAGTGCGTGCGCCTTGTGCGACATCCCATGTGCAGGCACCATATCCCGCTGCAGCCGCGGCCTGCACAATGTTGGTTTCAACCCGAGATTCTTCCCGGGTAACGATCCAAATCAGCGGGTTCCGCGCCCGCAACAAAGCGGCGACATCCGCCGCAACAATCTGGCTTTTGGTCTGTGTCATTTTTGTTCCCCAGCGTTTTGAATTTCGTTATGCCGCGTCATGACGCGTCCGCCTCAATGAAGAGACGTTCTTTACCAGGACGCTTACCCTTACGGACTTCCACCGCACTATATGCGGCCTTGGTGTAGTGGGCGCGATCGCGGATCGCGGTAATGCGCAACACCTCGCCGCTTTTCAAAGTTACGATGTCGCCGATTTTGTATTTTGACACGATAAATTCTGCCATTGTCTTTCTCCTTTTGGCCATCATCAGGCACCGCCTTACGGTGCGACGGCGGAATCTCCGCCGTTTCGGCCTGCTTTAAGCAACACCCATCCACCTTGCCCGGCCACAACCCCGATTTTCGTCATAAATGCAGCCGCGTGCATATTTGGTAGCGGGTGCTTTCCAGCTGGCTGCCTTAAGCACATTCCCGTTTGTGGTGTCCACAAATCCCCATACGGACTGTTGTCCGGAGCGTTCTGCGACGATACGGACATAACGGCGCCCGTATTGCATAGACAGTTTGGTATAGCTGTAAGAGCCGCTGGCATCGCACAAAGCTTGTGCGGCAACCAAGAATGCTGCAAGAGCGGCTTCAAATGCTTCGTTTTTCATGATCGGTACTCCCTTTGGTCATCATCAGGTGCCGCCTTACGACACGACGGCAGAGTCTCTGCCGTTTCGACCTTTTCGCCTCTCACAGACTCTTTCCCGTTCATACGTTAGGGAGTCTAGTTCTGCCGATTACCATTGGACCTGCCCGTGTCACCGCCTTTCGTTCCAACCAACAAAGCTACTCTAGGGCATTCCCCAGGAAAGGTCAATAAGTTTTTTGAAAAAACTTCAAAAAACTTTTGGCGCCCACAAAGTCCATGGGCGCCGTGGGGTTAGCCGCGGAGCAACGCGGCCACCTTGATTTGCGCTGCAGCCAATGCCTTGCGATCGGTGTATACTTCGTGGTGACCACCTTCAAAAGAGTCCTTGTTGCGGCTTTCCTCGGAAGGGGGAGAGATGAACACGCGGGTACTAGCCTGCCACTCAATCCTGATGGTCATTGCCAGCACACGGGCCTTCCACCACGCCAAACCGCCGAATTTGTACTCAACGCCGTGGAACTCCTGCCAAGACTCATCGTTGACGTATTCCGCATCAACCATTTTGTATGCGGCTTCCAGCCGGGCGAACGCCGCTTTCGCTGCCTTCACATTCTTGATTTCGTGGCGGATGATTTCATAGGAACCCATAACCGTCTCCCCTCTTTCTGGTCTGGCTCGGTCTGTCCGGCCCGTCTGACAAGATTGATAATAAGCATTCCCCAGGAAACGTCAACAGTCTTTTTGAATATTTTTCAAAAAACTTTCGGCGCACGCTTGTGCGGCATGCCACCCAGAACGCCAAGCGATTGCGGATTTTTCATCCCGCAAAAGATCCGGCACAGAATTGTTGAGAACTCCTAAATAGAAATCCATAAAACCGACTTTGAATTCAGGGGTATCGGCCATATCGCCATATGCCGCGACCACATCGGGGTTAAAATATACACGCATTTGTTTGTCTCCTCTTTCTGGCCATCATCAGGCACCGCCTTACGGTGCGACACGGGATATCCCGTGTTTCGGCCTTTTAGAACAGTTCCAACTGGTCGGGCGCCTGCTCAGTGTCAACCACAACAGCCCGCTGAGCACGTTCTGCGAGATATTCAAGAACCTGCCTGCGGCGCCATTCGCGATCCTCTGCGGTCTGGCGTTCGATAAAGTCGATCGCGCTAGCTTCGTTGCGGCACTTGACAACAAGGTTGCCACGGCAGAACACGCCGTAAAACAGGGTCTTGGTGGGTTTGGAAAGCTTTACTGCACGAAACTTGCGCTTCCAGCGCAGTGCACGCATCACCATGACAGTTCCTCCTCTTTCCAGGCGCCACCCCGGTGCCAACAAAGTCACTGTGCGCCTTTCCCCAGGAAACGTCAACAGGCTTTTGAAGATTTTTCAAAAAATCTTCGGCGCCAGGATCAATCCACGCCTTCCCCGCGAAGCTGTAAGTCAACATAGGTCCCGAGAGGGCCAGTCATAGGGAAATGATCGGGCCAATAGGCCACGTAGCCTCTGCCAAGCTGGTCTGTGCTAGGTGTGGGCAACGCAGGGTCACCAAGGAATGCTGCCAAGTCCCACAGCGTGCCTATGTCCGGGATGCTAACCGCAAAGCATTCCCGACTGAACATCCCCCTTCCGTTGTACCTCATATATGTCAGGTCATTTTCTCTGCAGAAATCAATGATTCCCGCGATCTGTGTTTTCTTGTCACCACACATGTTGTGCTCTCCTTTGGCCATCATCAGGCACCGCCTTACGGTGCGACACAGGGCACCTGTCCTGTGTTTCGGCCTTACGCCTTCAACGCCACAACATTCTTTTTGGCATTGAGAGCCTTGTTGCGCTTCCGGGTTTCCGCGCCCTTACGCGCCGCAATCTGCCGGGCAGTCAGCACCTTTTCGGGCGCCTTGACTTTGATGGGAGTAGTTTCGTGTCCTGACACTGCAATCAAGCATGGTGCAAACAAGCACGCCAGCCCGGACAAGATCCAGATTATCACACGGGCAACAGCATCTTCGCTCCATCCGAGTGACTGTGCCGCAAACTGGATCGCGGCAAACTCTCCCGATCCGGTAACCGCAGATGCATCAGCCGCACCCTTTTCGGTCCGTGCCGCAAGCAGAACGCTAGACGCTTCCGCCCGTTTCTGGAGCAAAGCAGTCTTCCGGGACTCTGCCTCAATTTTGAGTGCCCGTGCTGCTTTGACACGGTCTCTATCGTCCTTGGCGCGGATCTGTGCATCGGAAATTTTGTTGATTTCCTCGCTTACCGCAGCAAGCTGTCTGTCAAGCTCTGCAACAGCGTCTTCGGCTTGCGCAATGTGCGCCGCTGCATTGGTCACTGCCACCATGTTTGCCGCATCAGCGGCGTGCCGCCGTGCTTGGTAGCCTTGGCTAAATTGGCCGGCTACCCCGATGATGTCAAGCACAATAACAATGCTTGCCAGCACGGCAAGTCCGTATTTGAGACTGGGGCTGATCGTCTGCCAATGCTTGTGAAGATAGGCAAACGCAACCAGCATGCCAACCTCGAATAAGATACCCATCACCCACACGGCATTAACGCCCAGGACGTTGACACCGGGAATGAAGCTGGCAAGCCCGGACGTTGCGACAATGCCTGCAAATGCCGACATCGCGCACGCTGCCCAAAAAGCAGCGGTGTTGAGAGTGATTTTCATGGATCATTGCTCCTTTCAATAACGAACGGCGTTGGTTGGCATACCGTCTTCACCCAGGCAGATGGCATGCCCGGACATGTCTTCAGTCGAGACAAAAACGAGTTCTTGTTTCCCGATGGTGGGGAAAGCGGCCTGGGCCACTTCCAACACCTTTTTGTTGAATCTGTTCCGCTCTCCCATGTTCTTGAATGAAGCGGTCTCGACTTCGATTGTGATTCTCATACGTGGCATGGTGTCTTTCTCCTTTGGTCATCATCAGGTGCCGCCTTACGACACGACGGCGGAGTCTCCGCCGTTTCGACCTTTTCGCCTCCCACCAGTCCTTTCCCGTTCATACGTTAGGGGACTGAGTTCTGCCGATTACCATTGGACCTGCCCGTGTCACCGCCTTTCGTCTCTGTCTGACAAGACTGATAATAAACATTCCCCAGGAAACGTCAACAAATTTTTTGAAAAAACTTCAAAAAACTTTTGGCGCCCATTTACGCCTTTCTGCGGGGTTGGCGCTGTGTCGGGCTTCCCGCAATAGCCGCGGTTCCTGCTTCGGTACGCTGCCAGATCCACGGCTTCTCACTATCCGCGTACTCGACGAAACCGTGGTATTTCAGTTCCAAAAGCAGGTTCCGTGCCTTTCGGTTCCGTGCTCCCACACTGTACCCCGACACATTGGCGAAAATGGCGATAATGCCAGTTTCCTCGGGTCCGCCATCAAGAGCACGAAGAATCGCGAGTTGTTCTGCCGAAAGTTTCATAGAGGTTCTTCCTTTTCCTAGAGGTAATCAAAGGGGGACTGGCCGTAATTGGGGCCACTGTAATCGTGATTAGGTGCATCCGCCCGGATCACGAGATACTCCCCGTCTTTATTCTTGTACTGCAAATCCATTGACCGGATCTGTGCATCCTGCCATGACGCGATTCCCTCTTCAACAAGATGGTATTGGGAATATGCGCGCCGCACGATCCGCCAAGTCATTGTCTGTTCCGCCATAATCGTTACTCCCCTTTTTGGGCTGGCCCGTCCGGCCCGTCTGACAAGATTGATAATAATCATTCCCCAGGAAACGTCAACCTGTTTTTTGAAGATTTTTCAAAAAACTTTCAAATCACCCCGAGCAAAGCATGGGAGAGGCTTACGCCTCTCCTTTCCAATCGGCTATCCGCTGCGTCAGATATCCGATGTCTTGAACCATCTCCGCAATCTGAATCCGCAGGTGCCGTACCTTGCTTCGGTACTCCCCCGCATATGAGTGCGGTTGCACGTAGTGCTGGTTGTCATTCTTATCGAAATTGTCGGGTTTGGTATAAACGACACTCTTCATTTTGCCCGAAGCATCAAGCTTGATGACTGCGTCAAGCTTATCGGGCGGACAGTCCAGGAGAGAATTCAACGACTCCTGTTTGATTTTCATCCACTTTTTGACTTCAGGCAAGTAGTTCTCTAAAGCGTCTTTCGCTACTTCGTAGGGGCGATATTTCGCTCCGTAACACGAAGCAGTCTGCCAGCCCTGCCCGGGACGTTTGAAGCCGTGGTGTGCGATCACGCCATTTTTGGATTTGACCGCTCTACCACAAATTTGACAAACCGACATAGTTGTTCTCCCTGTTTGGCCATCATCAGGTGCCGCCTCACGGCACGACGGCGGAATCTCCGCCGTTTCGACCTTTTCGCCTCCCACCAGTCCTTTCCCGTTCATACGTTAGGGGACTGAGTTCTGCCGATTACCATTGGACCTGCCCGTGTCACCGCCTTTCGTCTCTGTCTGACAAGACAGATAATAATCGTTCCCCAGGAAACGTCAACAAGTTTTTTGAAAAAAATCCAAAAAATCCACTGGAGGCATTTCGAATATCGCGCTACACACAAGACGGAGAAAGGAGGCAGATATGCCCACACTCACAGAACACATGCAGTTGATGAATCGCGCGCGCAAAGAGCACCAGGAGTGCTACGAAGGCATTTGGACTGCGGCACAAGCACACAATGTGTACCACGATCGCATTACACCAAATGAGTTGCGCAAACTCTCGTGCATGGATTTGGCATTCGCCGCGCTTGATCGCACTCGGGCGGCAATAACCGCTGTGGAAGATGCAGCCATAAAGGACCACTGTGCTTACAGAGATAGCTGTGGCGTGTTTGGCTGGTACAGTTCCCGAGACGCGCGCAAGTTCCGTGCGGCTGCCCGGAAACGCGGTTCAGTATAGTAAAATATCGTTATTCAATCAAAGGTTGCTGTGGGAGATTTCCTCCCACAGCGTTCGCTCAGCAGCGATGAATCGCTGCATTTTTTCAAGAAAATCCGGCAGTTTATCGGGGCTCCACCAGATTTCCAGTCCCCGCGGATCGCGCACCCACCCTTTCGGCAGCGGTAAGTCGTATTCCCAAAGCACAGGCTTTGACACCCATCCATACAAACGTACACGGGCTTTAATACGTCGCCTTGATGCGCGTTTCATAAACATACTTAATGATTCGTCCCAAGTATGGACATGATCAGCATGATCACACTGATGATGAACAGCACGGTTATCAGTGTAGATAGCGTGCCATTATTATTATTGTTGTTGTTGTTGCTCATGTTGCTTCACCCCAGTTCTTTCCATATGCGATGTCTGTTAACACAGGGACTTCCAGTTCCACTGTGGATCGCATGATTTCCGCGACATTGTTGGCAATCTTACGACTGCCCGTGGATAGGTTCAATTCATCGTGTACCTGGATTAAGACACTCCCACCATAGCCGGCATTCCAGATATCAAGCATTGCCTTCTTCATTTGGTCCGCAGCCGATGGCTGTACAACCGAATTCAATGCTTTATGGATTCTGGCCCGCACCAGCTTTTGATTCGGCCACATCATACGTGCCTCTTGTTCATGAAGCAACCGATCGGTGCGCTTATTCCAATCGTCTGGCTCCCAAAACGGGAATCTCTGCCGTCTTCCTAAGAGTGTGGTAATATAGCCACGTTCCCGGACGATACGCTGTGCTGCGTCAGCCATAGCCCGGGCAAACGGCATTTTTTCCCGGTGTTGGCTAAACAGCCGCTTGGCTTCATCATAGCTTATGCCGAGTGCGCGCGATGTCTCTTCAATGCCGCGGCCATAGATGATCGCGAAATTCAAGCCTTTGGCCATAGAATAGGCCAGCGCGGTGATTTCCGCGACAAATTTGTGATAATTCAGGTTCGGGTCTTCTAGATAACGGCGCTGTGCCTCCACAGCGGTTGCCAACCGTTCCCGCAGTTCCCGAGGGAATTTTACGTATCGGGATGCTACAATAGCGAAGTGTACCAGAAGCCGTACTTCCTGTTGACTGTAATCGACCGATATCCATTCCTCACCTTCCTCGGGGATAAGACACGCGCGGATTAGTTTTCCTTCCGCAGTGCGCGCAGGAATGAACATCAGGTTAGGGTCCGACATTGAAATTCTGCCGGTAACTGTTCCCCCGTCATCGGATTTCAGCGGATTAATGGACCCGTGCACGCGGCCATCATGGCACTTACCAAGTAACTGCCCGTCTAGAAACGTGCCGATAAGTTTATCTTTTTCACGGGCACGGAGCAGTGCTTTCGCGATCCAGTGATCTGTTGCTTTGAGCAGTTCATTCTTTATGGAGGGTTGCCGAGTCTTAGCCGTGACATCGTATTTGATACCCACATAATCCAAAACACGTGCGACGCTCTGTGGTTCCCACAGAGCGACATCTATGCCCGTAGAATCCTTGATCTGCGCAATTTCGTGCTGCACATCTTCCCGGAACCGTGTTTTCAATTGGTCAACCCGATCCAAGTCAACACGTACACCGCGGCGCCGCATGTCAGCGTACATCGGCAGCAATGCATGTTCCAGATCGCAGATACGAGTAAGACCCTCTTTTTCAATCAGAGGTTTGTGCACATTCCAAATGTCTCGGGGGAGTGAAGAATCTTCGATCGCATAAGGACCGACAAATTTGGCATGCAGGCGCCACAATTCGCCTTTTGGATCGTATCCAAAAGCCTTCGCAGCATCCGCCAACATCGCTTCATTCTTACCGCGGCCTAAACGGTCCTGGGCAATATTTTCCAGGGAATAAGAGCGCCGGTATTCATCAAGCAGCGCTTCTGTCATTTGAATGTCTATGACAGGGCCAGCGATTTTTACGCCATCGTTTTCAGCCCATGGTATGTCATATCCGGCATTGGCAAAAATCTTGCGTTGCTTTGTGTCAGCAAGTACATGGTTAAGATAGCGGCGGACTTGGTTCCGATCCAAGTTGCCGCCGCCTTCGTGTCCCACGGGCAAATAAGCAGAGAAGTTGTCGGCAGTGATGGAATAGCCAACAACTTCCCCGCCGCCACGCCACGCCCAGCCCGCGCCTTGTTTGGCATTCAAGCCTAAGTCGTGGGTTTCTGTGTCAATCCCGATGTCTCCTACAAGCCTGTCAGGCCATGTAGACGGATCGGGCGCAACCCAGTTGGATTGCGGAACCCTTGTTATTTCCTCTATTGAAAATCCCAGTCCCATCTGGCCGCGAGACTCATACCGTTGTTCGCGGCTTGCCATCCTGCCTTACCCCGATTTATCTCACCACACCACAACATGCCTTGCCTGATTCGGGAATTAGAACGGCACTTCATCATCCATGCTGTAGTAACGGGCTGGGCTGGCTGTTTGCTCGTCTTGTGCGGTATCCTCAGAATCGGCGTTATTGTTACCACTGAGCATGACGAGTGTTGCGCCGAATTGCGGCAACACGACTTCCGTCGTATAGCGTTCGACGCCCTGTTGATCTGTCCACTTTCGGGTTTGAAGTTTCCCTTCAATATATACTTTTGATCCTTTGTGTAGATACTTCTCAATAACCTTGCAAAGACCCTCATTGAAACAAACGACACGGTGCCATTCTGTGCGTTCCTGCTTTGCACCAGTAGCCTTACTTTTCCACGACTCGGATGTCGCGATGCTAAGATTAGCGATCACTCCGCCATTCATCGTGCGCCGCATCTCAGGATCACGCCCGAGATTCCCAACCAAAATCACCTTGTTGACGCTGCTCATGTGTTGTTCTCCAGAAGAGTTGTTTTTGTAGTGGGTGTGCCGTAATCTGTCCAGTATTAAATTTTAAAAATTTGTCAAAACCATCTTGTTATTTCTTTCCCATAGCTGCAGCAACCCGCGCAAATTTGCGTGCCGCGTCTTCTAGCGGTACTTTCGTTTCCACAGGGTCTGTAATAATCCACCCACCGTCTGTAAGTGGGGGAGGAAAAACGCACACCGCAAGTGTCGGAGAATAGCGGACAATTGCACTGAATCCCTGTTCTGCCCAACGAACAAAGAACTTTTTAAGCTCTTCATCGTGCATCCACGATTCACGGTCCTCTGTCCATACGACCACAGCCGGCAGATCAAAAGGTGCGCGACCTGACCAGGAAACAGTCGTGTAATCCGCCACAGGGTCTATGATGTATCCCGCGCGATCCGGGCGGGATAGCCCGTCTACGCCAATGCCCAACAACCACCCGCAAGACCATTGTGCGCATTTCTGCGGACGGAAGGCATATACCTTACACCCACCGCGCCGTTGGTGCTTACAGCGCACGCCGTGTGCCTTATCAAGATTGGCATCTTGAACAGGCAGGATCTTACAGCAAAGCGAACATTCCCCACACTTCCTGCCAACAACGGCCTTCCATGTAGAAAGTATTCCGGGTGGCAGCAACTCAATTGCAGATGTCACGTTCCCGCCCTCCTATGAAAAAGCTTCTCAATCTCTCGTTTATTGTCGCCGCGCGCATCAAAATCGCCGACAACTTCTTTCTGCCACAGCACTTCCCACCGTGCGGCTGCTTTTTCGGCTTCTTTACTGATCCTCTCGTCTATTGCCTGCAAAGCAGAGAATGCCGTGTGTAATGCTTCGGGCGACGACTTGTCATTCTGCACAATACGATATCGTTCGCCCGCTTCGGCACGCAAGCGCTTAAGTTCCGCAGACGGTTTATAGATGCTGGCAGGCGGTCCCGTGTATTCCGACACGAACACGTCGTGTCCCGCAGCCACCATCTTATCTGCCCACCGCCAAAAGGCGGCACGGTTCCACGTGTTAAGTGCTAGATCATCTCCTATATCGATATCCGTCTTGGCTCCGCCATAGCCTGTAGTTCCTGTGTAGGGAGGATCACAGTATATGATGGAATCCCGTGGGATACTAAGTTCATCGTATCGGGCATAAACGAACTTCGCACCGTGCAAAAGCGGCGCCTCTCGGAGAGCCTGTTTAGCGCCATTGGCGGCATAATCTACAGATCCGCGCGCGTATCCTGCGAACCATTTTGCACCGAATGAAACCGCCGTCGCGACGAACGCCACCAGTTCCGGGGGATACGAATCAGGATTTTCCTTGATATGTTTGTACTGTTCTTCCGTCACATTCTCGGGAGGCACCCAGCCTTGATTACCGATCGCGTCTAATAGTTCGATCATACGCCAATTGACATCCCCGCCAATACGTGGACCCTGTTGCGCGGGAACACGGCATATTATGTTGCCGCCGCCGACAAATGGTTCCACCCAAGGCTGGTTTGGCTTCCTGTGCGCTGTTGCAATAGCAATGATTTCTTCGGCATATCTCGCCTTCGAACCCATATAGATCATTGTCCCCGTCTCTTTAGGAAAGCTGCATTGGCATTACCACGGCCAACGTGGATGCGTCGTCTTTGTTGGAAACCAGAATCGGAGACCGCGGACCCTCCAGACGCAGTGTCACCAATTCCCCACCGATATTGTCCAAAACCTCTCCAAGATATCGTGAATTGATTCCAAGGATGACGGATTCATCGTCATATTCAACCGGTATTTCTTCAGTTGCACTACAGCCGGTTTGCGATGTCACGGACAGCCGCAGCAAGTCATTTGTTATTTCTGTCTTAATGCCTTGACCATCTTCTGCGGCCACGGCTGTAACACGTGACAGCGCTGCACGTAGTGCCAACCGATCTACATCAATAACCCTGTCATTTCCCAGTGGGATAATCCGCGTATATTCAGGGAATGTGCCGTCAACCAGCCTTGATGTTATACGTGTGTCACCGATCATGAACCGTACCAATGTGCGGGTTACTTCTACCGTCACTATGCCTTCAAAATCTTTTGCAAGTCCCGCCACTTCCTCCGCTGTTCTGCGGGGGACGATAAAGCCCGGTATGGATACCGGACTATAACTGTGCGTTGATGCTGGATCGTATATGCCAACATCCTGCTGAATGAAACGATGTCCATCTGTGGACACAGCCCGCAACACGTCTATGTGTCCCCGTGGGACATGCACATAGACACCTGTGAGAAAGGTGCGGGAATCGTCCGTCGCGGCAAATGTCGCGGTGCGCAACAACTTACAAAACTCTCCGCTTTTCACAGCAAACCGCGCGGAGTTTTCCGCGGAAACCTTGCTGCCCAAGAACGGAAAATCCTGCCAATTCAGGATTTGCATGGAGAACTTTGCGCGTCCTGCACGCAAGACCAATTTGTTGCCGTCTGTTTCGGCGCCGATACGCGCACCATCCGGCAATCTGCGGACAATCTCATAAAGGATGTGCGCTGGTGCCGCTATCTCGACCGGCTGTTGAAGCCCCTGTATGGCCGATTCAACTCGAACCTCTACATTTAGATTCGTTCCCGTGAACGTTATTGAGGATCGCGCTTCATCGGGAGTTATCAGGACATTCCCCATGATAGGCAACATCCCCTTGTCTGCCCGGGCGTCTACTGCCCGGGCCACACGTGTCAGGGCGGTAAGGATGTCTCCCCGCTGTGCCATGAATCGCATTCTATACTCTCCCGCCGCAACGATATGTCAACGTAGTCCGAAGGATAGCCGTGTTTTTCCTTGCGTTTGAGCATGCCGCAAAGCAAATTTGCAGCATGCTCGTTAACGGTGCGCCACTCGTGAACTTCCCCAGAAGGGCAGTGGCGCGCCGCTACAATATATGTCGGATCAGGACGCATAGTAAACGGTTACAGAACCCAGATCCTTTACCATACGCAATTGTACTCCCTGCTTACGAGCAAGCCCTGGGATAGAAACAGCCGTCCACCCGGTTTCTGCCAGGATTTCGGCATATGTTGCACCACCTTCACGCTTCATCAAAGCAACAGCCCGCTGAGTCTTGGTTTCTGTGCCGTTGCTCTTACGCGGCCTGCCAAGCCGCTTGGATACCTTAACCGGTTCCTGTTGTCCCAACAGTTTACGTGGGTTCTCTGTGCTGTCCGCAGCCTTTTTGTTGCGTGAACCAAGCGGCCTGCCACGTTTCCGGGGAACATTGTCTGTAGTAGCTTGCACTGCTTCTACGGGGTTCTTGCGTGGCCTGCCACGTGGCTTGCCCGGCTTCTTTGGCGGTGCACTTGTAGCGACGTGTTCCACACCCTTTAGAAGTTCTTCTTCCTGTTCCTCGGTAAGTTTTTCTTCCTCATCAGGAGTGTGCACAACGGATACAGATCCGTCATCATCCCACACACGCTGTGGCGATTCCTGCCCGGATTCATAGGTTACAGGGGTAACAGCAGATTCTTCAAATGGAGGCGGCCACAGATTATCATCCATAGTCTGTGCCACGGGACCATTTGCATTGAATTCGGCAGTCGCCGCAATCTCTGTTGCGACAAGCTTATGAATAATACGTGCGCGGGTAAGTTGGCAGTGCCAAAGTCCGTCATCCCGATCCACAAGCGTATCAATGACCGGGCAATCAATGCCCAAGTTAACGGCTTCTGCACGCAGATTTTCGTAAAGCGTCAAAAGCTGAGGCGCGGAAAGTCCTTCTGTCTCGTTGATATGCGGAGATGTGTCCAAGATCTTGGAAACCGCCTCATAAAGAGACTTGTCAAGGACATTCAGTTCCGCGATTGCGGCTTCACGGTGCTCAAACGCGTGCGTGCGCTCATGGTGATCGCATCCGAGTTCTGCGGCGATCCGTGCTAGTTCGTTGTGTTCTTCCAGCAACTCTTGAAGTTCTGTTTCACTCATTTGTTTTTTGTCCTTGACTGATCAAAGCATCCTGTGCGTCACCTGATCGCGTCTTGATTATGCGATAAGCAGCCTGAACGCAATGGACTTGATGCACAGCGTCATCAAGCGCGTTATGAAAAACACCTGCCCGGGTAATTGATCTAGGGTCCAAATCAGCCAAATAATACACAGTGCGTGTGTCGCGCACCAAGTAAAACTTCCAGGGAGGTTCCGAGCCTATTGCACGGGATGCGGCTTCCCACAGGGGCGGATCGAAGTTGGCACCCTGTGCCCAGACATACTTAACACGGTTATCGTGGAACCACGAATTGAACGCGCGAACAACATCCCCGAGTTCCTGGGGATTTTGCGCGAAAACGTCTTGTGCCTCTTTCGATTGGCAGCCCCACCATGCTGCGGTATCTCTGTTCACATGCAGCCCGGCATGCCAACAGGACCGATCACGGATATTGGCATAGAATCGGTTTTCGGGCTTGTCCGGAACACCATCCTCTTCAAGATCAAAAATAACCGCACCTATGGAGCGGATAGCACATCCCGTGTGCTGGCCCCACGTTTCCAGATCCAACATGCAGTGTACAGCACCGTCACTCATCGTAACTTCCATTCCATGTGCCCTGTATCGGTGCGCTGCCCTACTGCAACTTGTTTGTGCTCCAGGGCAATCAAAGCATGATGTGCTTCCAATATGGAACAATCCACAGAAGCCGCTATCGTGCCGGTCACCCACCATTTAGTGGGTGAAAGCACGTCCTTGATACGCTGCTCTAAGCTCAAACGTGTTACTCCTTTGCACTGTCTTGTGCACTGTCTTGCCGTTTATAATTGTCTACTGCCTTGCGGACAATATTTGTATTCACCATTGCTATCAGCAAGCCGCGTGCAGCACCATCGGTCGGACAGTCTCTGTCCGCTTCAACTGCATGTTTGATCACATTGGCGTCAGCAGTCTTGACACGCTTGGATCTAAGATCCCCCAGGACTCGAATCGCCACGCGTTCAGCTATCGTTTCGAGAGAAGGTTTTTCAATTCTGTTTATTGCCATTAGAATTTTCCTTCTGCCACCTGGAAACATGGTATTCCCCGGGAACGCCACATGTTCACGACTTGATCGCGGTCATCAAATGCTACAATAGGATTCAAACCCCTGTGCAGGATTTGGTCAAGAATGTCAGACTTGACTTGGTTGTCCGGCCTGTGGTCGCCTTGGGCACGCATGAAAAGCAGTGTGTGGTTGTCTGCAGGCTCGTAAATATGTTTGATAATGGATGCTTCTGTTTGTGCGCGGACTTGTTCTGATCGTCCTGAAACGAAGACAGGCAACAGTCTCTCCGATTCGTCATACCCCTTATGTAGCAGATCGAAAATGCGCACCACATGTGCAATAGGCGGATCATCCACGCATGCAACGAAGAACGCATTCCAGTCCGGAAGAAGATGCTGACGGTGCGTGGTATCAAACAGGGTGCCGTCCAAGTCCCAAATTACACAGTCCTGTGCCACGGTAGCGTGCTCCTTAATTGTGCCAATTACAGGCAACTGCGACACCAATTGTCGTTACTGCGAGTGCCCAGATAAGATGTATGATTATACCCACAGGCAGCGCTGTCATTCGCACTTCCTTATCCGCCGCGATGCGCGCCAGACTGATATCTGCTTCGGGTTTGGCTGTGACCATGCGACGTCTTTCTGTTGCCTCCGCCTCTATGGCACGTCTGCGTTCCTCATCATCGTCGAAATTCCATTTTCCGGATTCATTGGAGAAGGTGCCTGTCAAGACATCCATGTGGGTTGTTCTTTCAGTTGCTAAACTGTTGATGTGTAAGGTTTTGCCATGCTTTTACTGTTTTTGTTGAAAAACATGGCAAAGGGTTCCCGCGGGCCGGACGCTAACCCGGCTTGGAATAGCCAGCTACGGACTCAACCGCGATTTCCCAACCACGGTTGAGCAGGGTACTTGAGCGACTTTCGCGAATGTGGTCCTGGTTCCGTACCTCAAGAGCCTTTATCCCACGTATTCCGGCTCACTTGCTTGCTGCGGCGTCTGCTTTCCGCCTGCCGCGGGAACAACACACGGCACGCCGTGTGTTAAGGATCAGCGTTAAAACGGCACATCCATGTCGTACCCCGGATCACCATCTTCGTAACCCGGCGCATTGTTGTTGGATTGACGAACATTCTCCGCCAACTGCTCTTCATTGGCGCCGGATACGCCCTCAGCATCAACTTCAACACGGCGCCCACCATTGATGGCGTCAAATAGCATCTTACCCCGGGTAATGCCTACTGCGTCCACATAGAGCCCTGTCCGCAACCGCGTGTGATATTCGGGCACCGTGCTGTCACGCTGTACCCACGACTTATCGGCGGCAATCTTCACGAGTTCACCGTTACGTGTTTCGATCACCCGCCCGGTATCGTCAATATAATAGGTGCCGGGAACGATGTCCGCCAAAGTCGCATCCGCATGCTGGAACGAATACCACTTTTTCCCATTGCGTTCCCGCTGGAACGTCGTGAACTTGTACAGCTTCGCGTAGCTATCCAGCGGGCGCCCATTGGGCAGAAACTGCACGCCCAAGGTGGCCATAAGCTGTTTCGAGGCAGTGTGCCCAGTGGAAGTCAGGTTCATTGCATAGGGAAAGAACGTACCGTTCTTGTCCATAATGAAACCGATGTGATGTCTCATCTCCGACAACTCATTATCACCCGGTGTTTGCCAAAACTTCTTCTTTCCGGTTGGATCACGCGGATCAGGCATTTCCTTTGCCATGGTGCCATCAGGCGTGCGCAGTGCAACAACACGCCCCTGGTTGTTCCTCACAGGAACAACAGACGGATGCACGGCGACAAAGCCACCGCCACGCGTGCGCGGAATCCACTCAAACCAGTCCGTGTAGAACCCACAAAGCTGGAAGAGGAACCCGACATTGCCGCGCACTACAGGTGTGCGAAAATTCTTCAACCAGATATCTCCGGGCCGGGCACCTTCGATATAGGCAGGATTCTGCGGGTCCACCTGTGGAGACAGTCCCTGCAGCACATACAGACTGGGGATGATGATGTCTTCCGCGGCACGGGACACACCGCGGCCTTCGGAAATCTGCTCCAAGTCGTCGAAAAAATCAACGGCATTCGCCGCGGTATTGTCATCCACAATAGCCAAGGGCGCGGTTTCCGGCGCGACCATCACCTGTGTTCCCGCAGATATCTCCGCAGTCTCATGTTCCGTGATGGTATCAACAAAAGCATCAGTAGCGGTTTCGGTGATGATCACGTCACTGTCTCCCAGTTTTCGCTGTCTAGGTGTTCTTGCCATTTCGTTTCTCCCGCTTGTTTGATTTCCAACCACCATTTACACGGCGGACCGTATAAATGGCCTAGTGTCAAGTTCAGTTTAGCAAAGACGGGTCTCAATTGTGAGATGTGTACATTGATTATGCTGTGTCCTGCTAACGGTCCGCCGTCTTCTCTGTCAGAGTAGATCTTACAGAACAACTGTTCTGCTGTAATGTGTGGTCCCATTACCAAATGACAGAACACTTTGAATCTGATACCTGCCGGCTTAAAGCAGACCACAGATTCCCCGCTCCGGACAACACCTGTTTTACGATTAATAAACAGTTGCCCGTTACACCGGATCATCTGTTAATCCCACGGTCCCGGACGCATGGGGCCACAATTGGGATGTTGATTAAACATACTGCCTGTGCATTTCACACTGCGAGAAGGTTGCCGCGGTGCAACAGGCATTTCACGCGCATCATCGCTGATATCCCCGCGAGACCGGCTATGGCGGAATCCGCTGACTATATCGCTCTGTGCCGTGCCTGCAATATAGCCTGCAGTTGCCGCGGCAACACCCAGGGCGATCATGAACGCTTTTTGTGAGATAGCCATTTTCAATGTCTCCCTGGGGACACGCTGTGCTGTGGGGGATGGTCAATCTTGACGATATACGCCTTGATTGACTCAGACCAGAAGATTTTTTCAACACTTTCAATGCGCACACCGTGATGTGCCAACCATACGGAAAACGGTTTCCGCATGTTTTGCCGAAGTGCTCCCACCTTTTTCAATGGGCCGTCACCGATTTGAGTCCAAACTTCTTCCATGATTGTCTCCAGACAATTGTGAAATACAGTTTTACTGTGTAAAACCCCGCCTGCCATACCCCATCCCGCCCCACCTCACCATGCCCAATCAGGCCATGCCTGCCATACCCCGCCTTATCCTGTCCCGCCTTGCCATGCCTGCCATATCACACCGGACCATAACACGCCCGGCCATGCCACACCTGCCATGCCTATTCCTCATCCCCCTCTTCAACACCCACCACTTTCCGCACCGCACCGGGCGCCGGAATTTCAAACAGCAACTCATCAATCACGTTGTGCAACGCCCGATCAAGTTCTTGCCGCATGAATAGAACATCCGCGATCCTCTGTGCACTTCGAACCCGGCCAGTGATGGCGGAAATTTCGCTTAGCAAGAGCGCGTGAGAACGTTTTGCATCCTGTATCGTGCGCGAGAGCGGCACATATGCCCGGGATGGCGGACTGTAGACATAACCCCGCGCAACGATAGGCTCTCGTTTCACGTCAAAACCAACATACTGATATTTTCGGATCAGGCTGGCTGCAACGGCCAGCCTGTGTTTGTCGGCTGCCGAAGCGTCGTTCCAATCAAACTCATCGTGTAGAATGTGATTTTCGTTCCTTGCCGCATCCACGACCATGCGTGTTGTTACAGCTTTACTGGACAGCCCTCCTTTTTCGGCGATTTCATCAATTGCTTTCTGTAGATCCTCTTGACTCACTGCCATTTGTTTTCCCCGATTTTGCCGTTACACGCCTTGCCAGATCATGCCCGATCTAGCCGCACCAAGCCTGCCTTGCCATGTCATGCCGCATCTTGCCCTACCCTACCCGAGCATGCCCCGCCTGCCACGTCTAGCCGAAACCCGCCGTGAACCACCCCACCAGAACCCGCCTGCCTTGCCAAGACTTATCATGCCCTGCCGAAACCTGCCGCACCATGCCTGCCTTGCCATGTCGGACCCAGCCTTGCCAATGCTCACCCAGCCCTGCCTGCCCCACCATGCCGTGCCCCACATTACCCAGCCATATCGGACCCAACCGGACCCCGCCTGCCTAACCTTGCCTGACTTCCCACGGCGAACGCAAAACACAAGCACCATGGGAAGCATTTTCGTAAATGGTGTTACTGCAAACCGCCCGGAGCGATTTCGATACCATCGTCAAACGAGTTGCCCGGGCTTTCCGGGTCATCCTGCCGACGACGTGCCATTTCCTCTGTGAACCACAGCATCAAATCCGCCGTGTCATCGTCATAGTATGCCGGCTGATCGTATGCTGCTTGTTGCGGTGCGCGTGCCTCTCGCTTGACGATATCCAAGAACTCAGTATCGCGTGCTTCAGCAAGGCGGTATTTTCCATAAGGACCACCTTTTTGCGGTCTCCAATCGCCAAAACCAACGATCAGACCCGCCGCAGCAATCAAATTGAGGACGTTCTGATCTGTCAGCGGGTTCTGCTTGTACTCAATTTCCAGCTTGCATGCCCATCGCGGGAAAATTGGGCGCGTGCGAACGTCCGGTGTTCTGTTCATGTCGCTGTTCCTGACCATTGCCATGAACAATTGTGGAACGCCATAAAGATCAATATTAATGTCAACGACTTGCGTCCACCTTTCCATGGCCGCGCGCGTTGTTCCCGGAATATCAAGCGCCGCAGCCGCAATGCTCTGATGTGGCATTCCATTTGGCAAATGAAATAGTGCTGGTGCGTTGGGATTGCGATTCCTGTAAAAACAGCCGCGATATTCCTCCAGTGGGTTGTGCTTAAGCGTCTGTGCACGCTCCGCGGCGTTCTTCCGCGGCGACGGACAAAGCAGTTCCTGCCATGCCTTGAACGCGAATCGGTGCATGATTAGTGGACTTGTGCCCACGATGTGGGCAATAACCCGCCGCGTCTTGATTTCATCAAAGATCACGGTTGTTAGTTCTGCTTTTTTTGCCATTTGTCTTCTCCAGGTTAAAGTTGAAAATTAGCGGCCTGCCTAACCGTGCCCGGTCCCACCGCGCCTAGCCGCACCGAAACGAGCCATACCCCGCCTGCCTCACCCAGCCGCACCATGCCCATCCACGCCACGCCCGACCACGCCTGCCTTACCTAATCCTGATATCAACTATCCGTCCAATAATACCTCCAATTAATTCCAGCGTCTTCGCTGTCACCACGTTTTTCTTTACGCGCTCCTTCAGCCAACTCGTCAACGTCATCCACGGGACATTTTCTGAGATCTGCACGCGAATGTCGCCATACCGATCGCGGATTTCAGCGGCAAAGTCAACGGCTGCTTTTCGCTGTTCTCGCGGAAAATAAACCGTGACTTCGGTCTTGATCAAGTCCTGGGCGCCCAATTCGGCTAAGTGATCAAACGCGGCGCGGCGCCTGCTCTCATCCCAGTCCGCCGCAATATTCGCCTTGAAATAAGGCTTCAAGCAAACTCGCGCTTCGGGAACGCCCTTTTCCGCGGGGAAAGTCGTATCAAGCAACCCCGCTGTGTCCATGGCCAGCGGCAACTCCTTGTGTCGGATATTGATCCTGGCTGCATTGATGTGTTCTAGCCTGTCCTCTAACGCGGCTTTTTCTCTGTCATATTCAAGGGCCAATGCCACCAGATCGCGGACCCGCCGTGTTGCGTCATTGTTTGGTGCAGGATCAGCAACGCGCATCTCTAGAGACACAAGGAAAGTTGCTGCGTCCTGTGCAGATGTGTCGTTCTTCATCGTGCTCCCCGCTTGCCAGATGTAGCCACCTGCTCCGCCTTTACCTTTTCCTCTTCAATGCGATTCAGTTCCAGTAATTGATCACACCGTGATTTGTAGGCTACTGCCGATTCGTAAAACTCATCCTCTGCCATGTCTCTTGCACGCTTGCGGTGCCATTCAGCCAAGGCCACAATTTCTTCTTTGCTCAATTCGACATTCATGGCGCTACCTCTCCCCTACATCGCGTCCAGTATCGGTGCAATACCGGATAACACCAGCAACAGATCACGCGGTGATATGTGGTTGCTCACAGACGAGAGCCTGTGAACATAGCTGCACTCTTCTAATGCCGCGGCAATCAATTCGGAACAGAACCAGCTATCCTGTTCCCGCCAGTCTCTGCCAACTGCCAAGCCAACAACACCCGTCGTGTCATATGGCTTACCGACTTGTTCGTGCAGAAATTCGTAGAACATCCCTACATGAAACTGTGAACCGGGCAACTCCACAAAAAGTTCCCGTTTCAACGTGTCCTTGTCGTAACCTGCGGGACGGATCGCAACACCGCCGTTGAAGTGCGCTCCCAACAAGGAACCGTCTGCAAGAACGGCTTCCACGTGACTGCACCAACCATCACGTTCGGCAGCCCGGATAACTGACGATACGAAGTCGTTGCCTGTGACGAAACGCAACTTAATCATTGTCTTGCTCTCCCCAACGCGCCTTGCCAAGCACTTCGAATGCACTGTCTTGTGCCTTTATGACAGCTTTCCAGATTCTCTCATAAGCCGGAAAACTTTGGCATGCCTGCTGAGCAAGCAGGCTGTTCACTATGGTTGAAACCTCGCAGACTTGTGCTGGAGACATGCCCTGTGATTGTATCCACCGGAGCAACGCCCCAACGGCTGCATATGTCTCCCGCATTTCCCCCGGGAACGTCTTGACTTCCTTACTATGTGATTCCCACGCAGCGAGGCTGTTAGAAATCAACCGTGCTTCGATTTCCTGTTGATTCATTTCCTGTCCTCAAGTCGGCTAAAAAAGCCACTTACAAAGCCCAGAAGGGCGCCAAACTGCCACATGGACACAGAATGCAGGCCGATTTGATCAAGGATACCCAGAATGGCACCACTGAATGCCAGCCCGACTACCCACCCCGTAAAGGCGCCCGAGAAAGTTCGGGCAATGATCAATAGGAACAGCCCGAATAACGCGGCCAGTATCTTCAACGTGTGCTTGATTATAGTTTCATTCATCGGATGAATCTCCCTTGTTGTGCCACAACTTCCAGCGCAGTGCGCGCGAGCATAAGATAATTCATCGTATCTTCTGGCGACAGCCTCGGGTCCGTCCATAATATGGTGTCAAATCCGTGTTGCTTCCGCACAGCGTTAATCATTGCCAGCGCTACGCGCTGAATTGTGGCGTCAGCAGTTGCTACAGTACTCTGTTGCGAAGCAACCTTCATACTGACAACCGTGCTCCGCACCGACTTGATCGCACGCCGGATCTTATCCCAATCCGGAAGAAACAGCGGATTTCCTTCCACATCCAGCGCTTCGTTCAAGGCGTCTTCGGCAAGCCGCAACGTTTTCATGATGTCCGTGTCAATCATATTTCACCTTCCGTTTCAGAGTCGGAAACCGTGATCGCGAGGACTGCATTTTCCAAGGCAGCAGCGAGTTGATCCGTGATTCTATTCCGCCGCACTTCGTTTAACGCTTTCAAGGCGTCATAGAACTTGGTTTCCCGGATACGCGTCGCACGCGCGGCCAACAACTCCTGTTCCATCGCTTTATCACGAAGGTAGACCGTGTTTTGATCACCGCGGCGATATGCTGTCCATCGCGGGCGGTGCATTGTGGAGGGCGTCCACTGCCCGTCTAAACCGTTGACAGTGAACCGACCATCCTTGCGGACCTTGTCCACCGTGGATTCTCTGTAGTAAATGGGACTATCCCGATAACCCGTGTGCCGCTTTATGACGACGCGGACACCGGGTTTGAACGGATGTTCAAGGATGTCAGACATTGTTGTTGTCTTCCTCTAGTTGGGATAATTGGCAAGCTTCACCGGCCACAGCACTTCCACGACCGTGCAAACACACGGTTCGTTGTCCGCAACCCACCGTGCCAACGACTCCCCATGATAGCGCAAAGGCTGTCCGGTCTCATGATCAAAGAGCGGAACCAAGACACCATCCTGGAACTTGTGGACTTCGTACCGCTTGCAAAGCTGCCAATCCCGGTTCATCTATTTGTCTCCCCGTTGTTCTGAAAACACGTCTAGCATGCGTCGCGTCGCTATGTAAATGCTTTTTTGAAAAAAAATTCAAAAATCCCTCTCGCCACCCTCGCGCACATAGGCTATACACTAGCCATGAGCCGCGGTGTTGCGGCGGGTCTATGTAAGGGGATATACCATGGATGACACGGCATATGACAAGGCGGTGCGTGCCGCCCGAGAACTGATGCCACAATATCACGCACTGGAGGCAGAACTGGCAGAACTCGCCAATGCCGCGGGCGCGCATCAGTTGGATCGTTTCGCCAATGATGTCGGTATTCCGAAAACGCCGCTGAGAAATTTATTTCAGCGCCACATTCTACGTGCGCGTGCATCGCGGCGCTATGATGAAGTGCGGCGGATTCACACCAAGATTGCCCCGGCAGATTAGACCCTGCCGGGGCACTTGTTTTTAAAGTTTTTAACCGGCCACACCTCAATCGACCCAGGCTTGCCCGGCCAAACCCCGCCTAAATCCCGACACACCTGCCGGGAACGCAGTTCTATCACGTCTCGCCCCCTCCGCAATCCTAAAAAAATAAACGAGACTGCATATGCTTCAGGGTCCGCTTACACGTAATGATTTAGCTGAAGCAGAAAGACAATTTAGACAGGATCTTGAAAAACGCCAAATCAGTCTTGCCCGGAGCAACGTCGTCATTGGCCGCGCCTCAGACGGTTCCTGGCCCCGTGCCAACGCTGCCAACAAAGGCCGTTCCGGGCGCGGTGACGCGCAATATGTGTATGACACAGACGGCTGGCCGCGGTGGACAATCATAAATTATACGGATTCGCTGGGTTGGGAATCCTCTTATTATCAAAAAACAGACCGCCCTCTTACCCAGGAAGAACAAGAGCAAATTGACCGCGCCATCGCGGCTAATCGCCGGGAACAGGAAGAAGCCAAGGCGCGCCAACAAGCTGCCTGGGAACGTGTGGCCATGGCGTGCCGCCAACGTTTCGAGGCTGCCAAGCCCGCTAACGCGGAACATGCCTATCTCGTAAAAAAGAGCATTGGCACCTATGACATAAGGCAAGAGGGCGATACGCTGCTTATCCCGTTATATGGGGATGACGGGTTGATTTGGTCTCTGCAAACCATCTCGACAAGTGGCAGCAAGCTTTATGCGAAAGGCAGTAGGGTCCGAGGAAGCCTTTATGTCATCCCTGCCGAGCAAGCAGACGTTTCACGTGAAACGCCGCGTGTTTACGTTGCCGAAGGATTTGCCACAGCGGCGACCATCGCAGAACTCACAGGCTGTGCCGTAATCGTCGCGTTCGCGTCAAACAAAGTCATGGAAGCGGGCGAATATGCCCGGAACCTGTGGCCAGACTCTGAGTTGATTTTTGCCGCTGATGACGACTGGAAAACCGTTGTCAATGGAAAACCTATGAACCCGGGCATGGAGGCAGCAACCAAAGCAGCCATTGCACTTGAAGGGCTGGTGGCTGTTCCTGACTTTTCAGGTGTAATCCGCAATGAAAAAGATACTGATTTCAACGACATGCGTCGTGTTCGTGGTGACGAACCGACACGTACAGCGTTGTCCAATGCTGTCCGCCCGGATCGTCTGCCAAATGGCACGGTTACGCCCAATAATGATGAAGAACCGCCCAAAAGCCGGGCAAAGCTGACATTGAATGATTTTTATGCACACATGCCGACGCACACATTTATTTTTATACCAACGCGGGAAATGTGGCCCAAAACCAGCGTAGACGCGCGGCTTGGGAAAAAAGCGTCATCATGGCTGGATAAAAACCGTCCCGTGGAACAGACAACATGGGCGCCCGGACTGCCAATGATCATCCGGGACAGGTTGACATCCGAGGGCGGTTGGATTGATCGGGAAGGCGTGAATTGCTTCAACTTCTACCGTCCGCCGACACTTACCCCAGGAAATGCCGCAGGTGCGGAAAAGTGGCTCCAGCATGTCCGAAACATCTATCCGGATTATGCCGAGAGAATTGTTCTATGGCTTGCCCACCGTGTGCAGCGTCCAGGACAGAAGCTAAACCATGCTCTTGTGCTTGGAGGCGAGCCGGGAATCGGTAAGGATTCCATTTTGGAACCGGTCAAAATTGCTATAGGACCGTGGAATTTCCAGGAAACAACACCTGTTTCATTGTTGGGCAGGTTCAACGGGTTCCTCAAATCCGTCATCCTCCGTGTCTCCGAGGCACGGGACATGGGAGATGTGGACAGATATCAATTCTACGACCACACCAAGATCCTACTTGCCGCGCCTCCGGATGTGCTCCGCATTGATGAAAAGAACACACGGGAATACAGCATTGTCAACGCCGTTGGCGTGATCATGACCACGAACCATCGGGATGCACTCTACATGCCTGCCGATGACAGGCGCCATTATATGACGTGGTCCGAAATGACGGCGGGAACGCTCAGTGTCTCCTACTTCAATGAACTGTACCAATATTATGAACAAGGTGGCGCCGCTGACGTGATGGCGTATCTTTTGGCGCTGGACCTGTCCGGATTCGATCCAAAGGCTCCGCCTCCTAAGACAGAGGCGTTCTGGGCTGCGGTGAATGCTGGCAGATCCAATGATGACGCAGAACTTGAAGACGTTTTGGAGAGGCTAGGAAAGCCTCCTGTGCTCACATTGGCAATGGTGCTTGCCGAAGCAGCAGACTCGGATTTTGCCCGATGGCTGTCCGATCGCAAGAGCGCACGCGTCATCCCGCATCGCATGGAGAATGCCGGCTATGTACCCGTTAATAATCCGGACTCTAAACAAGGACTGTGGAGACTTCCTATCAATGCCGCAGGTGCCACCAAGCGGCAAATGATCTATGGGCGCACGGATTTGTCGGTACGGGAGAGGCTTGACGCAGCCATGGTAATGGCGCGGGCGACACAGCCCGAAGTACGGGATACGGTCTCAGACGAGTTGCCGCCGTTCTAATGTATGTGTGGAACATGCTATTAAATGGCTCCCCCGGGATTCGAACCCGGAACGCACGGTTTCTAAAACCGTCGTCTCTGCCAATTGGACTAGGGAGCCGCATTAACACGTCGGCGAGACGTGTTAAAAACAACCGAAGTTGTTAACACGTGGTGCGCGCGATCGGATTCGAACCGATACTTGGAGTTCTTTTGAGGAACCGGACTCTACCGTTGGTCTACGCGCGCGTAATTATTAGCGGAATCTATTAGATTCCGCTGCGCAGTCGTAAGAGCCGAAGGGGAGTCTCGTTAGACATGGTGCGCACAAAGACATGATTCGTGTGATCGTGTCAAGTCTATTATGAAACATTCGTGCTATGTAATAGCGGGCAAAGATTTGCCAACGCGCCCTGCGTCGCATAAGTTTATATGCATGCTCTTTATCCTGGTCAAACAAAGAATCGTGAACATACCATGCGGCCATCAATTCCAACTTTTGGTATACTTCGTTATAGGAATCGCCTTGTGCAGCTAGTCCAAATTCAAGAGAAAATGCCTGCCACTGGGTGCCTTTTCGTTCCATCAGACATCGGATAAAAATCCTCGTGTGACTAATATCTGACATGTGCTGTGACTCCATTGACAGGATATCAAGACAATGTCTTGTCAAAACGTCTTACCCAAGAAACACCCCATTGGGTTGTGCCCTGCCCATAGGCATGGGCACAGTCGGCATTGTCACATGCCACCCACCAATCTTCTTCAACAGCCTCCGGACGGTATTTGATAATGTCCCCGGATGTCTCTAAAGGGTGGCAGGCATAGACCGAAACAGTAGATCCACAGACAAAGCATTTATGATCGTTGTCCAACCAGTCTTCGGCCGCTTGTGCGATCAGGGGATTAGGTTTTGTCATTTCCTATTCTCTATCGGGCCACCCATTTCGGTATGCCTTCTCTAACTCTTGTGTCCCCGCGGAAGTCCGAATCCATTGTATAACCGGACCTGTGTCTAAATATTCGACAAGTCCCATACCCTTCAATCGTAGCAATTGCCCACGGAAAAACGCGGTCCTCTCACGGGCAGTCTTATGTCCGGTGTATAAAGTCACCTTATTGGACACCTTACCTGTGCGCCATGCGCGGGATTCCTTGAGTGTGTCTAAGATTATGTAGTCGATTCCTGTGAGCATTCCCGATCCTCTTCACTCCATGCCACCAACCTGCGGAACACTTCATCATCGGATAACGCGTCGCCGTAACTGCCGATGATTTCCTTTAGACTGTCCGGAGCGTGTAGCTTGTCAACTGCCCTAATCAGTTCATAAATGATTTTTTGCTGATTTTCAAGAGTTTCCGCAGACTTCCACGCCAGCGTGCGCCGCGCCATTTCTGGCGGTAATGTAGACACCATTAGCCGTAAACCGCGGGATAGATCGAATGCGCGTGAGGACATGCTGGGGCGCTTCCTGTGTTCCACGTGAACAGGGGCCGCCTCTCCGCAGGAGGATTCCGGGCTGCGGAGAGGCGTAGTCGCCGCTGAGACGGGGGGAATGCTCAGCCGCGATGTTGGTTTAGATACTGCTCAATCCGTTGAGAACATTCGCCGCGATCGTCAAGGTTTTCCCGGGCGTCGTGTAGTAGATCTTCCATACTGGTAACGCACTTTCTGAGCCGCTTTACCTCTGCAACCAGAACTTCATCCGCACGGCTTGGCGCGCCCTCATATTTCGTTCGACCCGCCGCGGCCATTTCTACAAGGGCGATAGCCTGATCAACAGTCATTGATGTGAGTTCTCTTTGCTTCTGTGCGCGATACCACGCAAACATCGCCGCGATACACAGAGCCAGTGCAGCCGTCTTGCCATGGAACAACGAATCATCGCCGACACATGCGCCATAACTTCGCTTGTCCTTGTAGTAACGAATTGACCAGTTGCAACCATCCGGCACCAGTTTCAATGCTGTGTCGATAGAACTGGTGTAGTAATTGACGAGATGTCGTGGATGCTCCGTCGCGATGCGCGCAATCTCACGATCAAGTTCGGAATCTCCTGCCGACGCCAAGCTTAGCTTTTCCGTCAGTTCATCAAACGTCATCACAGTCCCCCGCACGTTTACAGATTGTACGCCATGCGATGGTGCTTAGCACAATACACATTGCCGCGTACCGGTGTTTCTCCACAATAGCAAAAATCCGGTGTCCCGGGCTTCCCGATAGGCCAGCGACAGTGCTGGCTGTCCAACTCCATGATAGAGCAGTTTTTTGATGTACGCGTCTCTGTAGTGTCGGATTCCCCATGTCCACTTTCTACGGGAAAGTCCGTATCATCAGACTTAACCTGCGACACAGGCTTTGCCGCAGGTTTCGGCAATGCCTTAGTTGCAGGCTTGACATTCGACAATGGCCGCTGTGGCGCGAGTTGTGGTTTAATCGCTGGCGTCACCCACATGCGCCGTGGCAAACCCAGCCTATGCACCTTGGCAATAATTGCACTACGGGACAAGCCAAGCTTAGCACCGATCTGTGATGCACTTACGCCCTGTTCCCACATTTCCTTAAGCTGTTCAGTCTTGCCATCCCACGGGGATTCCGAAATCGTTGAGACGAGTTTGATTCCGAGACGCTGTGCCTTCTCCCGTACCGATCGCGAGGAAATCGGGGTTCCTGTCTCTTCAAACAAACGCATGGCGATTTTGGGCGCGGTGACGCCTTCCGCGGCCAGCTTCCTAAGAAGCGGTGTGCACTGTGCCCAAAAATCCAAACGCTGTTGTTGCTCTGTCATGGTCTACTTTTTCTCCTGCTTTTAACCCGGCAGGCCGGGGTATTCAAGACTGCTTGACAGCAACGTTCGCCGCGCGTTCCTGTGCCGCTGCCTCAATCAACTCCGGCATAGTCCGCGGTTGGCACTCGCATACTACTACCCACCGATAGCCTGGAAACCCGCCTTCGCAGTATCCGCCAAAGCACTTGGTGCATTCCCGTCTGCGTTTTATCCAATCAGTCATGCTTTTCTTTCCATGACAGAGAAAACACGTTCCACATGTCTTCTTTTACCGCACGGGCGATTTCCTCTTCAGACGAACCCGGGAGAACCTTGATTTCCCGGACATACGTCAGGCCGGTCAGCTTGTTTTCGAGACGCCACCGCACCGTCATTGTACTAAACCTGATTCCTCTGTGTTCTGCATAACATTGGATAACTTGCAGTATTTATGTGGTTTTGGATAACTCCACACCCGCACCGTGGCACCAGAAAACCACCATGTCCAGTCTTCGGGAAGCGACTTGTTGCCAATATCACGACAATAGAAGTAATGCCAGTCGTGCACGCGAACATGCTCGCATCCGATACATGTTGGCTTAGTTGGTTCATCTGCCATCGTTTCCCCCTCTATGTCGGTTAGATCGTTAATAACCGACATAATGTCGGTTACTAACCCACATTGTTATGCTGATTTCACTTGGTAATCGTGTCCTGCGGATTTTCCTGCAGGATTTGAGTTACAAGTAAGTTTGCTTGGCTTTGTCTCGCTCCGAATGCTGAAACCGCAATGAGAGCATACCCACAACGACGGTTTACTATTGTCTGCCATATTTGATCTTCCTCCAGTTAATCCGCTGCATACATCCTAAGATCCTTAAACATCTCGATAGCATACTGTGAAATCAGGTAAGACACATCCTTTGCTTCCCTTAGCGTGCCTTCCGGAATAAAAAATCGGACACTCTTGATTGGGGTGAAAGTGTCATCCGCTCGCCATTCCATTGTGATGCACAGTGTTTTTTCAGTCATCACGGATTCCTGTGTACATCTGGTGTGCACGTCGCCGCAGTGCCGTGCTGATTCTTCCAGGCGCGTGCCGCTTGCCAACAATCACTTTCCCTGCGGTAAGCAGGCGGTTGATCGCGCCAAACACACGAATCCGGGTCTTGGTAGTCGTGGCACACGATTACCTGTAGCATGTAGAACACTATCATGATTTCACATCCTTTTTGCGAGTGGTTTCAAGAGCGGCGCGCGTTCCAACCAGACATGAGCAACGATCCGGAGCATTCGGCTGTTCCGTGCGTGGATCGCAACACAACACAGATTCGCCGTTAAAGGACATCCCACACCCATCTGCAATCGCGAAAGCAAGTGCGGCACGCCTGATTGTTTCTTCAGTGAAAGACTGTTGTGCGGGTTCCTCCGGCAGCAACAACCCTGCGAGTTCCCGCCGCACTGCCTCGGGCGCCGGTACCAAGGCATTCAGGATTGCTTCCGAATCGTGCATATCAAACCCGATATCTTCGATAACATCCTGTATCGTTGTTACCTCATCTTCCTTTCGCTCGCATTCCTCGAAAAACGCGTGAGCTTCTGCGCAGTTGGTGGTGTAGAGCGCAGATGGAACGGTTACACAAAGAACTACTTGGTGATCTTTTTCGAAAAATCGGTATGCCTGTTCCTGATTGTAGGCAACAGGAGGTTATGGTGGTGATAGTATGGTTGGAGTCTCTGGAAGCACTTGTGCATTGAGTTCAAACATGACTGATCCTTTCGTGGAATCCTCCAGGATCACTTCTAAGGCGGTCCTAGCAAGATCAGGATATATGCGCTCCAATGGTCGGGCAATAAGTTCCGCGCGCTTCCTGCGCAACGCCCGTGCCACAAGTTCAATCTTTGAATCCGTAACTGTTATCATTTTTCAACCTCATCCACACATCCGAATACAGCATCAACGATCGCCCGATTTGATAATCCACCATCTTTCTTCGCAGAATCACGTTTTGTTTGTGACCATACCGCATACGCCGACGCGCGCGGCTTGGAGAGCGGACCTTTGACCAGTCTTCATAGTAGTCCGTCAAAAGATCGCTCTTGATAAGATGTATGTCATCGGATGTCATGGTTTGTGCTCTATGCCGGCGGCACGCAGTGCCATATAGATCGCGTGCCGCGTTTGACAGAAACTGCACTGGCATTGAATTTCGGACTTGTCCGCGCTTCGCACGATATCCCAGTTTTCATCTATCCACGTTCTTGCCGCGGCCAGCAATGCTTCGTGTTCCGTGCGTCGAACAAACACATAAGTCGTGTCACGACCAACTTCGGAACTCATGTCTGGTCATCCTCCCATCGGGCATAATAAAAGATAACCCTACGGGTTATCCCCCAAAGGCGCACGCCGCTGTCAACGACGGGATTCGAACCCGCGACTTCCGCTCTGTGCGTGGTCACAGAATGGTCCGCTACCCTTGCGGCACGTCAACAGCGGCGTACTGGAGACCACCCGTTTCATGGCAAGTGGTCTCGTTACTGTTAATTACAGCCGTCTTACACGGGAAACATACTTGTCCTCTTGTAAACGTTCCTTATGTGCATCAGCATCCGCCTTATTGGCATAATGCGGCTTATCCGACGCTATCACCCATTTTCCTGTGTCTAACAGGACTTCAACAACATATACTTCGTTCGCCATATTAATCCCTTCCTCTTGTTACACGGACAGTGTGCCCGTTCGCTTCAATCAAGGCTTTTTGTATGTCTGCCTCTCGTGGGGTACTCCAGACACTGTCTGGAACCCATTCTTTCCCCTTAAGGACTTCCACAACCCATAACTCAGGTTCCGTCATGTTCTTTCTCCCACTATCTTAGTGATCAGAGCGATGCTCACAAATGTCATTTACCCAATGACCGCCATCTTCTTCACAAATACAGGTTTTTCCATTAAATCTTCCTCCAAGATCTTCACAATAGGGGCCGTGGCTCACTTCACAGGAACAAGCCATCAAACCAAATACAATAACGCAAACTGTTCTGATCATAACTACAAACTCCGTTTGTGTTTCACGCTTATTCACAGATTAATATAATCCGTGATGTTTGACTGGTTTCTCTCCCTCGGGAGGTTCCGACCATACGCCATACTCCCGCAGGGCGTTTTCCCAATTGCGGCTTATCTCCTGCTTTTGACCCGACAGGCCGGGTTATTCAAACTTGTTTACAGCACTATATCCGGGTTATGGCAATAAGGAGCGCGATAGCGGGATTAGCTGCTACCACTATCCCGCAAACGTCCCTATCGCGGAATTCTACTTCATATGTGTATCGCATAAGTCCTGTTTGCTTATCGGATCGGCCACACAAATCAAGCTTAATAAAGAAATCCTTGGGAATCATCGTCCGCGCCGCGTCAACGGACTCTGTGTATCGCGGCGCCCATGCCAAAAGATACCGTTTCCGCACCAAGTCCTTGCGGCCATCCATGGTGCACCATTCGCGGCAATGATCCTCGTTTACTGTGCCAGACAGCGCGAAAAGTTCTGCGTCGATTTCCCGGCTTGGTGCCGTCAAGGCTTCAAGCCTGCTCAGGAGTGTATTCATGGTCGCTTATTCCATTTTTCCAGGGCTTCTACTTCGTGCTTGGCTGACGGTCCCATTGCGTAGCATTTCATGCACCAAATTTGGACGCGTAAATCCGGTGCTGCATTCATATCCTTGTGAAAAACAATGAGTTCTTTGTTTCCACAAAATGGGCACGGCTTGTCGTCCAAGAGAACCTCCTACGAAACGTTGGCAGACGGTTCCCGCAGCGATTTCAAAAACTCCAGTTCATCCCGCGCCATCTCCATAATTTTTGTCCCTTCAATCGTGCTACAGCCATAAAGCCGGTAACCGTGAATTTTCCATCTTTCGTAAGGCGTTTTCCTGCAATTCTGTGCGCCGGTTTTCAGGTAAACCGGGCAGCCTTTACATCCAAGGATGTAAAATAGCCTACACAACGGACAGTTATGACGACCCCGGTCAACACCGGTGCCAGCAACGATGGCTTCCCACTTGTCGATTGATCCTTCAAGAGCCTGTTTCGTTTGCTCATCCATGACGTTCTTATCCCTTCCGATGGTTTATTACCCTATGTATGGGGGACTCCCTTACTAAAGTCAGTTACAGGATTTCTAAGAGATTTCAAAAACTCCAACTCTTTCTTGGCAAGTTCATAGGGGACAATATCGCCGCCATCTGTGGCGGACCTATACCCATAATAGGACCACTCTTCATATGGCGAACCTGCACAATAACGCAGACCCGTGCTTTGATAAACAGGACAGCCAACACAGTTTTTATAATAGAATAACTGGCATAGAGCACAATTTTCAGGTCCTAGATCGCGGCCTGAACCCGCAACAATTGCTTCCCATTTACGAATCGCCTGCTCAAGAGCACGGCTCGTTTTCTCACACAAAACCCGTATCCTCCCCCTGCGGGCTGGGCACAAGTAATTCCAGCCGGTTGCACTGCTTCTCAAGTTCTCTGATACGTGCCGCTGCCTCTCGAAAAACCTGCACGAATCCGAAAGGCAAGTCATCGTCTGTGTCTAGACGTGTTGCGGCTTCTTCCAGGCGTTCAGGCAGATTGGTGGGTAGTGGCACATCAGTATTTGCAAATGCTGCCACAGCCTGCGGATCAACCCGCGGCTCTGTCAGCTTCTTACACAGACTGCACCAACGCTCATTGAGATGCGTCCGTGTTCCCCATGCCGACATGGGAATGCTTGTGACCATCACCTGGGCACCACACAACGCTTTTCCACCGGAAGAATTCTTTGGCTGAACCCATAGATGATAGTACCACGTGCCGTGTATTCCTTCGGCAACGGATAACACGGCTTGCTCAGATGGGTTCTTGTTCATTGTCCCGGGGACTCCATGTCCAATAGTTGCCGTTTTCATCGTGCTGCAGGGCGGTGTCAATCGGACCAGGGTAATAGTGCTTGTGCATCCTGATAAGCCCACAATGCGGGCACGCCAAGCCTTCGAACATCAATTCCCAAGTTGTTTTCACACGACGTGTGGCGCCTTCTTTGTTCATTTCACAAACCCATAATGCTTTGCAGCCATCTGTATGCTTGTGCATACAGCAAGCAGAGTATTCGGACTCACAGAACCTTTATCAAAAGTCTTCTCCATGGTCCTTTCATAACTGGCTGCGGTGTTCACCCACCCGGAAAAATCAAAGCGATCATTCGGTGTGTGTTCCCGGATGTAACGGGCAACAGCCGTTGGTTCATATTGCAGACCGCACTTTTCCTCATAATAGAGGACACGGCCAAGGTTATGGGCAATCTCCATAACCTCGTAATACTTATTAACACAGGCGTGATCTTCGGAATAAGGGGAGTAGTCCTTATTCTGGCAGTCTGCAGCGCGTGCGCTGCAGGTAGGAAGGGCCAGAATGGCCACAAGTGCTATCATACGAAAGGACATCATTCGAGTTCCCTGTATTTGGTAAGCTGTTTCATCACAGCATCCTGTGCGTCTTCCTTGGTGTCGTATCCGCTCTCGCTTGCAAGGACATTCTTGCTGTGAAGCAAGCGCCACTCCCATTTATCGTCGTCTGGTACGACGGACATCAAGTAATCACCATCATGCTTGATGTGGGTAAAGCGTCCGATCAGTTTCCAACTCATGTTGTGGCCACTCCTTATCAAGTTATCAAGCCAACCGAAACCCGACGTAACGGCCATCCTGTGGCACCAGCCAATGCCGTCCGTCTTCACAAAGCACATAAAGGCGCCCGCCTTCTTTGCGCACTTCCATGGGAACGTTCGCAGTTGTGCAGCACAAGCCATCGCCAATCAGCTTCGTTCCCGGGCGAACATCACTTACCCGTACCCCACACATGTCAACCTCCTTAGTCCTCACGATATGGGTTGTGTTTCTTGTTCAGCGTGGCGAAAAACGCAATGACAAACACGGGTGCGGGCGCAATAATCAGCGCCGTCCCGCCCACATATGTTGCCAGCCATCCTAGGCAAAATATAACCCAACCGCCGAAAAAGATCAGGCAGCCGGCGACAAAACCGCCGCTGTTCCCCGTCTTTCCCCAGCAAAACCCGATAAACAGGGCGCCAATCAGCATCAACAACCCGGCTAAGTCTAGTGCGTCCATAGTATTTCTCCGTTAGTTCTTCGTTGTTGCTCCTGCTTTTAACCCGGCAGGCCGGGGTATTTCTTCACAACCAGCCGGATGACGAGTTGTCCGCCCGCGATCTCCTGCTTTTAACCCGGCAGGCCGGGGTATTTCTTCAAGCTGTCCTACACTGCCTATGATGTCGTTCGCCCGCCCTACTCCTGCTTTTAACCCGGCAGGCCGGGGTATTTCTTCTCCAATTGCCGGCGTTGCTTTGCCTCGCGTCGGGCCTCCTGCTTTTAACCCGGCAGGCCGGGGTATTTCTTCGGCGCGATCCATGGCTAGACGTGGGCGCATCACTTGCCCTCCTGCTTTTAACCCGGCAGGCCGGGGTATTTCTTCAGCCTTATGCCAACACCCGCAATTTATTGCGCTATTTCGCCCGTTTGCGAGTGCTCCATGTCATGGCACTCGCCTTGCTAGGCAGCGCCAGCGGATTTCGCCGAAATCCGCTGTTATTTCAACATGCTAGCGCTGGCCGGCTTTTTGTTAGCATTACAGCGCTCGCAGCGTCAATCATTTTTCTCCGGTGTCGTCCAGATTCGACTCCAGATAGGCAATCTTGTTACCTACAAGCCGTGCACGGATCATCCCCATTGCAGCACCTTGAAGTGAGCGTGATGCACGCACAGCCACATTGCAGGCATTCGGCGCACAGCCATCAAGAACTCTCTTAGAGGCTGTTCTGGCCATGTCCACGGATTCAGCAAGAATGTCGATTTCAGTCTTGATCGCGGGATTAATCTTTCTCATTTTCACTCACGCCTTTCTTTGTCTCGCGCGCGCTGCGTCGGGATACCTTACGACTGGCAACAAATGCCTTACTAATGGAAATTTCTGGTGTATCATCTTCAATGACTTGACACGGAATGCCAAGTTCTTCCGCCTTGTATTCCAGCATCTGCACAGCCATAGCCGGCGCATGTGATAGCGTGTCGCGGTTAATTTCCGACACTATCTCAACGGCCGCACCCCAGTTTTTCACATTTCCGCGGGCCGTCTGTGTAAAATCCTTGATAGAAGCCGGTTTAATAATAGTCAACACACTTGCGCGTTCTACCAGTTGCTTAGTCCACACATGGAGTGCGTTGCGGCGCACTCGGGCGATGTGTGACGCAAGCCTGCCGATTTCGGCCTTATCCTCACAACGGTTATTCCATTCATCATCGGTCCAGCGCTTGTTGCGTGGCCAATTCCGATCAAATTCACGCTGCATATTTGCATGTTTAACGTCCAGTTCCTGTGCCTTTATCAATTCGACAAGTTCCACTTGCTCGTTATTGACCAGTGCAAGACCACCAATGACACAGAACTCAACCGTGATCGGAATACCGCGCCCGATCAAAGTGCGGCGCTGTTCCATGACAACAGCAGCGGATATTTCCCAGTGTCCATCAACATGACGCACATCCGCGTCCGTCCACTTAAGCGCTGGTGATGGCAGCTTTCCGCGTGCCCACACGTCGCCGCGTCCGCGCCCACGGCGCCACAGCTTCTGATCGGAAACACCGTCTAGATAAAGCCACCAACTGCGTTCGTGCATACCGGCATGTTCCAACCGGCAGCCACTGGCAAACCGATGGGGTATGGCAAAGGCATTCGCCAGCGATTTGAACCGCGGTGCGCCGTACTTTCTTCCGGGAATGCGCTTAGCGCGGGGCGTAAAACAGTGTTTCCATGCCTTGGCGAGATTTTCGCTAACCTGTCTAGGTGTCCATGTTGACAATGCCAGCCATTCGGGCTGCAAGTCGCGTAACTGCGTGATCCAGTACCCGCGATCATACGCGCTAGGCAACCGTGTGCGGATATCTTGTCCCGGCTGATACTGAATTGCACCAGCGGCACCGATCGCAGTAACCAGATGCTCTGCACGTGTGCGCAAGCCGTATTGCCTGCGCAGCAAAATATCTGCCAAGGACACAACCCGCAGGTTCCCCGCTAAATCGAATACCAATGGCCCCAAGGCGTCCTTATCAAAAACCCATGCCCGGACATTCTGTAATATAAAATCAATTTCGAGTAGTGCGTTCCACAATTCGGTGCACATGCGGGCCTGTTCGTGTAAGCGCGCATCTTGCTGTGCTGTGGGGTGCAACTTCCACGAATAACGGCGATCAATGCGCGGCTGATCTGTGTTAGCTTCCCTCGAATTGAGCACACTATCTATGTTAGAATCTTCTGATTCTGTGTACACCACTAGCTCCCGCTTTTAACCCGGCAGGCCGGGGTATTTCTTCAACCGCATTACCGCAGTAGGGAAATCGACTCTGTCCAACTCCTGCTTTTAACCCGGCAGGCCGGGATATTCCTTCGGGATACGTCGGAAAATATACATATCCCTCTGTATCCTCCTGCTTTTGACCCGGCAGGCCGGGATATCTACTCTCCACAGAACTATATACCACTAGCAAGTTCTTTTTGCAGAGTGTGTGGCTTAAAGCATGGGTAAATGTGCCCTGTCAAGCCCTCCCGCTCCCCGCACCACCAAACCTACGTTTTGCGCCGCGCATCCAGCGCCCAGGCAACCTCCCCATATGGCGCATGCCTGCTGACTTCCGAAGCAACCGCCGACCAACCGTATTGTGACACCAAGTCGTTGATAGTCGTTTTCAGTTCTTCCTCGACACGGGACAACCGGGCAACGTGCACATATCCCCGGACACCGTTCGGGAATTCGACGGCACAGACTTGATTACGCCCGTCTGTGGCGTCTTCTGGCCGCCACCCCACTATCTTCACAGGGTGCGTTCTAACCGCGGTGAAAGGCTCGTTTGTGCTCACGTAATCGACCACAAGTGCTGTGTCCCCGATCTTCCATTCATGGCGAATCATTATTCGTCTCCTATTCGGATACCAAGTGTCGCGGCGCCTCGAAATGTGCGCCTTCCAGATTACTTTGGTGCATATCTGCCGACTTCCGCCGCAACTGCCGACCAGCCATATTGCGACATCAAGCCTTCGATAGCCGTTCTCAACCCTTCCTCAATCCGAGACAGCCGGACGAAGTGCACAGCTTCGCGGCGCCCGTCTGTATGTTCGACGACACAACAATGGTTGCGCCCGTCTGTGTCATTGCCTGTCCATGCCACCACCTTCACAGGACGTGTTCTAGACACCGCCACAGTGGCATCTGCCAAGGTGTAATCAGCCACAAGCGCTGTGTCCCCGATCTTCCAGTCAGAGTAGATCATTGTTGTTTTCCTTTCAGGATATGTGCGCCGCACGTTGAGTTGTAGGCATAAGTTTCCCAAGTGGGATGATAGCTGGCAGCGGCCTGATTACCCCACACAGTCCAATTCGGGCGGGCAGGCCCGACAAGTGCCTCCTGCTTTTAACCCGGCAGGCCGGGGTATTTCTTCAGCCTTGCGGAACGGCACCTTATGTGCCGTTCCGGGCCATCTTGTGTGGCGCCTTGCCTTACCGAAAGGCAATCACCGTCTGCGGCACGCCTTCGTAATCGGTGTGCTCCTTGATCTTGGCTTTGATGGTGATGGAGTCGCCTTCCTTCCCCAGGCACTTCGCGCCTTTGTAGAACACGGCATTGGTGCCCTGGGACATCAAGTGCATGTAGGTGCAACCATAGCGGCCGTCGAACACCAGGATTTTATTTATTTTCAGGTTCAACTCCATCTTGGCGCCCACGGTGCCGATATGCTTGGACTGTGCGGCTTCAACCGCGCGGGTCTGTGCACGAAGTTCCTCCCGGACAGCTTCAATCTGGGCACGTGTGCCCGAGAGGGACTGAACCTTGCCGGTTTCCTGCACAAGGAATTCGGTGAAGTGGGTCTTCTGTCCGCCTTCCGAAGCGGGTTCGGGCAGGAACTCACCCGCACGGAACACGTTGCCAGTGATCGGGCAGACATAGCCGTCACAGGGAGCGTGGAAGCGCTCGCCATCAAAAGTGGCCTTGGGATGGCGCTCCTTCATGACTTCCACGACATCGCGCGGAGCGTTGGCATTGAAGAGCGAAAGGACGGCGGGGAAATTGGTGCAAAGGAACATGGGAGCCTCCAGGTGTTGGCGTTTCGTTGAGCCATGTGTCGCATTTTCCCGGGGAAGCGTCAACAGATTTTTTGAAAAAATTTGGAAAAAGATGTGGGGCGGGGACTTGCTCGGGGTTGCCCGAGCATTGGCACTTGCTCGGGGTTGCCCGAGCATTGGCACAGCCTCAAAACGGCTGTGCCGACGCTCTACAGTGCGGTTGATCGGGCTGGGCTATCTTCGGGTAGGGCGCCGGGTTTGTGTGGCATAGGGCGCCTTATAGAGACACACAAGCGGGTTTGTGTGTCACTTATCGCGCTCCCCATGACTTCAATTTACGTGCATGTACGGCAGCACGGGATGTGCCGTAAAGCTCTGTCAGGCATTTGCCGCAACGCGGCGTGATCTTTTTGGCTTCTTCCACGGAAAGTCCGTACTTATTAATAGCACGTCCGAATTGCTGCTTTTGATCCAACCACGTCAGTTGGCGGTTGCATGAAAGACACTTCGTGCCACTGCTTTGTTTTTCACCCGCCATAATAACACTCCTATTCTGCTTTAAAAGCCGATCTCCAGTGGCTTTGTTCTAGGAATGGCAATGAATCCTACATCAGAGAACACACGTGAAAAGGATTCGATATCAGCGCCAAAGTAAGAGAATACCTGACCTTGTGTCGGGGATGCCAGTTCATCGCCATTGTAAAAGCGAATACGCCCACGGGTAAAGCACAAGGCAGTTGCATTTGCCGCAACGGTTTGAAACCATGCCGTATCGGTGTAATTGTGTGTCAGTAATACTGCAGCGTCAATATTCTCGGAATTGTATTCCGAGACAAGTTTATCAATGAATCGTTCAATCCAGGGCTGGGCATACGGGGGATTTAGCCAAACACGGCCCCACCATTCTTGATTCAATCCATCGTTGTCAATGGAAAAGAACTCCTGTGCTCTTATGATTTCTTGAGCAAGTACACTGCTGGCAGGATCAAGATCAATAGCACCCAACACGGTGCGCGCACGCTCGACATATTCAGTGGGTGTGTACCACTCATTATCGCCGCTGCCTTGGGTGCCGCGTACCTTTATCAATGCTTTATCGACAACACGATCAATTTCCTCGCGCCCTTTTGATACGATTTTCTCGAATTCATCGTCTGAAGTGCGCTCAAGTTTGCGGGCACGTTTGGCTAGATTTTTGTCTATGCCTGCGTCGTCAAGCGTAGGAAGTGGATCGGGGTTTCGGAAACCCCGAGCCACTTTAGCATAATGATTATTTCCT